CGCAAGTCAGATCTGCGCGAGCCAGATTTGCGCCAGTCAGATACGCGCCAGCCAGATTTGCGCCAGTCAGATACGCGCGAGTCAGATACGCGCGAGCCAGATTTGCGCCAGTCAGATTTGCGCCAGTCAGATCTGCGCGAGCCAGATTTGCACCAGTCAGATACGCGCCAGCCAGATTTGCGCCAGCCAGATTTGCGCCAGCCAGATACGCGCCAGCCAGATTTGCGCCAGCCAGATTTGCGCCAGCCAGATTTGCGCCATCCAGATTTGCGCCATCCAGATTTGCGCCAGCCAAAGACGGAGTGGCAAATCTTTCCAAAATCCAAAACCAGAATACAGATCCGCCACTAACAAGAATTTTTACGGCATCAACTGTAGTTGACAGTTCTAATTTACCATCGATAGAAAGCTTATCAAATAATTCAAGACCTTCCTTGCAAGGATGAAATCGAAGAAGTTCTTCTCTCGTGATAATGTTCATAATTACTCTTCTTGGTTCTTATACCTACCAAATTGATCTCTGTGCGGAATCGCTTGATCGCCGTGAGACCAGAGAACCATAAGAACAATTCCAACCGTAACGCAAAACCTCTGCCAGAGAGAAAAAATCGATTGAATCGAAAAATCTGGAGTGAGTCCAATGAGGATAAGAAAAACGCCGACAACAAAGAACGCTCTCGAAATTTTCGTCACAATATCCATTTCTGATCCTTATTGACAATAAGAACACCATCTACGATCTTCATTGGCTTTTCGTCAAGCTGGAGAATCTGAAAACACCAAACGCCGTCCGGAAATTCCTTTTCGTCGTCCAGATATTCAGTCGTCTTCTTGCCGTCTCCGAGATATTGACCCCATTTGCTCCATCGCCATCCGCCGCCGAGTCCGGCATTTCCGGGATTTTTCGGAACGTGCGTAAAGAAGACGGAGAGCTGTCTTGGATCACTTCTCAGCCCGTCTGCGTATCTGTCAATAAACTGTTGTGGACTGTCACAGACACCAGACGATTCGTCAAGGTCTGCATATCCTTTTCCCTTGATGAAGATCTCAGGATAACCTTGATAGAACGTAGGCGAGTTTCCTCCCCAGACAACAAAGTCTGGGTTATGATGAAGGATTGTAATAAAACCTTCAGGAAGGTCGTTTACTACGTCCTTTCCTTGTCCGGCTCCCATGCCAGATATGAAACTGAGAAAAGGATCTCTATCAAAAAGTGATGGTGGATTTTTCAACATGGTTCACCGTTTAATCAACTGGACTGAGACAGTCCCTTGCGGAACATTCAGCACCATTATCAAGGATTACGCAATAATTGCTGACGTAGGTAAAGATCTTGAACCTCTCCAAAAAGATGAGGAGCCACATTGGGAAGATCTTTCTCATCCAAAGGTAAGTAGTTCTTTCTTCAAGCACTTGTTTAATTGCGTGCTCTTCGCCGGTGCAGTCTATCACATTCATCCCGATCTTAACGCTCTTCCAAAACCGCTCTTCTTCTGGAATGCTTTTGTTCAATGCCCAGAAGTCAATATTCGGTCGCCTCGTGATCTTGATGAACTTGAGAACTGTATCACCATATCTGGAATATTTGCGCCAGTTTGATGGCGCGTGCGTTCTGATGTAGATCGTAAATCCAGGAATCCAGAGATTCAATCCCTTTCCGCCCCATCCCTTTCCTCTTCGAAGAGGAGTGACATATCCGGCTCCTCCGAAGAAAGAGAAGAATCTGACACGTCCATTCCCGGCATGTTCAGTTTGGACGCCTGTATGAAAGATTCTCATGTTAGTTTTGAACACAAAGTTTGACATACAAGTCGACAACAGAGAACTTCTTCACGGTCTCGGAAGAATCCTTAGTGTCTTTATACCACGACCTTCCGGCATCCTCAGTCTTCATCAAAAGGACGCAAGGACTCTTGCTGACAAGATCTCCCATGCCAGAAACGGCAACTGCCGGATCGTCACAATGGTAAAGAAGAACCTTCTTCCTTTCGCTGATAGGTGCAGACTTACGAACCTTCCGGACTGCTTCGAGCCAGTCGTTGGAGCGAACCCAATGGTGTGCTGTGATTGCGATGAACATGTTACATAAACCATCCGGAATGGAGAATCGCCGCAGAAGAATCTGCGACGGTAAAGTAATCCATCTTTCCTAGCGCAGGATCGGACGAATAGACGATGTTCTCGAGCTTATTCTGCAAGAAAAAGTAGAGTTCATCAAGAGCAGTGTTCTGCTCATCTGTGTTATCTGAACTGCCGCCCATCAATCCATGGCAGCTATACAGAAGATCTCGATCTTTCTTAGTAAGATCATCAAACCGATAGGCAGTGAGACATTCCGGGACTGACTCCCAGAAAAGGATGATTGTCTGTGTCATGCTTCCTCTTCTGCGAAAATGACCTTGACAGCCTCTTCGACAGTGTCGAATCCATTGGTGTCACCAATGCAATCCTTGCACATCAGGTATCCGCACTTTGACGGATATGCGTTGTAGCAGGCGATGGACGCTTCACAGTTAACACATCCGCCCATGAACGGGATTCCGACAGACTCGATTGAGCCCATCGTGTAATGTCCCTCGGGAGTCGGCTTTGCGCCAAGATGAATCGCAATTGCCAGCGACGTGACTGCCATATTACACCTGTGATGATTGTGGCCCAATTGCCACAATGGGTATGTTACGATTCAGAGAGTCTTTTGCAAGCTATTCGTTGCTACGATTCTGAATTTAATTGAATCTGAGATGATTGATTTATATGACTTCTCTAGATCTTTGATGGCTTGCTCAGCTTTCTTCATTGAGTCATATCTCTTCCATGTGCTCCATTTCCCTCCTCCCCAATGAGGAAACTTGACTTCAACCAGATATTTCTTCCGATTCATAGAGAAGGCCATCCCATTCGGCTTTAGTGATATTTGGTCTCGTTCTCTGGACGAACTGAAGGATTTCATTATAATTGAATCCGTAATCTCTCAAGAAATCTGCAACTCTTCCTGCCGCTTTGACGTCGCCGTTATCGACGGCCAATTCAATCATATCTCTAAGCTTCATTTCTATAACTCCTATTTGGAAATCGAATCCCGCTAAGATAGACTCTTCGAATCATTCTTCCAGATTCAAGTCTTAGATCGAGAATGACCTTTCCTTCATATCTATATTTCTTCACAACAATAGCATGTCTCCAGAATCTTTCGATATCTTCTTGGAGATCTGGCTTTGAAGCAAAATATTCAGCAGAGTCAAAGACCAAAACATCTTTCCCGATCTTGACTGTGGCTACGTTTTGAGTTCCTCTTGACATCAATTCACGCAACTACTTCATTTCTCCAAGAAGGATGCACGCATCGTCGACAATCATCAATAGCTCTCTGTTCGTTTGGACGACATTGTCAGGGAGTTCAGTAAGACGGTGCAGGATGTTGACGAATTCGCTATAACTATTCATAGCTCTCACGACAAACTCTGCGAACTGATCGCGATCTTGCCTTGGACCAATGGTAAGAGCAACTCTAGTATGACCGACAATAGAGCGCTCTGATGCGATTTCTTCAAGGATATACCTTGAATACGTCGGATCTTCGGCGATCTGCTTCGTGATCGGTCGAAGAGAATACTTCTTCATTCGACTACTACCCACTTCATGCAAGTTGCGAGAACATTGTCGTAATCGCCAGAAGTTGCTTCATGTGAGAATTGCTCAATCTCTTCTTGCGTAACTCCGTGAGACCTGAGAGCATTCCTGACCTTTCCGATGACCATGAACGCATTTCCATCAGAGCCAGTCAGTCTAACAGTAATATCAGGGTATTTCGTTTCCATTTGATTCCTCTTTGAGAAGATCGACATACCAAATAGTATTTTCTTTTTCTTTCTTTGATTTGAATGTCGCTTTACAATGTGGGCATGTAAGCTCAGTCAAGTTTATGAGTTTCATGCAGTCATTTGAATCGTTTAACTCGTGAAAAAATGCTTCGCAGCAGCGATACATTCCTCCAACTTGATAATAGACACTACCGGGCATGGAAAGATTTCTCCCAATCTTGCATAAAATGCATGATTCTTTCTTGCCCGATTGGATTGTGGGAGATGATTGTCCACCTCGGAATAAACTGATCTCCAAGATTCCATCGAAGCCATTTAAGAAATTGGATTGAATCAGAAGTGTTTTGGCTATCATCCATTCCGAGATCGTGATCTAGCCACATCTCACAAGGAAGTCCCCTCTCCAAAACCTCATATTTTGCGGCGGAGACACCTCTACAGACAACAATTCGAATTCCCTGCGTATCTCGGATATCAAATTGCTCAGGAGACTTTTCGTCATCGAGAAAAAGAATCCATGCCATGATTCACCATATAAAGGCGTGCGCCATTTCTAGCGCACGCCATCCTTCACTTTTGACACAGCCTGTTCGTCGACCTGCTTGGGGGATCGCTTACTAGTGACTGCTATGGTGAGGCTTGTCTCTACCCTGACCTCAAGGGTGACCCATTCGTCCGCCGACGTCCAATTTCTTCTTAGTTGGTCATTGATTCCCTATGCACTTCGACCAGCAGGGGCCTCTGCTTTCTCTTAGTGCAATCGCCGGGAAATCTACAACTAATGACGGGTTTACGCTATGAGTTTCCAAACCATGCAGCTTGACACTCAGCCTTAAACATCTGCACAGTGACCGTGTTAATTCTTATCAAGTCTTGAACGGACAACGGGACTTGAAGTAGGCTGGGACTAACGTAGGATTTGCCTCTTAGTTCTACGTGATTATCTTTTGTGCGGTGTTATTCAGCTATCACGTCCGTGCGTGCCTAGCCAAATCCTTTTGTCAGGGCCGGCCGCTAGCCATGCTACACACCATTCTTCTCCTTGCCAGTTTTAGTCCGTGCTGGCTCACAAAAGAGAGATTAGGTTACTGACGCCGGATGTCCGGTTAAAAGAGCACTTAAACAACTTAATGGTGGGGCTTGGTCATCCTAACCCCAAAGGATCAGACAGCGCCAACAATAAGAGCCAATCAGATGTCTGCACCAGTCCCTAGGAGCTACCTAGGAACCTGATTGCCTACGTGATCCTAAATCTCACACGTTTTGATTGTATTGCCAACAACGTTCTAGGCACAATGGCCAATTGTGCCATACGTGATTGACAACACATGCTACGTTTCGTTATCGACGATAACCGCTCTTGGCCTAAAAACCTGTTTATGGTGGCCAAGACCACCGTTGCTCTATTGCAACTAGACAAAAGTATACAGTGCAACAAATCAGATCCAACACAAAAATTACTTCGTTGTTTGTTCCTTTGTTTCTTTGATCTTCATACCTTGAATTCTTCGTCGCCAGGGTCAAGAGTTTCCTTAAATTCCCAGTAGTGCATTCCCTTTCCAAAAAGGCGCTTCTTGTGATCAGAGCAGATCGGATACCACTTAGAAGCATCTACAACTCGAGGTTCTCTTGTGACAAGATCAGGTTCAGTATGCTTAAAGATCCTGACGAATCCAACAGCGGGCTCCAAGTCAGCGGTTGTCTGACCAAGATCGTTTATCCATTTAATCACGCAGAGGCGACTCATACGGGTTTCTCCAAAAGCACCATTCCCTTGACCTTCTCAAGATCCTCCCCGAAAGACGAGGTGGCAGTAACTTCATCATACCCGAGAAGATAGGTCAGCTGCTGCATGATGAGCCTGATTGCTGCGCCTTGTGGCGTGTTTTCTTGGCAGATCTTGTTAGTCGGGCCAAGAGTGCAGAGCGTATCCCAGAGAAACTTCGCGACTCCCTTAGGGTTGCTCGCACCAGGATCGACAATCAAATTAACGTGTTGATAATTAACCATTTTTGGCTCCTATTGGACAAGGCTACATAATAGCCAATTTTGCTTCAGATCAAACTATTCGTTGCTACAAACAACGCATTCCGGATCAAGATCATCTGTATCACAAATGCAGATTTCATCTCTTTCGTATCCGCACGTCCAGCATGCATATCGAGAATTATCATTAAGTAGGTCACACTTAGGGCATCGCCACATTCCTTTTTCGAGGTCTATCATATCAATCTTCGATTGTTAAAGCGATTCCATTTGTTGCAGTGAATCCAACTAATGACCCAGAAAACTTCATCATGATCATAGATTGGATATACAATCTTTGACCAATAAGACACGGGTCATTCGGAATTGTCGGCAAAATAACGACCTTATTGATTCCGTTCAAAGGGAAGATATGAGGAATTGCAAAGAGATCGGCGCTTGTAAGTTGATAGCAACCATTACAGATCTGAATTGATCTTGGTTCACTACCAAGAAAGACAACAGCCGACCCTTCAGGGCCTCTGAGCGAGGCGACATCGGTGTAAAGAATGAAAATTGGATTTGCAATTCTTGCAGATGTTGAACTAATCACAGTAACTGGATTAGTTGAAGGAACCGAACACCCATTTCCGTAAGATTGTGCGTTTAGAAGAGAGCAGAAAGTTACAGCAAGAAGGTTCTTAATCATGTGTTTTCTAGATATATACCTGGACTGGCGTCAGCAGGAAACTGCATAGAGTTTTCTGCCCATTTCATCAGTATAGTCGAAGGATCTCTCTCTACCGCACTTCATGTTATCGAGATACCCGCCGTTGTATCTATAGTCGTTCTTTGATACATAGTCTGCGAACTTATCTGCATCCTTCTCAAACAAGAACCAAGCAAGAGAAAACGAACATCTGTGCTCTCTCTTGAATGGCTCAGGAATCGATGAATGGCTGTTCATATCTCTCGTCGATTTGCGCTTCATATTCAATCATCTCCTTGATCATGTGGTCGACAACAGCATTTTGATTTTCGTCACATACGTCGCAGATGATCTTTCCATCCGGTTTGTATGAGAGAAAAATGTTGCATCCGCACATATAACAGGCGTTTTGCATGCAGACAATATACACGCACGCAATTCAGACGCAAGCAAAAATTACTTCACAACTATTACTTCCTTAACTTCATGCGGCAGAATCATTATCTGCTTGAAATCAGAATTTCCAACAAGCCTGTTACACCAATAGAAAGAGACCTGATCAGAATCTTTATCTTTCCAGATCTCTTCTACGCGCCAGAGCGTTCCTTCAATGTCAATAAGAGTTATAGGATATGAATCGTTAGACTTATATGCAAGAATGTCAGTTTTCATGAAAAAATATACGACGATCTCTACGTCTTCACAACCGTTTCAGTGTGAACATAAACGTAGAGACCGTGATACATACACTCCTTGACATTATCACAGTAGCAGAGGGTCACTTGATGAGGTGATCCATTCAAACTGCGGCGGATCTCAGTTGGTCGAGATCGAGTGATCTTACACACGCACTTCGTGACAGGGATCCAATTGACATTGAGCCCTGCAATAAAAACCCTTCCCGAAATCTTGGCCGTAGCCCCATGAATTTCGTAAATATCTTCAGGAAGATCGTCATGCGCTCCAACCTTGAGCTTGACCGGGTCCTTAACAACGACTTCAGCAGGAGCCGGAAGAACAACAGGAACTTGATTCTGATCCTTAATTCCAGGATCAATCTGCTTTTCAACTACAGTCTTCTTTTGCTTCTTTGACATGTTATTCAACAATGATTTTTAAACAATGGTCCTTATTAAAGAAGATTTTTCCTTTTGTCAATTCAACTATGATAAATTGTTCTCCCTCCTTATCCGGAATTTGTAATCCTGAACAGTTACGATAACTAATTTGATTACCGTTTTTTTCTATCCAGACTGTTTTTGGTGGATCGAAACTCTCTACTATCATCGACTCTGTCGCAATTGCTTCGTCGCACGCATTTGAAGAACGTAAGAAACAATCTCCTTCATGTCTTCATGGGAAGGCTTCTTATCCGTGAGCTTATAGCCAATTGGAGTAATCTTCTTTCGCCCGTCCGGGAACATCCTGGAGTGTTGGACGTGATTCACCCAAATGTTATCACTTCCATCAGGATGCTGAAGAAGAACAGAATGGACAAAGAACCACCCTGCATCATTTACAACGCGACCAACAATAGCTTCGGACTCATAGTAATCAGAAGAACCGTTCTCAAACTGATCGTCAACGTTTTCATTATCGCTCATCGAATCTACCTTTTATGCGGATTATTTGATCGCCGCATTATAGTATGTGGACAAAAATGAACAAACAAAACTTACTTACGATAGTTGACTTTGATTTGATTTTGACCAACAAAAACAATAATTTCGTCAATCATCTTAGATCGATCAAGACCAAGAATTGTTATGAAGGTTTTTCCGCGTCGTTTAACGTGCAGCGATCCTTCGTCAGATCTATGATCAATCACACCAAAATCAACCAATCTGCTACCGTATATACCAGAAAGTATCCTGTTGATTGTAGAAAGTCCAAGATTAAATTTCTCTGAAATTTCTTTTTGTGTATATTCGCCTGTTTGATATAAATCTTGAATTTCTTTCTTAAGATCGCTCGTCAGTTTACTGTATGCCATCCGCCCTAACTACCAGAAATTGAATTTCTGAAGTTAAGATTCACCTTTTCTCCGGCAGTAGATCCGAGATCAAAAGATGCATGATCATGTGAGCCTCTATTTGGAGAAGCCCTTCCTTTCTTAACGCCAGTATCTCGAAAATACTTCTGGATCAAGGCATCCTTATTCTGAACAATCAAGGCATACTTGTTTTCTTGTTGTTCACTCTTATTACGTTCTGTCTTAATTGCCTTTGCCCTCGCGAAAATTCGATAAGAAAATCCTTCGCAGAAGTTTCTATGTTCTGGAGTTGAGCCTTTTCCTAGGTGTTGAACAGAAAGGCTCTTCGCTTGTGCGCGAAGCCAATTCCACGCCTCGATAGAAACTGCAACATCGATTCTTGATCCTACAAATGCGATAAAGACGTATCGATATGTTCTGGATTTTGCGACTCTGCCGTGTCCTTTGATTCCCTTCGTATTACAGAGAATTCCAACGGCATTCATCAGAGCGTATTCGTATTTGCTATATTGCGTAACCTCAGGAGTCATCTGTTCAATAATTTTTTCTTCGTTCTCCTTTGCTTCTTGCGTAACAGAAGAAAAATCAAGATCATGCTCCTTCAGCAATGCATGCATCTTTGCGAGAGCTGCATTGGCCTCATTCTCGTTTGGATTATTTGAGGCAAGTTGAAACAGCTTCTTGACTCTACTAAGAATCTGTTCTTGATCGTCCATATCATTCGTCTTTTGGAATTGGGTATGGCTCAGTCATTTCTCCAACATAATAGTCGATTTCGCCGATCGGGAAATAAGTAGGAAAACCTAGCCATTCTGTTCCGTCATCATGCCAATCATAATGAGGGCGATAATAGATAACACCGTGTGCAATCTTCGTAATCTTGCACTTGAGAGGCCCTCTTCCTTTCGCATCGATCCATTTCTTATGATAAAAGTAATCGCCAACTTTTAGTTCCATCACTTACTCCTTGCGGCTTTTGGCATTCTGCCTTCATGGCAATCTGCCCAACGACGACATCCGATTTGATCACGCTTCTTGATTCGAAGAATTACTGCGCAATTAATGCAAACACCTCTGTAAGGTGACTTTGTTTTTGGTCCCTTGCAATTCTTGCACTGGCCCCAGATTGCAATTTTGATTCCTGTGACAAAATCCATTATGCACCAAAATGATAAAATTGTTTTTGTGCGCACGTATATAATAGCATGCACAAATGAATATACAAGTTATTCGTTGCGTTCTTCAATCTTTGTCCAGAAGTTGTCCTTAACACGAATATGAACTTCGCCCGTCATACGATTGATTCTTGCAATACCTTCTCCGTTCTTGTAGATAACAAGATCATACCTACATACAATACACATCAAAAGAATCAAAGAAATAATGGAAATGATCATAATTGAAATGATAGCGTTCTTTTTCGTGTCCATTGACATAGTCCTTTGTTTGACAAAGACAATAGTATAACTGCAAAACAAAAGACGACAGCAAAATTCCTTTGCATGAACACAAAAAAACCATTTGTTTTGATGTTTGCTGTCGTATACTTGTCCAAGTCCTAAACAGTCAAAACAAAAAGGCAAACATAACATGGATATTACTCCGGAAAACTCCCCTATCGCTCCCCCGACCGAGGCTGCTCCTATTCCCGCCGAGGCTGCGCCTGCTCCCACTGACGCCGCTCCTGCTCCCCTCGCTCCCCCGACCGAGGAGAAGAAGAAGCGCGGTCGCAAGAAGGGCTCCGCTCCAAAGGCTGAGAGGCAGCGCAGGGCTCCTGCGGCCCGCGCAGAAAACACGAAGAGTCGAGATGGATTCAAGGATTGGATTCGAGTCGAGAAGTCTCAGGGTAGCGGTCTTGTCAACGAGGTTGTCAAGCTGACTCTGAATACCGCGACGAAGGTCCTGACGATTTCGAGCCAGGCTCGAGTCAAGGCGGACGGTCCTGAGCTTGAGAGCCCGCGTATCCAGAAGTTCCGCTTTACGGACTTCGAGGTTACGGATGTTGTCCAGGTTCCTGAGCCTGTTCCTGAGCCTGTTCCTGCGCCTGCACCCGAGCCTGCACCGGCTCCCGCCCCTGTCGGCTGAGAACAGTAGGCCACCATTTCTTGATGGTGGCCTATTTTTATGATCGAAAATAAATTGCTCTAAGCTCTTATTTTGCAAGATGTTATACCGTTGCGTTCTCTTGCGTTCGAAAAACATAAAAGGTAGCAATGCCCAAAGGCACTAAAAAGAACGCAAGAGAGGCCAAGAATCAAAGCATGATTTTACCCTGCTTGCATGCTAAACAGGTAGATGACTAAAAATACTCTTTCCTGTCGTATTCAAGGCTTGCAGCGACATTCATCACATGAAGCATCCATTTCTTCTTCGCTTCCTTTTCTTCATCGATTTCACTTTCGCCGGCAGTCTTGAATTTCCAACAAAGAAGGTTGAAGAACTTAGCTCTTTCTTTCACGAACAGAGCATATGTATCATCATATGTAGGAAGAAGGCAAACAAGCTCACCATCTCTTGCAAACTTGCTGACTTTGGCGGCAAAGAATTCTTCGTGAAATACAAGCATTGATCTTGCAAATTCTCTCAACTTATCTGGATATCTATGATCGCCATGAATAATATATTGACCTTTGACCTTGTTGAATCTTTCAAGATCAACTTTCTGAAAATGACCCGACAAATTGGTGAAATATATTTTCCACCAAAGCCCATCTTCGGCAGTCCATAGAAATCTTTCCCCGACTTTATTTGGAATGTTCATATGTCTATAATTTCAACTTGAATCACATTGCTCACCATAGGAAGAACAGAGAGCCGACCAGAGCCTGATTTTATCTCAATTTGATCTCTGCCATTTCTGAAATCAAAACTAATGTCGACATAATGTCTTTCAAATCTAAATCTAATTATTGAATTTTCATCAAGATCTTGTGGTTCTTTCCCGTAATGAATTACATAGGGATTAACTTCAATCTTTTTCATCTGTGCCAATTATCTCCAGAAGACATGGAGCAGAGCCAACATTGTTTCTTTTCAATGTTAAAGATCTTCGGTCCATGAGGAAGATCTTTTGAGCAATTTTCTTTTTCAACCCAAAGAGGAATTAAAAATCCGTTTTGTTCAAGACCAGTAAATGAATCAAGGCACTTCGAACAAACCTCAACTCTTCTATTCATTTGAATCCCATCTCAGATTTAAGTTTGTCTGTTGGTTGCAGACAAAAGTAATTACTCGCAACAAGCATCCCGATATGATGAGAAATTGCTCCTTGCAATTGAGGATAGGATTCGTGGTTATACATCATTATCAGTCCGCCAAAGATCAACCAGACTTGGAGAACTTTGTTATTTTTATCACAAACTGTTCCGAAAAATACAGCAAGACTAATTCTTGGATTGTCTGTCAGAACATAATCGCCATGTGGCTCAATATTTAAGGCGCTGTAATCTCGGAGTTTGATATAGTTCTTAACTCTCTCAAGAACTTCTCTTTCTGCATATGTATCAAACCCTTTAACAAGACCGTTCATTTTTTCCCCCCTCGGATTTCGAAACAAGTTCTTTGAACAGCTTAAGTTGCTCTTTGGAATAGTCTTCAAAAGATTGGTTGGCTTCTTCTTTTGGAACAAGCATTCCATATTGACCGTTCCAAATCACAACATATTTTTGATTGCAAATTGGATCAACGCAGAATGCATTGTGTAATCGAAGCATACCTTTTCTTCCAATCATCATGCATTTTGGGCATTCCATTTGTGGCAGGATCATTCTATGTCCTGTCAAATGTGCCTTAATCTTGCTCCTCTCTTGCTTATCTCTATTAGAATTTGAAGAGGCAACAGCTCCGATGATCACACAAATAAGAAGAGTCGAAGAAATAATCAAGAACCCTGTTAAATCAGATTGCTGAACAAGGAGCATTTTTCTCCTCTACAGGGTTATTTCGATCTGCAACAATCAGTTTATTGACCGGAATGTCTTTTGGAGCATCATCAAGAATCTTCTTGACGGCGCCTTCTCCGACAACCTTTGTGTATAGGTCTTTCCAGGAAACAGAAGACTTGTAGTGCGTCTTGAGAAACGGAACGAGAGGTCCTGCCTGGATTCTCGTCTTATTGACCATCAAATCAATAATCTCTTTCTTAAGAAGATCAAACTCTTCTGCAAAAGCAGCCAACTCAAGATACTTCTTCAATTTTGCTTGGCTAATCACTTTTTGGCTATTAATCTGATTTGACATTTTTAATCCTTTGTTTTGGATAACTTGTTTGGATCTAGCTACTTATGGCAAGCAACTACTATACAGTAAACGGGCCAGTGAATAGCAATAAAAAACCGCTGTTGTGATATTTCTACCACAACAGCGGTTGCCTCAGAGTTTATTATATTCTATATTCGCCGTCCGCTCCATGGCACAAGACGCCGTGCGAGATTGCCTTGCGCCACTAATATATACGCACACTCTACTTTTTCGTTGCGTCGTATAGCGTCATCCGCACTTCGCCAACAAAATTCTTTGGTTCAATAGGGATCGTCTCACATCCTTCGAAGAGATTATCTTGTTGAGGTTTTGGTTGATAGACATATTCAGATTCATATTTTAGAAGATGAATAGCATTTGCTTTCCATCTTGCCTTGTAATCTTTCTTCAATTCTTCAATTGAAAGACCAATCGAATTGAAATAGTTTTCAACCTTTATCATCATTTCAGGGCTCCACTTTGCAGCCCCGAAACTATCAGGTTTCGCCATCGATTCTTCGCGATCAGTTAATGTGATATTTCCAAACGGAGTCATTACAGTTCCAAATCCGCCAGCCTGAATCCAGCTAGCAGAATCTACACTAAACCACGGGTATGACTCCATCAGAGTCGGCGAGGTCACAGCATATCCATGAGTCTTCAACATCTCTGGCTGTCTCCTGAGATATGTATAAACATCATCAAGCCAATGCATTCTTTGATTTGTATGATAGTCATTTGACGGACTCACTCCGACATAATCACAACCATAATCAACCATTCTCTTCAACCAATCAAGAGATTCTCCTTGATGGTAGATTGGCATCACTCGTCGACAAAAATCGGAACAACCGTTTGCACGAAGAACTTCGCATATTCTAAGATAATTATTCCATCCTTGGCTTGCAGCATCTTCGGTGATCTGCTTTGTGATTTCAGAGGCCGGCATTCCCTTCTTTCCGGGAATGACATCGAGATTTGCTCCGTATGAGAAGAACTGAAGGAATTCGATGAGCTTTGTAGCGTATTCATCAACGTTAATAGATCCGCCCTTGTTCCAGACGGAAAATGCTCCTGAATCAACAATCGAAAATACTCTTTCACCGCGGTATTGTGAAAATCTAAACTCATCTAGCTCATCGTCCGAGTTTGCGTGCCAGGAGATTAACCTTTTTCTTCCTCCGACAGAATAAAGTAGGTCATGGCTATATCCGCTTCCTGCAAAGAAGATATTAATCTTTCCTTTTCCGCATCCTGGATTTGTAAGGTCCCAGGGCACCGGCAGAGCATTACTCATTGCTTGAGAATTGGCCTCTCTCGTATTCGAAATGCATAATGGTAGCTAACTACGCAAACAAGAAAATAGTCTTATATACCAAATGACGATTATGTAGCGAAGCTATAATATTCAATTTCAACCAGAACTCCTACCCTATACGGAGAAGGAGTCGGATTTCCGAGAGACGCAGGAGCGTCCGTTACCATCAATACTGTAAACGCTCCTGTTATAAAACCATCAGGCTTTGCATAAGAAGCTGGAAGTTTTAGGCTTCCAAGATTAATCGAATCCGTCGTATAAAAATTATGCGCATTTTGATTTCTCCAATTATACGATCCGCCAGCAGGAAGAGTGATGTTTATACCGGCCGGAGACACTCCAAGAGAGTCGGCCATAAAAAATCTCAAACCAAACGGAGAAGGCTGATTATTTGAATCAAAGTCTCGAGGAATCCAGCTAAGATTGATTTCTAAAATTACAGAGTTTGGATCTGTAATAATTTGAGCAGCGGCTGATTCTGCTTGAAGTTGAAGAGTTACCTTCTTTACGCCCATTTTGTCACAAGACCTTTCAAATGCACAATGGCGTAATCCCTCTTTTTCTCGAGTGGGATATCGTCGCCGAAAAATTCCCAGTCATTCTCTGGAGGAAAATCAAGTAACATCCACTCGACTCCGGCCGAAACGAGACGGCGAGTGAACTCTTTGCTTTGATTCTTCTTAATCTCTCTTATAACACCTGGACTATTTCTTAGAACTGTATAGTTATATCTTTCTGCTTTTTCCCCTGAAGTAAAAGCTAGAATATAATTCTTCTTATCTTTCATCCAGAGACAATACCCTTTTCGCTTAAGATCATAAATTACGAAGATACTGTCGCCTGGGTTTTGAATTAAGACTGTCACATCATATTATACGGAAAATCAAACACTCTCTTTCAAAAATTCTAACTTTTTATCATTTGCTAGAATCACGTCTTTGATATGAATAAAAGGAACAGAAGAGAGACCAACTGAAAGAATTTTCTGCAAAATCCGACAATTACTCATGAAAATTTTATCATAGTCTGTGTTTCCAAATCCGCTCTTCTTTCTATATTGATGCATCACACTTTGATCATTTGTAAAATCATAAACATAGATATCTGATACAGAAGTTGTGAAATAGTTATATTCTCCAAACAACATACCTGCGAGAGCCCAGAGATTCGCGATATAATCTTCAGAAAGAGGAAGATCTTCTGGGTAATAAGGTCGAAGAGGTGAAGAGCATGCTTTCTTTGAAATCATCACAATTCTCGCATAATTCTGCGCTATTGATGGAGGTGTGAACAGTTTATCATATGTATGGCTTTCATAATGATCAAATTGATTCGGACCCCATGTGTAGAGCCATCTATCTTTCTTTATTTCAATTGGAATATAAGAAGATTCTTTCTTGAAATCTGCCACCCAATCATTCAAAAGAATTCCAAGAACATCAGCTCCTTGATTGATACACTCTTGAATTCTCTTAAATGCCGTAGGATAAAAGAAATCATCACCATCAAGAAGAATTAAGTGCGTTGTATTTTCCAATGTCACGAAAAAATCTATGACAGAGTTTCTTCCCTTCCCAGGAAAGCCATTACTCTTTGTTTGAATTATATTATATCCTGATTTTCTAAAACGACTACAGACTTTTGAATAATACCCTGGATCTGTAGTATTTACTAGGATAAGAATTTCATAATTGAAATCATAAGACCCTGCATGCTGTTCTTCTATGCTTTTGAGAGCCCTTTCCAGACGATTAATATCATGACTTGTCAGAACAGCAACAAGAACGTTCACGTATTTGTCCAATCTCTAATTGCGTCTTCCATTTCTCTGACAATAGAACAGTATTGTCCAGATTCTTTATCATAGGAAGAAGAAATGACGGTCTTCAACCCTCCCCGCGCTCCCCAACTACTGATGATCATAGCTTCTTTTGGAGAAACTTCTTCAATGAATTTATCAAAAATCTTCTTTGTCACATCTTCGTGATATGCGCCAACATTATAAAAAGAAGCAAGATATAACTTCCAAGACTTCAGTTCAACACATCTCATATCTGGCGTATACCTGATAACGATCTTCGCAAAATCAGGATAGCCTGTCTTAGGACACTTAGAGCTGAATTCAGGATGAACAATCTGAATTACCTGTGAATTTGATGGCGCGTCGAAAGTTTCAAGTTCAGTCATTTTGTTCTCGTTTAAGCTGCTCCGCCCGGATTTGAACCGAGACAAGAAGACCCAAAATCTTCCGTGCTACCGTTACACAACGGAGCGTTTGATATTACGATCAACTACCTAGTTGAAAGAGTAGTTGTTGAACGCAAGTTGAAGGATTTGTCCGCCAATATGTTGGAGCTTGAATCGAGATTCGACTCGATCATCAAATTCTCCGGAGTTAGCTCCGCGGGTGTAGGCTTGAGCCAGCTTATAGACGGTATCTGGAAGAGTTTCCTCTTCGTCCCAACCGTCATTTGCATTCTCTGCTTCAAGCTTCGTGACAGTAAACTTCTTGTTGATACGCTCGAAAGCCTCATCGACATCGTTAAGATGAATGCTTGCAGCCTTCTCAACTTGAAGGCCAATCATATGAGCGTAATTAGAGATCGATTGGATTCCATTTCCGATCTCTTCAATTAAAGTCTTCCTGTCGTCGAATGCCTTGTCTGTATGGCTGAAGTTAACTCCATATCCTTCCTTGACAGAAACTGCACCATTGGTGCAGACAAGTCTCAGAGTGTATGGACAAACAATCAGATTCCCAAATCCAACATCACTGTCGCGAAACCTATTTCCCCAAGCGATATCATCGCCAGGATATGCCTTCCTATCAATTGTCCCATTTGTGATATCGACAGAAATTCCAAGATCAGTAAATTGACTGACTGTCGCCTCCTTATCAGAACCCCAAGTCTTGATAAGATGACCAATCATATTTTCGTATGGGAACGGCTTCCACGAAGAGGGCAGCATAGCCCTCACGTGTTGAATATCCTTGATCTTCGTAAAGCGGAGCAAGACGTCCTTCGGCTTGGACTCGCTAACCCAATGGTTGAAGTTTCTTGCCGCAAGATCAGGAGCCTTCTCAGCACACTTTTCTAGATAGCCAGCCGGGATATCGGGGATCACACGGCTGACGAGACGATAAACGTGCTCCTGCAAAGGGTAGATTTCCGAAGTGGCTTCGGATCCGCGCTTAACGATCAAATTACCAGGATGGTTCGCATCCATGGAAAGAGAGCTAAGTGCGACGACTCGATCAGAATGATTTTCTTCTCATTGCCTGCAAATATCAAGCAGACCAGCAAGATTCATCTTCTTGGACATAATTGCCTTTCTTGGTTTAGGACGACAGCTATATAATACGGCAAACGTTCTGAATCTTACATGCAAAAACTATAGATCGTTATATCCCAGCCAGTCTAAGAAATTCTGACTTGACGGATTGAATCTCTTTGAATTCTCCAACAAGACATGATGTCGTCATTGTGCTTGTGTGTTGCTTCACACCTCTCATCAGCATACAGAGGTGTTTGACATCATATGCCACCACTCCGGCACCAACAGGTTCAAGACTTTCATTGATTGCATCACAGATCTGACGAACCAATCTTTCTTGAATCTGAAATCTCTTTGCGAAAGTCTGACAAACTCTTGCGAGTTTACTTAAGCCAACAACCCTTCCTCTCTTTGAAGGAATGTAGCCAACTGCAATCTTTCCAAAGAAAGGGAGCATATGATGAGCACAGACACTATAAAAATCAATATCTTTGACAACGATCATTTGATCATAGTCGTCAACAGGAAAATTCGATTCCAAAATCTTCCTTGGATCTTCTGTGTATCCGGATAAGATCTCTCTATATGCCTTCACAACTCTTTTCGGAGTCTCTTTGAAATTATCATCATTAAGCGTATTGAAATCAAAATAATGACCAAGATTTCGCAGAAGCCCTTCAACATTGAATGCGGCTGAATTTATGTGACATTCGCCGCCTTTAATGATTACTTCAACAGGGTTCTTTCTCGTGCGTCTCATTGCGCAGAACAGATCGCGGGATCGACCATGCTGAGTTCCTTGAATGCATTCCTTCTTAATTGACATGAATCACAAGACCCGCAGCCTCCTTTGACGCCTTTGTAACATGAATGAGTCATCGAGTAGTCTACACCAAGATAAAGACCGAGTTCAATAATTTGTTTCTTGTTTAAAAACATCAAAGGTGCATGGACTCCTGGTTCTTGACCTCCAAAAATACCAATGCCGATTGAAGTTCTCATCGAAGAAATAAATTCAGGTCTGCAATCTGGATAGCCTGAATAGTCAAGAATATTTACTCCAAGAGCGATATGTCTCGCCCCAATGGCAAATGCAACTTGACTTAACGCAGTCATGAAATAAACATTCCTGCCAGGAACAAATGTCGAAGGAACGCCTCGAGACATTTCTTCGATAGACCTTCCGGACGGAACTTCAATATTTCTTGTTAGCGCGGATTTCGTAAGAGAGTTAATACAAGACATATCGACAACTTGATAAGAAATATTATGATCCTCGCTCTTTCGAACAATTTCCTTGGCATATTCAATTTCAATTTTATGTCTTTGGTCATAATCAAAGATTAGACATTCGACTTTATCAAAAATTCTTCTTGCCCAATAGAGAACAGTTGTGCTATCAAGCCCACCGCTTAAAGCAAGAACGCATGTCATTCTAGAAAGTTTACTATAGTAATCTTCTCTTGCCTTTCTATCAACTATGATAAGATTGCAGAGTCGATTGTCTTGAAGATGTTTGATTGTATCTGGAAACCAATCAGAAAGATCTCTGTGCATTACAACAGGGTCATCAGTTGGCTGTCTTGTCAAACTACAAATGTTTGATGGAAGATTACTGAAAGCAACGTCTTCTGCAAAACCCATTATGTTCCTGCCTTATTCCCAAACAATAGCACATGGAGTTGAGGGGTAATAATTACATTCTTCCACTTATATTTCAACAGTCTTTCAGTAATCCATTTTGTTCTTTCAATTAAACCAGAGCGCTTAACAATTAAACTTTCTTTTCTGTCTTCTATATCAACTAATTCATTAAATGGTTGAAACACAGACGGGCATCTACCATCAATAAGTTCATGAATTGGTTCTACATAATCAAAATCACTTTCTTCTCTAATAACGAATTTGACTTGATCTTGTGGCCTTAGATAGTCAATCCATTCTTTCCATTTATCGTCTTGTTCGCCAGTGCAAGGTGTCTTCACGTCTGGTGACCAAAGAGAACTAAGACGATGACAGTCTCTATCGTAGTATCTTCCACTCGTTTCGACATGAGTCTTATATCCGGAAAGATTCAATCGATTAAGAATATGTTTGAGTTGAGCAGGATAAATTAATGGCTCACCGCCAGTAATGCTGATCCAATCAACATGTTGTTTTAAGCACCATAAAACGATATCGTCAACATCAACGATAGAATCAAGACCTGGCTGAAAAGTATAGGAACTATCACACTTAAAACAACGTAGTGGACACCCACCAACTCTCACGAATCCGTATGGTATACCAAGATTTCTACCTTCGCCTTGAATCGAGATAAACTTTTCAACAATAGAAATCTTGCTTGTATCCACAGACAATATTACTTTTTATCTATTCGCTTCCGATTGCAGAATTATTTTCTCCGCCTCGGCCAGCAACATATGGCTGACCTCCTTTAAACCCGCCACCTACACCGGCAGCAGGGCCGTTAACTTCGGCAGTAATATCGCGCGGTTTCTTGGGCTTCTTTAAGGCATTACGAGCCCGCCTAACCTCTAACTCAGCCTTACTCAATTTCTTTGACTTAGCCATCTTGATTCCTCATAATGCCTGCAATCGCCCACATCATCGCTTCTTCAAGTTTTGTCTTGACAAGAGATTCTTCTCTGCATTCTGGCATAACATCAAGAATCTTAATCATAGCATCTGCAAGAATTCCTCTAATTTCTTCACAATTATCCTTAACTCTATCGGATTTCGGACGATGATATGTAAAATCTCTATTGATCAAATCAAGATCGATTTTCATTAGTCGTCCTCTTTATCTTCATCATTATCATCGTCCTTCTCCGAAACTTCATGGAACCTAGACTTTGGATCATATTTCAAACCAGAGTCGCATAAAACGCACATTTTAGGATCGTGATTATCCTTCATCGGAGGCATCTGGATTCTTCTGCTCTTCATAAGAGGCTTACTATCTGACGAAGACATCATGTGTAATATTCCGCTCTAGAGTTTGGAGTTTCGTGAATCGTAACTCGAATGACCTTTGCAGCAATGCCATTCTCAGATAGTATACGCCCGAACACTTTATGAAAATGTTCAGCAATATTTTCTGCGGTCGGATTCTTTCCAATCAAATATAACTTATGATTGTGTGGCCAGATCTTGACAAGCTCATCAGTGCTATTTAAAATGAATCCGTGATCAACATTTACGTCAATCCATGTGCCAATCAATCTCTTGATTTCGCCAAAGTCAAGAACTCTTCCAAGATCATCAAGAGTGTCACCATCTACTGGAGAAAGTGACACTTCGCACATGAACGTATGTCCATGAAGATGTTTGCATTTGCTTTCATGCAAAGGAATTCTATGGCCAGAATCAAATGTGAACTTGCGCGTAATTACGTGAGTCATTAAATTATTCTCTTAAAACAATACGTGTAAACCATGTCTCTTCCACAATACCTCGTTTCGAAGTCAGATCTTTCAACAAGAGAAAATCCCATCAAAAGAAAACATTCGATGAGACCTTTTTCTGTGAAATACCAGTAATGTTCTTTTGGTTTAAAATGCTTTGATCTAAGCGCATGAATCATGCTAACAAAGATCGGAATAGAGACAAAAACATATTCTGAAATTGTTTCGACGATATCCCAGCAGTCTTTTATATGTTCAAGGCTATCCCAAAAAGATATAGCCCTTGGATTTGAAGGGATCTGATCACAGTATTTTCCGATCGTCTTGAGAGCGGAAACACTGAAAGGGTTGACGTCGATCCCAAATGTTTTTGATCTTGATTCAACGAACTGACCAGATCCAGAACCAAAATCAATTAAATCGCCGTCATAGATCTTATTGACAAAATCAGTTCTAAACTGTGTAATCTTCTTTCCTGTTTCTGTATTCTTGTATTTTAAATAGTTGTTGAAATACTCTTCATCATAAACTCCATCTGTATTGCACGGATACCATCCGACTTCAAGTTTTGAATGCCAGATCATTCCATCGATATCACACCAGACGTTATCATTATTGTTGATCAATTTTCTAAAAGCTATAAGGTTATTCACTGTAGAATCTTCTTGCTCTTACAAATGCTCCTATACCGTCATACGTTTCTGAAGCGTGTGTTTCTTTGAATCCGATATGATCTACATATGATCTCACGGTTGTGTAAAGCCTATATTTTCCGCTTTGAGCAACCCAGCTTGTAAACATTCCATCAATACAACCGTAATCAATCTGTTGTCCTGGATTTGGCTTCTTAAAATCATTCCATGCATTTCGATTAATCAACAATCCAAGCATACTGCAATGATTTCTCGCATGATAGATTTCTTTATACTTTTCTTTAGGTTCTGGATGACATGATTCATTGAAAAATCCAATCGCCCCTGCATCTGGAAGATCGTAGATAGCTTTACTGACAGCTCCGAATAACTCTGGGTGAACAATAGCATCAGAATCGATATTCAATATATGTTGACAATTAAAATAAGAATCGAATGCATAATTAATCATATCAACATAGAGCATATGACAGTCTTGACCGGAAAATTCTTTGAAATGTCCCGCCAATACCGGATCAAAAATTTGAGGAAGATCATGTCTCTTCTTATTATGTCCTGCAATTAGAAAAGTATAGACACCACCTCGCATCGACTCCTTCAACGTCGCAAGAGTGATTCGAAGAAAATTAGTTCTGTTGTTCCAAGGGATTGTAATCAACATTTTTATTCAATATCAGTTTTACTGTGTTGATAATTCGCTCTGCGGACCATTCATTAATACAATACCCTCTTTCATTTCTCGGAATAGTTCCTGCCGCAACATTCGCAACTTCAACTAATCTGATTCTATCAAGCGCTTCAGCGATTACATAGTTAACATTGGCAGTTCCGATAAATAATGAACAGTCATTAATATATTGAGCTGCGATAAGAAGATCTTTTGTTCTAATTAAATCCCAAGGTCCATCTGACCGATATTCTAGGACGCTATCATCGCCGATCCACCCTATGCTATATCCTAGTTGACATAACGCATTCAAAATATGATACCACTCATCGATTTTCTTTAATCTCTTTGTGTTCATTATATGAACGATAATATCATATTTCTTTTGATTCGAATTAATGTTATACAGCCATTTATGACTATGGTCAATCACATAAAGACAGTCTCTTAAAGGGAGACATTTTCTAAGGATCCCAAATAAATAAACTTTTTTCAAACAAGACGTGCTAATCGGATATAATTCATTCGATTCAAAGAAATTTCTGAATCGAAATGAATTATATCCTTCACGAAAATCATGATAAAATTGTATATCTTTTCTTCTCTCTGTAATAATAATATTTCGAATATATGATTGAGAACTTAAAAGAGGAACAAGAGCATTAATTTCTTCTTGATTACAATCTTCTCCGAGAGGTATAGCTACGCCCCCTCCTCCAGAAATCATAATTGCATACATCTGATAGACGGCATCGCCAAGATGCCCGGCAAGACGAAACCATCTATTTTCTTTTGAAAACACAGCTCAAGACACCTTCGCTGTCAAAAATTGTCATGAGATTCAATTTAAAGAAGAGTTCATACCTACATTCTTTGAAGATCTTAATCCATTCTTCTTTTGTCAGGCATGTGATATGCGTCTTATCAGATCTTGCAGTATTCAGAATAAACTCTCTCTTAGTTTCACATCCAACAGGGACTCTAAAAATAATCAATTCTGTCTCTAAAGTATTAAGAATTTCTTTGATTTCATCAATTTTCATATGTTCAAAAACATCAAGAACAAATGTAAGATAAAATTCACTTGTCAATATCTTTTTATCATTTAAATGGCGTGATGTAATCAGTATTTCTCAGAATCTTTCCGCCCCATGTTGAAAATTTCTGCGTTAAATCTGCATGCTTATTCATTTGTCAAGATCAAGATTTTCAGGATCAATATCATCAGATGCATTAAGAATATATCTCAAGACAGCATAGTAGTGACGGTCTCTCCATTGATGATATTTTCTTTCTTCTAATTGTTCCTTCATGGACTTTAACATATTAACTCCGACAACATCACCGATACCGAGTTCAGATAAAGAAATTTTTTGAGCAAGTTCTATCATCGGCTGCTTTCTGTTGACAATCTTTAATTTCAAATTCGCAGCAAGAGAAAGAATTTCTTTTTTACTTTTCATTATACCAAGCCCCAAGGCCGCAATGCTGGGTCGTAAACTTTTTCTTTCCAGAAAGAGTTTCGTAAAAAAATCTTCCAACATCATCTCTGAACGATTCGATATCATGAAAAAGAATAACTCCGTTCTTTCTAACAAGCGGAGACCATAAATCAAAATCTCTTTTTACGCCATTGAAACTATGATCTGCGTCAATATGCAGAACATCAACCTCTGGCATATTATTTTCTTTCCACCAACTTACGCCATCCGCACTTTCTAATTTATGAAGAGATGCATTCTTAAACTCATTGAGATGGCTTTCAACAAATGAATATCCGCTTGGGTGATATGAATCATTGTCAAATCCATAAACTTTTGCATTCGGAAAAAGAGTCGCAAACGTATAGAAACTATAACCCCAATCAACTCCAATTTCAACGATAGTTTTTAAATCGCCAATTTCATCAATGAAATCGCTCTTAACTATTCTTTCTAATCCTCTCCATGCTGATGACACTCCAAATACATCGCTCATTTTAAACTCCATTTATTTTCATTTGATCTTTGAAAGCAAAAGACCTCTACTTAAAGGAAATTCAAAAAAATCAGAGAAATAATGCCTAATCTTTTCTATTTCCTGCCAAAATATAATTGATTCCGGATCTCTCTTAGAAGAATCATTGCAAGGAGTTCTCAATTTCGAACTATCATGAAATGATACGACAGATCCTGACTTCATTAACTTTCTTTCGATACAGATCTTGCACTCTTCTGCCCTAATTGGCAAGAAAGAATCAAATAAAGAAAAATCAAAAACATTATCCGTTTTTTCAAGATAAGAGATAGAATCGCAATGAATGAAATCTATATATTCAGAAACATTATTTTCAATCGATTTATTCTTTGCAATATCAATTGCTCTTAAATCAGAGTCAAGTGATATTATTTTTCCAAATCCGTTTTGCTTAAGAGCTGCCGCCATAAATGAAGTTCCATATCCAAAATAACATCCTGTTTCAAGAACAGCATTCGGTTTTAAAACTCCGATTAAAGAGGATAAGAGATTTAAATATTCAATCTCAGTCGATCCTCCGTCGAAACTATGAAATAAATCTGATTTTTCATCTACATGATGAGAATGAACTTCAATCTCTTTCCTTATACAGGAATTTGAAATATCTAATATTGAAATCATCTCAAACACTCTTCAATCTTATCGAAAATCTCTTCTTCTGTCCATTCATTGACTCTAAATCCTGTCTTGCCGGCAGAATATACATTATCACAATCATCTTTTTGATAGAGTAATCTATTCTTTTTCAGTCCTTCTGCGATCGCATTGCATGAACTGACTGCTCCAAAAAATACCTTTGCAGAATTGATATAATCAGACGTTTCAAGAAAATCTATTGGAGTTCGAATTCCAATATTCGCTACCTTTGCGTGCGTTTTCCATTCATCTCTATCATTTTCTCCAGAAAGAATGGTGACGGAATAGCCGTATGAAGAAAGCCTTCTTAAGATTCTAGAAAATCTCTGTATCATTTCTTGACTACGAACTCTTCTCATCGGAGCATGAAAAATAACATCAACAGATTTCGTCTTTGGAGCTGTTAACCAGATAGATTCTGGATCCCAATCAATCCCAAAATGAACGGCATATCTCTTCGCAAGATGACAATTTCCTGGCCAGTATTTTCTGTGCCATTCAGGAAATTTATCAGGATTAAAATCTAATTCCGCTTCATGAAGATCGTAGTCAATTAAAACGAACTTACCGTCAATAAAACAATCAGTCGCCTTATTTACGAAATAATTCGGATCAATAAACTTAGAATCATTAATATATTCTTGATATTTAATAAATGGGATAATTGAATCAATCATTTTTCTATTCCAATTTCCTTGATGAAATAAACTGATATAAAAATTTCCTCCTTCCAACATTTTTACAGTATAAAGTTGAAAAATAATATCGCCTAACCTCCCAGGGCTGTGAAAATTACGAATCATTCTACGAATGCAGGAAGTCTTCCTTTAAACTCTTCATACATTATGCGATGTGCTTCACGATGAATTTCTAGATCAGTCCTCCCCATTTTTTCTGCCCACTTTTCCCTAGTGCTTGTAACTCCACCATGATGGATGCAGTTAATATTCAAAACATAATTTTCAAATCCTGCAAAATGAGATTGAAGGCAGATTCGATTATCATAATTATGATGAACAGGATAGTCGTCCGTATTGAATCCAACCACTCTGATAAAATCCCTACTGCAAATCAAACTAAATCCGTCAAGGACCATGATTCGTTTGTATGCGCCAGGGATTAATTTTCCTCCGGCATGCAACATCATTTCATTTGTATATGTATCCCATCTCATCAGCTGCCTAAAATCATATGGAGCTTTATAGATATTAGGAGTTCCAATCCCTCTAGCGCCAAACATCCCGCAGATACCAGGATTGGCATTATTCTCAAGTTCTGTTAGGATATCTTCAAGTTTGATATCCCATTCGTCTTCAAACATCTCAACATCGCTATGAGAATAGAAAAGGTATTCCCACTCTTCAGATGTATTCGCGCCTATTTGAAATGTCGGATAGACTCCGACATTCTTTTCAAGTCGAAGACAAAAAATATTATGTCCGTCTTGATTAATCTTTGAAACAACATCAGTCCTTACGAGTTGTTCGCTACTTCCATTGTCGATTAAAAGTATATCAATCGGTCTCTTCGCAAGATTGCAGAAAGACGAAACGTATCTATCAACAGAATCGAATTGATTTAGGACTGGAATTATTAGACGAAACTTACGCATTTACATTCAAAGGCTTGAACTGAGGTCGATACATCGGCTTACCAATATCAGAGCTGATCCATCTTTCTTCGTAACCATGATGCAAATATGATGGTTTAAATGCAGATTCAGAATAAATCTTATCAATTTCAAAAGCAATTTCTTCAGGCTGATGTCCTTCTTCGATCGCCTTCCTGATTGCTTCTTTGATCATTGAAATAATTTCGTGTCTAATCATAACATCTCCTTACAGATTCTGATAAATTCGTCTGCTCTTGCAACGCTTGTGTGCTGATATCGAGCATGGTCACAAGCCTTTCTCATTTTTATCCAACGCATAGGATCAAATACGACTTTTGCAATACCGGACACCATTTCTTCCCATTTCTTAAAGTATATACAGTGCCGATCTATCTCAAACATGTTACGGCACATCAATATATCTTGAATTGCAAACGAGCAAAGGACAGAGCCCCTTGCAGGAATTTCCCAGAACCTAAGAGTGTCTAATCCTGCACCAATCATCGATACAGAGATCTTTGATCTATTGAGAATATCATCATATTCTTCTTTTTTGACCGGTTGCTCTGTATCAGAAATCTTTGTAACTATATTTAATCCTTTCTGCCCATTAATTTCTCCGAGGACATTATGGCAAACTCTTCTTATCGGATTGCTTCCACTGAAGCAAACAAAAGAGACATCAATATCTCTTTTATTAAATTCAGAAACATAGTCAATGTTTTCCGGATCTTCCCATAATTCAGTGTGATATTGATAGATGCCAAACAGAAGCGATCTTATATTTGTCACAGGATATTCAAAACATTGAGGGTATCTCAGTTCTCTCTTAAAATAGATTGATTGCTTTGCAGGATTAATTAAAATTTCATTCGAATCACATCCGTCAACAAACACTCTCTTCTTTTTAAAAGCAGGTTCGTCAAGTATTCTTTTTTCTTTTTCTGACCACTGAAACATATTTCCGGCAGAAGAAAAAGCTAGAACATCGGCCCATGAAATGTTATCAAGAAACTCCTGTTCGCTAACAGGAGTTAGATCGTTCATTCTATTACTATGATGGTCGTTTCCTGTTGTGCATTTGAATTTAATATCGCTATTTATCTTTGAATGAAGATGAAGACCTTCTTTTAAGACTGAACTGAGGTAATCAAATCCCGGAGCAACAAAAAGAATATTCACTACTTTTTCTTCGAATCAGGATGATAAAGTTTGCCATTTTCTCTGCACCAATTCAAAATATCTTTCCAATAAGGATGAGGATCGAGCGGATGTGCAGCGAGCCATTGTTCATATCGATAGACCGCAATGTTTTGATCAACATCATTTGCGTTCATTAACGAAGCAAACTTCTTTCTATTCGTCCTAAAAATCTCATGAGTAACAAGATCAGGATGACTCATTCTTGTTCTGCTTGAAATATGACAATACGGAGCCCATGTGCATCCGTATGCCTTATATCCCTGAAGAAGAATCTTCCAATGATGATGATTGTCTTCAAAATATGCAGGAATATAATATGTATCCATCATTCCAATCTTTTTAACTGTATCAGGAGTAATCATAAAACAAGAGAAATCAGGACATTCTGAATAGCTCCATTTCTGTTTAACTGAAGATAACTGATTAGGATCACGGCCAATATTCGAAGCAGTGACCATTACAGTTCTTTCATCTTCCATCTTGATTCTATCATATGCTTCAACACAACCATCAACAGTATGTTGAGAATACACCACATCATTATTTGAAATGAGAATCTTGTCTACGTTTATATCAAGAGCTTTTTGAATAACTTGATTCCATCCCTTGGCAACGCCAATATTTTCACCATTAAAGATCAGTTCAATATTATCAATATCTCGATTGATTGTTTTTAGATTCTGAGAAAAGTATTTCTTAATCTGTTCAACGACAGACTTTTCACTTCCATTATCAACATAAACAAACGTGACAGATCTACACTTACTTCTGATCGATTCAATTGCTGCTTTTGTATATTCCCAGCAATCGATCGCAAGCATACCGATAACGACTTTTTGATCAATCGTAACAGAATCTTTTGATTCTGTGAAGACTTTAACGCTGCTGTTTTTTCTAAACAATTTAACCTCTTCAGTTAATACTAAATTTCAAAACAATGAATTTGAATTCTTCTTCCAAAGAATTATTTGTTCGTATGCTTTTCTTTCAAGATTATATTTAATCTGTGAACGATTTTCTTCAAACACAGAAGATATTTGACATGCAAAATTATCTTCTTTTGTTATCCCAAGAGAGATCGCAGAGTCAGAAGTCCACTTAAGTTTATCGACATCGCTTTTGAACTGTTCTTTAAGATAATCAAATGATTGATCGACTATATCTCCTGTTTCTTCATTTGGAGATGTAAATAAAACAGGACATCCGAACTTATGATTCCTGCCATATTGCCTTCTTCCAATGGCGACAGTTGAAGGAGAGTTTTCTCTTTCTAAAACGTTCACAGTCATATGAGGATACCAACAATGAAGAGGTTTAAATGGATGAACTCCGCAGAAATATCTATCTTTGCTCATCACAAGATACGGGCAAGAATAATTGCCGCTCATTTGACTAAGCGCTCTATTTCTTTTAATGTAGAGATCTGATCTAATTTCTTTTCCATCAATATTAATTCTAACAATCGCCTTTTCAAGTGTCTTTAAAAGATCATCTCTTGATCTTAAAAACGAATTCGCAGAACTTTCTCCAAAAAGAAATCTCGCAGAGTCATGATTGTATTCAACAATCCTGCGATAGTCAAAAGAAGTATATATGAGATCAAAAGGAACACGACAGCAATTACCAGCCCCATGGCACGAGTCAATTCTTGTGTAGAGAGTAGGACTGATAGAAATCGATTCTGGTGCATCGTATTTCTTTCTAAAGACCTCAACTTTATTTAAACTACAAATCACTTCGCATTGTTTCTTCGTATGAGAAAAAATATAATGAAAGAGTTTGTCAATACTTTGCGGAAGTTGATTTCTGTCAAGAGTCTCGTTCTTCAATTGTTTACCCAGACAAAATGGCAATCAAGACATTCGTAGATAGATTTTTGATCAGCGGTTAAATTCATTGAGACATGCAGAGCTTCGCAGTTCGGGCACGACCCTGTCGATTTATCGATAGAAATCTCAATTTTTTCTTCTTTTTTTGATCCATTATCAAGCATCGTTTGAAGAATATCATTAATAGATTTTAGATATCCAATAACTTGATATTTGAATAATTCATCTTGCATTTTCAGATACCCATTTTAATTGTGCTGATTTTATTCTAGCAATTATATACGCCTGTCTTTGCCAATGATCAACGGATTGACCTTGGATCGCAAGATGATGTGGCTGAAGTAATCTTTTGAAGATTTTTAAATCAATTTCTTCTACATATGATTCTCTTTTTGTTAGATATCTCATTGCTATCACGTATGCTCTGTTATCAACAATATTCTGATTTAAAACAACATATGATATTTCAAATTGTCTAAAGATATCGCCGAGTTTTGCTTCTATCTTATCAAGATCAGAAAATTGATCGTATTTTTTTGACCAGATTATATCAAACCTTTCGGATTGATAGTCTAATATGCACATACCAATATCAGAAACGTCAGTATAGATTCCAAGTATTTTACAATTGATATTTTCTCCCATATGAATAAGTTTATCTTTCAATCTATTTACGAATCTACAAGTGTTATCTTTCAAAAAAACATAATCAGTATGACTATATTCTATTTTCTTTGCTATTTCTTCCCAGGTTAGACCTTGAATTTTATATATATAGCAATTGAGCCAGATTCTTTCTGTTGAATCCACAGGGTATGAGTCGATAATCTTTGAAAGAAGGTTTCTTTGCCTTGTATCTTCAATATCTTCAATAATATCTTTGTCAACTATAAAGCATGAATCTCCTAGAAGAAGCCTATCTGTATTTTCAATCGGCAATCTGTCAAGTGAGTTTAAAGATTCTTGATTTAAGAAAAAATATGATTTTCCGCTTGGATCTGTCATCTGTTTCATCCCAGTGACAGATTTCAAAAGACTATCGGCTTCACCTTTTATTCTCAAACAAAAATATGATACGACTTTTGCTTCAAGTCTTTCTTCTGGAAGACAGAACTCTTTTGCAAGTTCAATTAATCTTGGTCTTAGACCAAACTCTATATCGTCGAAATCTTCTTGATGTAGCCAATGAAAAGCCCTTCTGTAGAAGGCAATCCTTGACTTGACTATCATCTTTATTTTATGATGCTCAGTAAATAACCAAAAGGATTCAGTGTCTCCGTTCTGAATCCTTTTAATCACATCATATAAATTATGATCTTGGTTCAATCTCCGGAAGATTCCTTGTCGGATTTACTTGCTCCAACAATTCTCCAATTCTGATCTCTGGCAGGTCGACCGGGACCTGGTTTATCATAGCCCTTTATTTCAGGATGATCTCTGTCAGACTTGTTCATTCCAACAACAACAAAATCCTTCTTTTCGACAATGCCTTTCCCTTGAGACATATTCTCAGCAATCTGTTGTTCACTCATCGATTCTCCCTTCAGACTTTGACTTCACGTAACTTTGAAGATGAAGATCACTCTCTGCAAGAGATTTTCCAAGGACGTTGATAAATTGATTTGCAGTCATCAAATGAATATCATAGTCAGACTTCTTTATATTAGCCTTGAATTTTTCAAACAGGATTTGAAGCTTCTTGTCGATTTCCATTTTTTAATTTTGAAAAAAGAGTTTCTGCTCCGGAAAGAACGCAACCGTAAAAAGAATCTTTATCAAAAAGAACACCATGATCAACCCTTATACCGGCAACCAATTCAGGCTCATTTGAATCAGACTTTGCAACGTCAACATCATCATATGTAACCCTAATGACTATCGAAACTTTTGTCACTTACTATACCCTGTCGTATCAGGAACCCCTTTGCCATCTTTTCTGAATTGAATGACGATTCTATTGCTGTTTCTAAAACTGCCAACATGATCTGCGAGCATTCTGTCGAGATCAATCTTAATAAACTTATCGTCAACAGTAACCTTCACCGCCCCATTAAGACTCTGGTATTCGTCAGGGGACTTAATGGAATCTTTTGGAGAAAGAACAGGAACAGGATTAGGCGGCAGAGGAGTGGATGCTGTCATTTTTGATCTCTACAGTGCTGTGATCTTCGTGTCTTGTAATCAAGATATTACTTGGGATAATATCTTTGATAACATCAACGTGACTGATAACATATACCTGATCGAAAGACTTTGATAGGTATGCAATGATACGAATTGCATCTTCTCTATTGACTTCATCTAAGGAAGCCAAAACTTCATCCAAGAAAAGACTTTGAATCTTTATTCCGTGTTGAGAAGAAACTATTCTCGACAATGCAAGACGCATTGCAAGGTTGATCATTGTTCTTTCGCCGCCGCTATATGACTCGTATGCTCTTTCAGAACCGTTATCATATACAATGATATCGAGTGTCTCTCTATTTTCTCCGCTTTGAATTTGCTTCTGTGTTTTCAATTTAATTGAAAATCTTGTATGCATATCTTTTAAGATTGAATTAGCAAATTGTTCGATTGTTCCAACGACATTCTCAATCATAATTGCCTGAATTCCATTCTTGCTAAATACATCAATGAGAATTTTATATGCTTCTAGCTGTCTATTCAAAACAATCAATTTTTCTTCTGATTCTTTTACTTTTTGAATCAAAGATTTCTTCTGATCAATTTTTGATTCTATTAAATTGATTTCAGTTGAAATTGCAATCTTCTTCGAAGTAAAAGAAGACTTCTTATTTGAAAAATATTGTTTGATGTTTGTTATTCCGCGTTTGATATTTTCAAGAGATGCTTTAATAGAAGGAGAAATCGAAACATGAGAATTTGAAACAATCATAGCCTGCATTTCGCAAGCCTTCTTTTTTTCTAATTCAAGATCGTCAATTTGTTTTTCAATTGATCTAAGAAGAGAGGATGATTCTTTCAAGGACTTTGACGCATCATTATATCGATGAATATTTTCATATACATCTTCGAGATTTTTCTTCAGTTGTTTAATCTTTTCAAGATCATTTTTCAATCTATCGACGAGTTCTTTTTCAGACTTAACGCCCTGTTCGATTTTCTTTGAAGCCTCAATGTATTGAAGTTTCAAATCGTTAAAATGTTTATGAGGAATCTCCTGTTTACATGTCGGACACTTAGATCCAGGCTCAATTGAACTAACCGTAAAGCTCTTCGCATTCTTGAGTTCAACACATTTTTCAGCATAAGCCAACTCTGCAACAGAGATCTTTAAATTCAATTCAGATATTTGCGGACCATAGTCAACTTTCTCAGCTTGAGCTAATGCAAGAGACGGCTCAAGTTGTTTTACTATTCTAGAATTATGATCATTGATTGACTGCGCTCTTTGCAAATCAGATTTTAATTGAACAATTCTATGAATAGAGTTTTGAATTGCATCTTCGACGTTTTGAAGAGTCTTAATCTCTCCTTCAATTTCTAAACAGAACTGTTCAAAAAGATCATTAAATACATGTTCAGAAACATAAAAATCTTGAAGGTATGTGTCGTCTGCATCGTTTAAGTTTTCTAAACGATAGAGGGAATCATTCAATTCTTCAATTTTTTCTCTTAAAATATTATCATCTTCTGTCTGTAAAATCTGATTCTTATATGCAGTAATTGATCCGTTGATTTGATTAATCAGATTAAATGTGTTTGAATATCTTAATTTAGCTTCTTCTTGGCATTTATCACAAGACGACATATCAAAAATTCTTCCAAGATAATTCTTCCTCTCGCTCGGAGAAGATTGAACGAATTTTGTCTGATCATCTTGCTTAAAGAAGTAGATTAAATCAAATAACTCATCATCTATTCCAAGATATGTTCTAACTTGCGCATCTACTACGCGGGTTTGGTCTCCGGCTAGCTTGCCGTTAACCCAGATCTTAGCTTGAGAAGTGCCATCTCTCGCGCGCGAGCGCTGCACTTGTAGCGTTTGCCCATTGGCTTCGACAGTAAGATCGATGGCATATCTCGCAGCGCCATGCCGTATCGCATCTTCTTTTGATTTGCCGCGCTGCGTATTGAAAAGAGCAGTCCTGATTGATTCAATTAAAGAGCTTTTCCCACTACCGTTGCTCCTTCTAGAATCAGATTTCCATCTTCCAATGATAGAAGATAACTTTACGTTTTCAAAATCAATATCAACATGTTTGAAGATTTGATAATCAGTTAGAATCAATCTCTTCAATTTCATTTTCAATCGCCTCTAATAGGAAGAGACAGATATTTCATTCATCGCCATAGCTAATGCACTTTTGGTAATCTTTAAGAGAGTCTTCTTGTATCTTTGTCCCTTTGAATTTTCCGCTTTTCTTCTTTTGAATTGCTATTGTCGTCAAAGCCATACAAACTGCATCACCTATGTTATCATCTGTAATATTCTGAACGATACATTTTGGATCTTTTACAAAATCAAGAGAAGATTGAATACAACTATTGATTTTCATCATATAAGATGTGTCTTTTGAAATATTTCCTTTTCCTAAACAATATTTTTTCCACATGCCAGATGGGATTCTTGAATAGCTATTAGATTCAATATATCGAAAATCATATGCAAGAAGATCAATAACTCCGTTCAGTTCATGAAGTCCGTTTGCATTTCCCATAATTGCGTGATTGTGTAACTCTCTAGAGAGAAACACCGGCTGCAATCTTGAAATAATTTGTTTCAATTCAAATTGAATAAATTGAAGTCTATGAATTCCTTTCTGCTTTGGTTTAATTATTCCTGTTTCAAACCAATACCAATTTGTTCCATCAGAAGCAATGCAAGCATATCCTGTATGCGTTAAAGATTGATCGAGACTCAAGATCACTGTCTGCATTTTTCAATTATCTCCAAACCAAACTTCATAATATCTTCTTTTAAAAGACCATAGTCTTTTTGTTCTAGATATCTTATGAAATTTGATTTCGTCTCATTGTTAAACTTTATTTCAGGATCCCTTCTAACTTCTTGTTTTACGATTTCAAGATTAATTGATGCAATGCAGTGAGATCCAGATGATTCAAGTTGTTTTCTGATTTTCAACTCGTCATATTCATGAACTCTTCCTTCAGGATACTTCACATTTACTTTAATAATTGCGTCTTTTACGTCAACATCGGCGATATCATTTGAACATTCAAGATCAATTTGAACAAATTTCCTTGTCTTAAATCCGACAGGAGTCAGATTGCCTGTCTCAGTGTTAAGAAGGACAACTCCTTTTACGTCAAGTCTCTCATTAAAATCAATCGGATGAATCGAACCAGGGTAGAAACTAATCGGCTTAACGCTTGAAAGAATTTGTGGCTTATGAAAATGGCCAGCAATAACGTAATCAACAGGAATGCTCTTAAACGACGTGGCATGGTCATTTTGAATTTCAAAAGGCTCCGCTCCAACTATAGCCCCCTCAAGGTGACTATGGCAGACGAGTATATGATTCTTTCCGATTTGATCGTTATTCTCAAATGTTCCAAACTTATGATATTCAGGATGATCGCCCTTATATGGCATGAAATGAAAAACACAATCGCCAATCAACTCGCTTGTTGTCTTATCATAGATTTTTGTTAACCTAAGTTGACGACGTGTAATGTCATCGAAGAGAGCGAGCGCATGGCTCTTTCCGATCTGAGAAGTGTAGTCATGGTTTCCGATAATAAATCTTGATTGTATTCCGTTATCTTCAAGATGACAAAGAACTCCCCAAAAAACCCTTTGTTCATCCGCAGAAGGTCGATTTGTATGAAAGATATCACCTGCCATCAAAAATAAATCAACTTGTTCTTTTGTTGCAAAGTCAATAATTCTATGAAGAAGATTTTCAATATCAGAAAGTCTACTGTTCCTGCCGTCTTTATCGATTATTCCATGAGAATTACATCCAAGATGCCAATCGCTCGTGCAAAGTATTTTCATTTTCTTAAATTCTTGATAAGTTTTTCAATATGTGATCTACGATATTCATCATCGCTATTCATCTTATCATTATGAATCTTAAAATTAGAAAATCCACCTTTTCCTCTTTGATTATTAACCATTTGTGTTACAGGTTCAAGATGTTCTGGATTCACGCAAGATCTATTTCTGCACAGATGATCTAAAACAAGACCTTCAGGAATCTTCCCTTTATATTTTTCATAATAAAATCTATGCGCAAGAAAACATTTTCCTTCATGCCAATAATTCCCATAGCCTCTCGATTTAATTGCGAGCTGCCATATCCAACAATTAGTTTTTTCATCAACGATATATTCGATATGAGATTTTCTCCTATGATGATTTTTAATAAATCTATAATGTTCTCCTGTTTTAATTCCAGATTTCGTATTATCGCTTTTTGCAATATTAGTGATATTTCCACATCCGCATTCACAATACATTTGATAGATCTCATTGATAGTTGACAGCGGTATTCTTAAGGTTTAATCTCTGGGGATTATCCGCATACCAGTTTCTAGAAGCGCATCTTGAAATTCTTTGAAAGTATTCTTCATACAATTGTCCGATAACATCGACAGAAAAATTATTTACGGCATATCGATGACAGTCTTGTCTGTCAATAGTAGAAATATTCCTGAGAGACCAAACAAACTCTTCCATTGTTCTGCATCTATACCCAACTTTTCCGTGTTTAACTGTCTCCGAAAAAGCTCCCCAATCTGTCGTAATCACTGGCGTTCCGCAAAATAATGACTCAACAATCATTCTGCCGAATGGTTCAAAATAATACGTCGGAGCAATCAATGCTTTTGCGTTTTTCAAAAACTTACACTTAGTATCCCAATCTAGGCAACCAACATATTCGATATTAGAATCATTAGGAATATCAATGCTGCTTTTGCCAGCAATAATGAGTTTCGTATTACATCTTTTTGCTAGCTCAATAGCCGTTGATATTCCCTTATCGTTGACAACTCTACCAAGAAACATAATGTAATCATTTGAAACTCTATTAAATTCATAATCACTTTGATAAAAACAATTTGGTATAACTGCGTCGTGCCATCTTCCTTGGCTGACACCGTTCTTTCCATAAAGATAATGCATCCATGCATAACTATCAAATATGGCCATTGAATAGTTTAATTGATCATATCCAATCCCAGATTCAATCACAATCAATTTTTTATAATCTGGAATATTATCAATCACATATTGATGTATGTTTCCATATGGAAGTAATACAATATCAGAATATTTTGATTCATGCAAGAGAGCTTTTAAGCATCTTTCATTGAATTTGATATTTGCGCTAGACTTAGAGTTAGAACTATAAAATTCAAAATCTTCATTGAAATTTCCATATGATTCACTTCGTTCTTTTTCAGAAAGAACCTGTATAAAAACATCGCAGTTGACAGATGATTTTTCAACTCCGTAAAAGACAACTCTATGACCATTTGATTTTAATATATCACAGAGATTATAGATTTTTTGAGTGAATGGACATGCATATATCTCTCTTGATGTTCGAATATATGGAAGTCCAAATATATGAAACGTCAAAATTGACATTAGAATTTCTTGCCGTGCAATTTCTCTCTTTGAAGATTAAAAATCATCTTTGCAATAAGAGCTTCTCCAAGATTAATATTGAATCCTCCTGCAAAATCAAAGATTCTAATCAAAGTATCTGCAAGTTCAATTTCAACAGATCCATGATTCTGACAATGGCTATCAGCGGGATTTCCTTTTCTAATTCCTTCAAGGCATTCGCTTAATTCAGAATGCATTAAGGCAATCATCTCTGCCTTATTTCTATTTATTCCTTCCTTCCAAAATCCTTTTGATTCAGAATTTCTAAAACACTTCATTGAAAGAAATTCGAAAACTTCTTCAATCTTTGCTTTGTTATCGATAAAATCCGAAGCAACAACAGGCTCGCTCATCTGATTACAACCAAATCCCTTAAGGTTCTTTGTGGACTTAAAACTCGAACTTCAATCGAATCGTAGGATATATTTATCTTCAAGAAGTGATGCTCAACAAGAGCAACAATATACCCGCCGCCACAGATGGTATCAAGAGCACCACCTCCGCCTCCTGAAGTAATCTTCCACATTGGCCCATTTCGCCAAAGAGATCTTTCATAGCCATGCGCATGCCCGTTTAATACGAGATGACATCCTGAGTTCTGCAATCTATCCATCAATGAAATCCATTGGGGGGTTTGATATGATTGATAATAACAGTTTGAATACCAGACGTTTGTCGTCGCCGGCTCATGAAATAAAACAATTCTAAACTTTGACCGTATCCATTCTTGGCTAGTAATTTCTCTATCGATAAATATCCTCTGAGGATGTCCGGGATCCATTGATGTTCTTAAATCAAATGTTTCATCGTTTGCATCAAGTATAACCCATCTGACAGACCCGAGAGTAAATGCAGTCCATTGACCGATATTTTGTTGAACTGGCAGATTCCAGAAAAATAATTGATACCCTAAAACATCATCGTGATTTCCTCGCGCGCCCCATCTTGGAAGTGACATAATAGGAGAAAGAGGGTTGATAAACTGGTCAATCCATTCAGAGGGTATTGCTCCTCTGTTCTGAATATGATCACCGAGACCAACGAATGCATCAACATTTTCTAATCTAATTGAATTGCAGATCTGTGAAAATATATTCGGACCGTTTTGATTGTCGCCAACAACTGCGACGCTATATGAGATCGGTTCGACCGGCGCAATAGGAACCTGCAAAGATTGAAATAGAAGGAATAGATTTCTAATCATAGTTCACTTCATTAAAAGAGCCAACGGTTTTTGGCCGTTGGCTCAATCTTGTCAGGTAGCCGCTTTTGCGACTGGTTCCATCCGCACTACTGTTCTTCGGTCGTCTCCTCGGCAGTTGATTTTCCAGGATCACCCCCTAGTTTTCTAGGATTTGACTGCCTAGCCTTAAGAACAGCAGCTAACATCGAAGTATACAATTGTGGATCTTTTCTTAAATCTTCTTCAAGAGCCGCAAGTCCACGCCATGATTTATTTTCATATCTAAACATTGCCCCTTCTTTCTTTCCGATTTCATATACAATAGCATCTTCTGCAAGCATTCCGTATTTATTAATTCCGTTTTCGTTGATAATAAACTCTGCTTCCCTTCCCCAAATAGGAAATAGTTTACTCTTGACTGGTCTTATTTTACTCTTCGTTCCGGCAGGCTTCCCTGCAACCATGTATTGACCCATTCTATTAATTGATATTCTAAGAGATGAAAAGAATTTCATTGCGGCCCCTCCTGGCTGAGTCTTCTTTGGACCATACATCACACCAACATTATCTCTTTCTTGATTTATGAAGACAAGAGCAACTTTTGAATCAGCAAGAGGTTTGACAATCTTCGGAAGGGCAGAACTAAGCATCGCAGCTCGTCTGCTGAATTGATTGCTTCCGACATCGAGACCTTCTTTTTCTACTTTATCAAATTCAGCTCTCGGGACAAGAGCAGGAATGCTATCGACAACGATGATCGCTCTGTGTGCTTTCCCAGTTCTTTCTTTGTATTCAGCGATAGACTCGCAAGTCACTCGCACGACTTCCAGGGCCTCTTCCCCGTAATCAGGGGTGGAAAAAATCATCCTTGTCGGATCAATTCCGATACGTTGAGCATAAGAAAGATCAAGAGCATGCTCAGCATCAACGAAATAAACAAGATCGCCGTTCTTTTGACAGTTTGCAATTAAATGAAGCATCACGGTTGTTTTACCGGATGCTTCAGGACCATATAGTTCTGTTATTCTTCCAGCAGGAATCCCGCCGCCGAGAACGTCATCAATTGCAGCTATACCAGTTGAAAATACATCGTATGGTTCAAGAGTCTTTGTTGCTCTTGAATAGATAATTTCAGGGTTATCAAGTTTCGACTTGATTGAAGAAACAATGTCGGCAAGCGGGTCACTCATATCAATTAATACGAATAACCAAGATAAAGATCTATGCCATTTGATCCAATTGCATTAGAACTTAAATCTGAAGTAATCCATTGGCATGCAAGATGAATTCCGTAAAGCGAAGGGTTCCAGGGAATTCCCCAATTGACGGCGGCACACCCGTTTGAGTTAACTACAGTTGCGGAGCTGTAGAAAAGAAGATTGTTGTAAAGATTAAAATATGGAGTCAACGCAACCGGAGGGTTATTAAGGACCGATCCAAAAGATACGATCGCGGGCATTCCAGAATACCCGTTGCTCATTACAAATGACATTTCAAGATCGCCAATCGAAGGATCTCGATTGATCCATCCCAAGGTCGGCTCTGATCCTACAAAAGTCGATGAAGGGTATGCTCCCGGATTTGTAAATTCTAATTTTTCAGAATTATATGAAGAAGCAAAAAGACTAATAATAAAACAATTTCTTCCATTTTTCAATTCCGATTTTTCAACTCTAATCGCATTAGATGTAGCGTTAGATTGATTGCTTAGAGTGTAATTTGTAACAGTGATAAAATCAGTAATGATAAGAACTGCCGGATTTAGATATGCATCAAGAATACAAACTTGAGGAGCCGCATTATTTCCGATATCTTCGACTGCAAGTCCCCGAAGACTTACTGTCCCTCCAGATCCAAGGTTAATGATATTTCTCGAAATAACGGATTTATACTGGTCTAAGTAAATAATTTCACACATCCCAGGCTCGCTACAATAAATAATATCATCATTTCCGTCAAAATCGAAATCATAAACGTCATAAGAGTTAATGTTATATGTAGAATTGATAATAATAGGGTTATTAAGAGCTTGCGTCGCTTCAACTAAGCGAAATTGAAAAACATTAGTTCCGAATACGAGCCATTTATATCCAACTGCATCGATTGTTACTTTCCTTGGAACCCCTACGACTTGAGATGGACTGGGATTTCCGCTCGTCATTTGAGAGGTGTAATTGAGGAAAGACATTTGTTGAGTCGAATTATTCCATTTCCCGCTGAATGCAACGGGAGCCGCATTTGGCACATAACTTCCGCCAAAAACAAAATCAGAAATCCCATCAAGATCATAGTCGATTCTTTTTGCGTGACAAAAACTAAATAGAGCAGGCGCAGGACTCATAATTTGAGAAGAAAAATGACCATTTCCGAGACCATAATATACTGCAATATTGCTAGGTATGCTCACATTTGGATCATAGATCGGTTGAATAATATCAGTAAAGCCATCAAGATTTACATCCGCAAATTGAGTTAATCCGTAGCTTGTAGAAATCGAAATTATCGGGCCGCTAATGACGTTTGCAGGATTTACTCCATCGTAGAACTTAAATGCAGGGCCAAACAATCCGATTAATCCAGAAACAACATAATCAAGATTTCCATCACAATTAAGATCTTCAACAGAAGGAAGACAGGGATTCAAATACAAAGGATAATTATAGACCTTAGAACTGCTGAACTGCGCAAGACAAGAAGAATAAAAAAAGAAGAAAACAAAAAGAATTCTTTTTAACATTTTGACCTTTCGATAAAAGTCGACCGCCACTGCCCATGACGGTCGACAATCTCTTCGACATCTGCAGACACCCATGAAAAAGAACAAATCAACAATTACACATTGTTGATTGATGATTTTGGTAGGGGCGGTAGGATTTGAACCCACGACCACCCGGGAATAAGCCGGAAGCTCTACCAGACTGAGCTTACGCCCCCTCACAATTTTGGCACCCGCACCAGGAATCGAACCTGGGACCTACGGTTTAGAAAACCGTGGCTCTATCCTGCTGAGCTATGCGGGCTCACATCATCCTCGCGGGATTTGAACCCGCACGGCCTTTCGGCCAACAGATTTTAAGTCTGTTGAGTCTGCCAATTCCTCCAGAGGATGTCAATTTTCCTTTTTCTTTCTTGGCTTCTCATTATCCTTGACAACAAAAACAGCCGGTGCTTGCATGATAGACATGTCCTCACAATCTACCGAACAGTTCAAAACATTATCCCAGAAATCTTTATCTTGTAAAAGAATAATGTCTTTTTCTGTCTTGATTTGAATCATAACAACAATATTTCGACTTTTCATTTTTTCTCCGTTTTTGTTAAATTCATTGTTTCAAAGAAACAGACCATAGTGTTTTCTATGGTCTGTTTTTCAGCAACCCTTGCCTTTGCCCTTTTTCTTCTTAGCCATTGTTATTCCTTTGTTAAAGACAAACGGGCTATATCGATATACGTTTTGTGCGCCAGGGGGCGTCATTCTATTGAACGTTTGACAAACTTATATCCTCTTCCTTTTCCTCTATTCAAAGATCTAAACGTTGGCGTCAAACTATGACAATTCGGACAAAGTAATTGAAGATTGTCAAATCTATTATTTTTCCAATCTCCGTCTTTATGGTCTACCTCTAATGGAACGCGACCAGTTGAAATATTTCTTTCAGACCACCCGCATTTCTGACATCTTGATTCAAATTTCTGAAAAAGATATTCTCTAATTGCTGATATTTGATTTCCATATTTTGTGTAACCAATATCTTCGCCGTTTAACCATCTTCTTAGAAATTCACTTTTTCTCTCTGATGTAAAATCAGTAACTGAACACTTTATACAACAAAATCTTGTATATTTTGACTTACATAGATTGCCACAAGTTTCACATTTCTTTATACTTAAATACTTCCCTGTTGGTCTTGGTCCGTATTTTCTTTTTCTTGCCAATAAAAGATCTTTTGCATATTGTATCGCTGCATATTCATTAACATTAAATGTATCGCCGATTAATTTAAAACTTATATTGTCATTGAACAATTTAATAAATTCTTCTTTTGATTTAGAGAGTATTTCAATATCGCGAATATATCTGCCCATACAGCTGTATACTTTTCTATTCGATATAGAATAATGTGCGTCTGGTGAGATTTGAACTCACGCTCCTTTGATTAAAAGTCAAATGCTTTGACCAACTAAGCTACAGACGCATACATGCGCATAAACCAACTATACAACTGCAAAATTCAATACAAAATAAAATACCGGTCTCTCCCGGTTGCCACCGTCTTCCTAGATTTGAATCTTACGGTTAGACCTCAGCACTGCTAGGCTCAGGAGAATCTATCGGTCAATCTTGTTAGACTGACAAGCTACATGCAATAGATTCTATTGTCTGGTGACTTTCGTCACGAGTAGCTCGACAAGTGATTACTTCTTCTTCCAAGGATTGCCGTAGATCTTTCCGCATCCGTGGCACCGAAGATCTCTCATATCAGTTCCGCTTCTTGCAATCTGCATCTCAGACTTGCACTGACAAGGGAGCTTGTAGTGCAGATTTGGATCGAACGAAGAATTTGGCTTCGTGTCGATATACTGATCAAGATTTGCCTGTGGTGGAACTTGGGGAGGAGGAGGCGGCGGCGCAATAGGCGGTGGAGCTACCTGCTGAGTGGGCGGAGGTGGTTGCGCAGGAGCTTGAACCGGTTGCTGCCATGGCGGAGTTTGTTGCGCCTGTTGTGCAGGAGGTCCGCCAAGAGGGCCGGCAAGGGTGGAGTTTGGAGGCGGCGCGACAGGAGCATTTGCTCCAAACGGGAAGCTAGTGTCCTGGTCACTCCAGCCGCCACCGTCAATCGCCCTCATAACCTTTGCGACCCACGGGGCGTCGCTATGCTGAGCAACAATAGCGAGATCATATAGCTGATACTGCTTCTCTTCTTCAGTAAGAGGCGTAACAGTTCCGCTAAACTGAGCCTTGTATTTCGTCGTGAGATTTGAACCTTCCTTCATCAAGATAATATCAAAGGTCTCCGGATTTGGGTCTTGCCCAAGATCCTTTCGCATCTGACAGATGCTTGCAATCTCTCTCAGAACCATCGGGCCAACATTATTTCCCTTTGCATTCTGTGCAAGGATCATCGAATGCTTATTCGATTTATGCCATTCGATATCAGATGGATTTCTGCTGATCACATTAAAGTAGAATTTTTCCTTTGCAGTTCTCTTCGAAGCAAGATCTTGTCTTGCCTTATCGCCTGTCAATTCGTCTGCCGCATTGCGCTTGCAAAGAGCACATTCAGAAGATGGCCCTCCGCAATAGACAGGTCTCGAGGTTCCTGGAGCAACCTCAACAAAATGCTCAAACGCAGAAGCAAATTCGCCAACAATACGAACTTGATGGACTCCGCTGATAACGAGTTTCTTCTCGTTACCAAAATTCATCGATTCATCGATTTGCTTCTTCTTGCTAAGTAGACCGCCGACATCCATGTTAGCCCTCTAGTTTACTTTCAGAAATTACGGATTTCAAAAAAGATTTTGAACGAGCTGTTCTTTGCTCTTCTGTTTCTTTCTTCGCTAGAGGAACTCCGCTAGCAAAAAACATTTCGCTTCTTAGATTTCCAGATAGAGCTTGCAAAACGGTCGCTTGTTGATTAAGTGTTTTTACGAAGTTTTTGAGAAGCTCCGCTCTACTTCTTAGATCAGTAATTACCATTTTCCTTCTGTATTCCTCTTCGCCGATATCAAGGACTATTTTTGATTCAACAAGTTTAACGGTTGTCTTATCGATTCCGCCGTTTGCTTCAACAAGACTTCTATGAGCAGATGCGTATTGCTTCTTATGCCACTGTTCAAACTCTATTTCTGCTTTTGCTAAATTGTTTGATTCTATTTCTGATATAACGATTAACCATGTTAGATTTTGAGTGAATCTACCAAGTATTGAATTCAATTTAAGAGGGTCGATCTCATTATTTTCATTACACGGATTAAGATCTTTCTCAATCTTTTTCCATTGAGATCTTGCCCACTCTTCAAATTCTGGAGTCACAAGTCACCTAAAACGCAGGAGTTTCGCTCTGTTCTTTTCTTTGATCTTCGCTTAACATTTGAAGATTCTTAATCGAATAACTTCCTCTATCTGTTAGTTTCCCATTTGATATGAATATATTGCCAACTTTTAATCTATGACCTTCAGCGGCAAAATCGCTCGGCCACATGACAACTTCAATTTCTCCGTCTAGTGTCATCAATTTGCAGAATGCCATCATACCTGTCTTTGCTTGATGGTGTTTAACTTGAACGATCATGCCTCCAACCTTCGCATTCTGGGTTCTGTTGCTATTGGCGTCAATACATATTTGCAGAACGTCATTGTGTTGTTCAAGAGGATTTGCAAAAAGGTAAAACCCTATTGACTCTTTTTCAAACATCGCCATCTCTGTTTGGGTCGGTTCTATCCCCTTGATCTGAGTCAACGCATCTTGCCTCGGCATAAAAGAATCAAAAGCCCCGGCACAAGCAAGAGAGTCAATCGCGTTCTGCCTAGATGGTTCTTTTAAAACAAAATCTTCAATTGAAGCGTATGGTCTCTTTTGAATAATTTTCTTTGAACTTCCGACGTGTTTAACGTTTTCAAGTCCCAACCTGATAATTCTCTCTCCGTTCAAAGTTTGAATAGAGTAGTTTTCTTCACTTAAATTAACATCAGGAGGAAGAATCTTAATTCTTAATCTTCTGCATTCTTTGATAATATTTTCTCTGCTCTTGCTTCTGAGCGATGAACACATAAATTCAATTGGGAAATGAGTCTTTAAATACATATCAATATATGCGATCATTCCATAGGCGTAGCCGTGCGATTTGTTAAATATATAATTCTGGCATGCAAGTATCTTCTGCCAAAGTTCTTCAAACTTATTAGGGTCTAGATTTGATTTTAAATATCCTTCTTTGAATTTTTCATATACAGGCGTTAGCCCATCAACTGCTCTTTGATTTGCGGTCTTTGCAATGATCTTTCTGACCTTATCGGCTTCCGCCATTGAAAATCCAGCAAGTTCTGAACAGATTTTCATCACTTGTTCTTGATATAAAATTACTCCGTTCGTTTCTCTTAAGATCGGCTCGAGTTGAGGTATAGTGTATTTAATTGTCGAGTGATTATTTCTTGCCGATATAAATTGATCAACGTCAAGTCCTGGCCTGATAAGAGCGTTAACTGCGCAAACCTCGTCAAAAGTTATTCCAGGAAGAGATTTTAAGATAGAAACTGACTTTGCCTCTTCGAATTGAAATACGCCAACAGTCTCTCCGTTTTCAAAACCTTTCAATGTAAGTCTATCATTTATAGGAAGATCGTAAACATCAAGATTTTTTCTTATATTCTCTGGAAGTAAGCTGGCCGTTGAGTTTATGACAGCAAGGTTGTCGACAGTCAATATATCAAGTTTAACAAACCCAAGAGAATCAAGTTCTTCCCCATCCCATTGAGTTACCAATACTTGATCTTCGCCTCTACTTCTCGTAAGAGGTATCGATCTTCCAATTGGCCCGGCTGCAAGAATCACCGCACTTGGATGAGTCGTTATATGGTGTGTGCTTCCTATTGATTTTTTCGCAAGATCAAAAAGCAAAGGGTATTTGTCAATATAAATCTTCAATTGAGGATTAGCTTTTAAGCTTTCATCAAATGTATCTTCAGTTACAAGTTTATTTATGAGCTTTGCTTCTTCAAAAGGTATGCCCAAAGATCTTGCAAATTCGTCGATAGCGCTCCTTGGCTTAAACAGACTAGGAACTCCAACCCTTGCAATTCTATTGATTCCATATTTTATTTGAAGATATTCAATAACTTTATCTCTATCAGAAAAATCAGAATCAATATCCGGAAGAGATATTCTTCCAGGATTCATAAATCTTTCAAAAATCAATCCAAATCTAATCGGATCAATTGTTGTAATCCCTGAAAGATAAACGACAAGTGATCCTGCCGCGCTGCCTCTCCCTGGGCCGACGACAATTCCGTTTTTCTTTGACCAATTTATATAATCTTGAATGATTAAAATAATATCATAGTATCCGCTCAATCTATATACTTCAAGTTCTCTTTCTAACCGTTCAACATATGAAAAAGCATCTGCGTATATCTTCTTTGAATCGATTAATCTTTGAAGATTCAGCCTGCAAATGCTTGCAAGTTTTTCAAATGAATTATTCAAATGCTATCGGCGCTGGAACAGGAGCCCCTGTCGCAACAGAAATCTTACCAGTTTTTCTATCCCATAACAAGAGCCCTGATGCGACGCAAGTTGTGATCGTCTCATAGATCGTTAACAGAATTCCAAATGAAGAAGTCAAACCAAGAGTTGAGCATCGAATAAAACACTCTTCTAAAGTCCGCGGCTGCTCAACAAAAATGTTGAATATTTTGTGACTGTTAGAACTTTCTCTGAAAGGGTTTCCTGTCTTCTTGGATTCTTGAGCCCATCTCCAAGCTCTTGATTGCATGATATACCTAGGAATTTGAAGTGGTTTTTCTTTAGAAAATTGAACAGCTATAGGAGTATCTGGCGCTACTTCTTGCTGTTTATTTTCAACAGGAATCGGAAGATCTGCCGGAGGATCTTCATTTTTATTCTGTGTATCATCTTGTTTCATTTCAAATACTGTCTTACACTTCAGACAAATTGCTTCGTCTTTATTCGTATCTGAAACAAAAACTGACATCACCTGATTACATTCAGGGCAATCAGCTATTGGCTTCTTGTTCTCCGACATAGTCAATCTCAGGAGCTATCTTTCCTGCTTCTTTCTTTTGCTTTTCTTGATTTTCGACATCAATTTTTGTAAAGTCAATTCCGCCAGAACTATTTAATGGAACTACTCTCTTGGCAGGCTGATTCTTCTTTTCAATTATCTTTTTACTGACGACTGGTTCATCGCCAAAAAGAGACATTTTAACTGATTATTGTCGTCAGAAGGTAAGTAAACTTTCCTTCATCGATCCAGATCTTACCGTCTTTCTGGAGACTCATCGAAACTTCATCAGATTCAATTGCTTCAATTCCACTTCCTAGATTTTGAATATGATATTTCCTCGTAGTGAGATTTTCCGATTTAGAATCTTGATTAACTTCAAAATTATTCAATTTAATCTTTTCAACTCCGCTATTACCTCTTTCGACAGTCAGGATCATCTCGTTGATGTTTTGATTTGTATTGATTTCTATGTTAATGACCTTATAGACGTTATCAGTAAAACTATTCAATCTCTTTAACGCCCAGAGAATTTCAGATCTGTTTATTTTGAATTTGACTTGGTATGATCTAGAATTTATCAGCCTCTTGTAATCAACGTAATCCGCATCGAGAAGTCTGTATGCTGATGCAAGACCAATCGACTGATCATAGAGAACAAGCGTCTTTACGGTGGGATTGAGACCGATAATAATTTCATTACCCTTACACATTTTAAGAATATCGCCAAATGACGGAGGAATCAAAGCAGAAAAGCTCTTATCAGAAACCCCTGCCATTACCGCAAGTCTATTCGCATCAGTAGAAACAAAACACCCGTCGAAATAAACTCCCTGGTATGAAAGCTTCGTAACATCTTTGCTTATCGCAATAGATCCCTTTTCCCACATTGGAAGAAGATCCGAAATTTTCCATTTACCTATTTCCGACATTGCATAGTCAGCCGTCGGAAAAGATGATTCTTGAGAGTGTCTATTAAGCGTATATTTCCCGTTCGTAATAACCGTGATAACAGAATCAGAATTTGATCCGATAAACTCGGCGCTATTTGTTGTGCTAGCTTTGATAATATCATATAAGAGATCAGCAGGAAGAAGAAACATATCAGGCACATCGCTCATATCAACGAGAGAAAGATCTCCAAAATCCACGCTGATAAACGCGATGAAGTTTGTTGAACTGAGAGTTAGTCTGTGCTCTTTCTTATCAACAGCAAACTTGATATTGTCTGCAACATCAAGAGTCTTATTCCCGCAAGCAGTTCTTAGAATCTCTAACACATTGCAAAGACGTTGTCTGTCAACAATCATTTTTACTTCCTGAATAGTTAAGCCACTTTAAGATTGATTTTCTAGATTGCTCTAAAGGAATATCATTGATATTCTTATCAAGTCCGGCCGCTCCAATAATATGATCCCAAGAGATAAATATCTTTCTTATCTTTTTTGATGTCTTAATCATTATACCACCATCTGTCATCGTTATAATGAGATTCGGATAAGAAATCAATTCTCTTACAAGCTTCCCCTTCAGGGTTATATGAGGCATCGTATTTCCTGATAAGATCTAAATACGATTTTGGTATCTTCTTTCCGCCTGGAAGAAGCTTGCCTTTCCACCTCCAAAATAAAGAAATGAGATGACTAACTAAAATCTCTTCTTTTGGAGGAAGCATTTCGGAAATCGGACGAGATCTCAATTTTAATTCAGATAATTTCCATCTAGTCTTATTGATGCGTTTTCTCGACGCATATTCATTTATTGATTTATTAAGCAGAAATGATAAAACAGAAGGATGATAAATATAAGGACGAACGTTCTTAATTGTTGAGTCTCTGTTTGGGACTCCGTTATGAATGTCTTTTATAATTGATAGATATCTATAACAAACGGCTGCAATTCCGGCTACCTGATTTGTCGGAAGATATATATACGGAACATAATAGATAAATGTCATAGAAACTTTGGTATTTTAATCCCTTCTTTTAAATCAAACATTTCAACTTTATCGCAGATTTCATCTGGAGCATCTAATGCTTCACGATATTTCGAAACAACAGAGACATCATATCCATGAAGTGTTGCAAACTGCTCGATCATTTCATCTCTATTCCTGACATGATATGGTCCTTCATATGGATATTTCCATACTTTATTCTTATCATTGTTTGTCTTAGATCTGATATAGTGTTCGTGAAAATTTCTATCTTCTTTTCTAAAATAATGACAATCGCCAGTTGCAATTAATTTCACATTTGCATATTCATTTGCATATTTGATAACTCCTTCATTAAACTTTCTTTGTATCTGAGAGAGAAAAGGTTGAATTTCAATATAGAAATCATCTTTAAAAAGATCAAAATATTTCAATCTCAATTCATGAAGACCCGCTTGGCCTTTTTCTCCAAGAGCTGGGGCTGCAACTCCTCCGATACACGCAGTGGTAATGATTAATCCTTCACCGTATTTCTTTAGATCGTTAAAATCTATTCTCGGCTTGTAGTAAAAATATTGGCTTGAAAGAGTTGAAAGAATAATTAGATTTTGAAATCCGATTTTATTCTTTGCAAGAATGATAAGATGATTGTATGGGCGTTCTTTTAATGTTTTATCAGGAACGATATACGCTTCAAATCCAAAAATTGGTTTCAGCTTATTATCTTTACAGGCCTTCCAAAGTTTTGGAACAATAGCAATATTTCCGTGATCTGTTGCACATAGAGCTTTCAAACTATATGATTTAGCGTTTTCAACAAGATCAGAGACTTTAATTGTCCCGTCAAAAAGACTACGATCTGTATGGAGATGGCAGTGAAGAAATCCACTACTTGTCATATTTTGTTTGCATCATCCTTATGTGATTTATTAAATTATTCATTTCAAATCCTCCTTCTCCAAGAGAACATTGGCGGTCATTTTTATTTGAAAAACTGACCGCATGTTCCATCAGCTTTATCAAATCATTAAAATATTCTTCGGAGCATCTGTTAGAATAAAGAAACTTGTCCGTGGATGTCGACTGCTGATTTTGCTTTTGGATGTCTTTTCTTTTCATGGTAGGACTTCCAGATGTCGTCGACAATAGTGTCGAGTGTTTCTTCTTCGAATTCTTTTCGAATAGCCTTACGTAGTGACGTTTTATTTTCTCGAAAGTGTGAGTTGCGATCCATAAGTCGAAAAGCAAAATCTTTTTTCTTCTTTGTTGATTCGGAATCAATTGTATCAATTCCGATTTCTTTGAGAATATATCTGATAAAATGGCCTGTTGTATCACGGCCAAACGTGTTCCTAAAACTGTCTCTGCAAAGTCGAACAAATTCGACCGCTTCTTCTTGAGATTTAAAAGGATCTGTTTTGATCCTTTCATTTATCCTCTGGAGAAACCAATCCTTCTTTTCCTGGTTCGTCAACAGAACTTTGTGCTGCAACTTCTTTTGTTGTTGGCCTGATTGTAATTGATTTGTCTTCATTGATTAAAACCTCAACGTAATTACCAGATTCGTATCCGATCCATCTTAACCATTCTCCGCCGATGCGGATTACAGGGAATTTTCCTGAAGTAGGAGAAACGCCAGAATGGATTCTAAGAACTCTTTTGAGTTTAATCTTTTTTGTGGTTTGAACGACAATGTTATCCATTTAGTTTTTTACCTTTACAATTGAACTACCTACGAGTAACCCGAAATGCTCCTTTGTTTGAATTAATTCAATTCCATGAATCATACAAAACATATCAACGTCGTCTAACTTTGAAGGACGCATCCAGAAAATAGCTTCTTTATGACAAAGAGATTCTTCTTCACATACAGACATGATCATGTTGTTAAAGTTCAATCGAATATGAACAGATTCATTGGACATATTTTCTTGCAATTGGTTGAATTTTGTTGTATAAGATGTTTCTTGTCTTTGTAATGGAAATTCCGATCTGCCCGGCAACGCCTTCGACATTATACCCATTCAGTAAACACATAACAATATCAAATGACATCTTATCAAGTTTTTTCTTGAGATTTTCTATTACTTCTCCAACAAACGCAATCTGCACAACGTTACAGACTTTCTTATCTTCAATATCAATTTGATCAATTTCTTCCTTTGTCTCAAGAAAACCATCATCGATTCTAATAAAAGCCATTTTTGGCTTTCTCTTTTGAAGATTTATCGCATATTGCTGATCTACAAGAATATTTCTAATATATGTCACTACCATCGAAACAAATCTTTTTTCATTATCAATTGGAGTTAAACTATCTTCATAAATAAAATCTTCAATCGCTTCGTTCAATTTCAATAAGCAGATGTTATATAGAGATTCTCGACTTTCAACCAACATCAACGATTTATCGTTTAAAAACGGTTGAATTGTTTTCAACATGAAAGGTTTGAAATGTTTTTCTAGCTTTTCAAAAGCATTTTCTTTGCTCTTGACAATTTCGATAAGCACGGCAACCTCCTGTAATGGAACCTAGATAGTGTAAGTATACTGTGCAACGGTTGCCTTGCAACAAAAAAACTAAGCTATTTTTTAATTTCTAACACTTTAAATTCTTGATCTTTCGATCTAAAAATATAATCTGATTCATAGTCGCTATATTTAATAATTGAATTCAATGACTTTGCCATCTGGACTTCATCACAATCTCCGGGATCGTATCCGGTCGGCGGAAATGCGATTTCGATTGATTTACCGAATTCTTTAACGCACTGTGTTACAAGGTGCCATCCCGGAAGACCATCAAGATCTGGATAAACAATTATTCTATCAAACTTTTTTATCAATTCACATTGTGTTTCACTTAATCTATTTGTGAAACAAGAAACTCCAGAACTAAATCCGAGCGTATGCATTTGAAGAACATCAAGAATACTTTCAACAATAATACAAGTATTTGTTTTGATGGCATTATCGTAATTAAAAAGCATATCATTCATCGGAGATCCTTTTGGATATCTTTTTGCTCCGCCTCTTTTTGTTTCAAAGAAAAATAAACTAGCGATCTTTTCATACATATAAATTGGAATGATGCCACATCTTCCTATTTGATAGTGTTCAGTCGCGCCACACATATAAGTTCTTTGTGTCTCTAGACTTATGCGCCGCGAGATTAGGTATCTCTCGGCGTCGAGTGCCACCATGTGGCTAAAACCACAAGGCGCATAGTTTGCGGGCAACTGAGCGCAAATCTCAGCTATGGCGATATCGTGTTTTTTACGCTCTGGCTTCAACTTATCAAGATTAAGCATCAATGCTTTTGTAGTTGTTAATTCAGAAGAAGTCACCATTGTTGAAAGCCAACTTAAGGCATCAACAAACGACTTCTTAAGAATTCTTTGAACAATATGAATTAAATTGCCATGATCGTGACACACCCAGCAATTGAACAGACCGGCATACTTCCCGATCTCCGCCATGCTTGCAGAAGGAGATTTATCTTCATGATCTGGATTAACGCATTTGAAATATATCTCATATCCTCTACTGTTTCTTCTTCTTTCATTCTCAATCCCTAATATATTTAGAACATATTGCTTATCAATAGTTAACAAAAGATGATCGACATCTATCATTGTTGTTGGGATGATTGAGCAGAATCGTTTGGAAACTTTGTCGTTGGAACGATCGTTGAATATTCCGCCATCAATTCAAAATATATATTCTTATTTGCTTCTCCCATTCTGTGCTTTGCAATATTGCATTCCAATATGTCGTCTTGAAGTTCAGGCATGTAGTATTTATTTCTATGAAGAAGTAATGCAAGGTCAGATTCTTCTGCGTATGCGTTTGCATTTTTAATGTCAGTCAAAATCGGTCTTTTAATAGCTCCCTTTCTATCTTTCCCGTATCCTTGTCTTCCGATCTGAACAACAAGAATAAAGTGAACTGCAAGTTCCTGAGCCAATATTCTCATTCTCTTGCATTCCCTTTGAATTTTCACAGCAAGGTTATCACCGCTATCAACCTCTTCAACCTTTCCGAACAGATCAATAAAAGCAACTTGAATATCATACCCTTTCGATCTTGCAATCTTGATCTGGTATTGAAGATCATCAATTCTAACTCCTGTTTTATCATTGACAAGAAGAGGGATCTTTGAAAGATCATCAATCGCACAATAAATTCTTGAAACTTCTTCTTCTGTCAAGTTCTTTACATCTTTGATCAATCTACTAACTGGTATATGAGTCATTGAACTGATAATTTTATCATACACAGAATGCTTCGGCATTTCTAATGAAAAATATGCAACAGGAATATTATTCACAGAAATTCTATGCGCCATTGCAATTGACATTGTGCTCTTAGCCATTCCGGTAAACCCTGCAAGCACAGTCAATTTCCCAGGAACAAATCCTTCAACTAAGAAACTATCTAGATTTTGAAATCCTGTTGTGCAAAATCTTCGCGATGTTCTATTATTTAATTCTTCAATGTAATACTTTCCAAGTTCATTTGTATTTAAAAAATCAAAATCATCTACTTTAATTTCATCAATCTCATTAACGATTGACTGAAATGTTTTTCTAACATCATTGATCGATGATGATGGATCATTTAAACACCTAAATGCTCTTTCTAAATGTTTATCATTAATCCTTGCTTTTGTTGATTCAAGAGAAAACTTTTCTAAAAACTGTTTATAATTATCTGTTTCTTCTGAAAATGATAACTTAAGTTTTCTTATATATTCAGCCCCTCCGTAATCTTTATCATTCTCCGGATAACTTCCGATAACTAGTTGGAAGGAATCTTCATCTGGGGAGTTGATATTTAACTCTCCCATCTTAATCAAACAGAATGCTATAATTCTGTGATTTGAAGTTTTAAAGTCGCCCCATTTAAGACAAGAGCGAAATTGATCAAGGCATGGCTGTCTGTTCAGAGCGTGCCCGATTACTGTTTGTTCAAGAAGTATAAGACTGTCTTTAGTGGCCAAGAATAGACTTCTTAATTAAATCAGAATTCTTCTTACGAAAGTCTTCGCCAAGAATAACAGCGACCGCTGATTGACCAATTATCATACTGTAGATTGAACTTGTAAAAATATTCTTGATTCCATTTAAATCCTGATTGCTTGTGAATATGATTGGTTTTTTATTCTGGACTCTTTCTCTCAATGTTGAATCTAGAATCGTTATTTCAATTCCTGTTTTTGTTCGATGAAATTTATCACAATCGTCAATAATGAGAAAATCACATGATTCGATTTCTTTCACTCTCCTTCTTTTTTCTTCTGCATCGAACCATCCTTCAATCGTCATTGTGACAATTCTTGACAGCGTATAATACTTACATGAAAATCCAGATCGTATTACAGATTTTCCAATGACGCATGACAGTAATGTCTTTCCGACCCCGTTAGGACCACATAGAAAGATTCCATATCCTTCAATTTTCATTGATTGGATACTAGAACAGTATTTTTTAATTAATTCAATTGATTGTTGATTGATAACTTTTTCGTTTTGATTTGTAGAAGGATCGATCCAATCTTTAATCTCTTTATCAATATAATGATTTGGTATTCCCGAATCTTGAATCTTTTTATTTGTTTCAATTTCTTGAGATCTAACCATCAAACAAAAACATGAATCAGTTAAATATTCATTTCCATTTTTAGAAAGTATCCTCCCGGTCATCCCACACTGTTCACAGAAATCATTATCATATTCGACATATAAAAAAGAATATCGATTCAAATCCTGAATCGACATTCCGTTGTTAATCTTATAACATATATCTCTCGCTTGTTGGAGAGTTCTTTTTGATTTCATTTATATGCACTCCAATCTGTCTCAACAATCTTCGGAATAGTATTTGCAGTTCCGGATGGAGATTTTGAAATGCTAATGATTGCTGATACAAAAGATTTTCTTAATTGGTAAAATGACATTCCAGTTGATGAAGATAATACTTTTTGCTGGAACCAAGAAATTATCTGCCCCCATACGTCAGGATTTAATTGTCCGATTTCTGCATTAACTTCATCATATATTTGCTTTCTCCAAGAGATGTTGATTGCATCGATATCTCTTAAAATCTTCTCAAATTGAGACTTATATCTTTGAGGTATCTTTGATTCAAATGTATCAATTGTTTCTCGAATTGATCGAACTTTTTCAAGCCTTGTTGCTCTTGCTTTATGTAGAGCGATTTTCATCGACTCTCTTTTTGATCTTTCTATATTATCAGCTGCTTTTTCAATGATCATATCTTCTATTGATTTTGATATTTGTCCGTTAGATCTAATCGTATTATTCTCTTTTGTGTATACTTCATATTTTTCGTTTCCTGTTGTCGGAACGACTATGATTTTTGAAGGATCATCTTTATTGACAAAGATCATACAGTTTTCTAAGATTTGATTATTACTTTGAAGTATTGATCTCATTATCAATTGAGCACTATCATCAGAATTTGATAGTATTTTATACAGACCAAATTCAAATGATTTCATGAATATTGTTAATACCGATTCATATGCATATGATTTTTGCACTAGCAGTCTGTCTGGAGAAATTTTCCTCGCGCGCACGCGCGCGCGGTAACTGAATTTGAATCCGAATCGAGATTGATGAGACACCGAAGGTGTCGAATGAATTGAGATAGTATTCAACACCGAAGGTGTTGAATATGTTCGTATTCAAATTCAGTTATATACTGTCAATCGTTTTTATCTATATTTATTATCATAATATTATATTAAAACGCGCACGTATATACGATCCGCATAAAATCTCTCTTAGTAAGATTTAATGCGAATTTAAATTGGTTTGTTGTTCTGTGCAAATCCCCAAGACCTATATGCAGACGATCTCTCCTTAAACATTCGGAGAAGATCTTTGTGGTTTATATCACAGTAATCATAAATTATACATTTCTTCCCTTCAATCGGTCTACGTATTCTCCCTGTTTGTTGTTGAAGTTTCTGTCTATTCCCTGTCGGAGTTGCGAGATGTAGACATGAAAGATTTGGAATGTCTAGACCTTCATCAGCAACTCTGGTTGCGATAATGCACTCAACAAGTCCGAGCTTTGACCTTTTAATTACATCTTGACGAATATTTTTAGGAATTTCTCCAATCAACAATTCTGAGTTAATCCCTTTTTCTCCGAGAAGCTTTTGAATATGTTTGCAGTGAGCTACTCTTTGAGAAAGAACAAGAGGAAAATGGTTTTCATCAAGAGATTTGACAATGTTTTGAATAATTAAATTATTTCTATCTTCATCATTTGAAATTTCTTCAATTAGCTTGGCCCAATTGTCAATAAAGAAAAAGCTACTGAAGTTTGTTTTTATGAAATTGACTTCTGCAGTCTGGCTTCTTCCGGCACTGATAAGATCGCCGTCTTGAACTTCTGAAATAATTGGTCCAATACAATCAAACATCAAAAATTCTTTTCCATCTTTTCTTTTCGGTGTTGCTGTCAATCCAAATCTATTTTCAGATGGACAACGATTCATTATTTGAAGAAAAGAATCGGCCGGGACATGATGGCATTCATCAAGAATTACAGTTCCAAATCTGCCAAGAAAAGAATCTAACTCAACCGAGTTGCCAGCGCGCTGGCCACCCATGTTGTAAAGGGTTTGAATCGTTGCGACAGTTACGAATCTCGCATTCTTTTTGCCAGCCCCTACTACTCCTACCTCCTGCGGCAGGAACGTCTTCTCGGCCCACTCACCAACCCATTGGTTAAGCAAGTCGTGCGTATGAACAATGATGAGAGTTGGCTGACCGATTGCTGTTGCAATTGCTATCCCCATCATTGTTTTTCCGCCGCCGCATGGGCAACAAATTATTCCTTCTTTCGAAGAAACTGCTGATAAAACAGAATTGAATTGGTAGTCGACAAGCGTATATTCAGGCTTCAGTTTAAATATAGGATCAATCTGATATTGAATTGTTCTATTAAAATATCGAATAGTTCGAGAGAACTCTCTGGCGCATTGTTCAAAGAATTCCTTTGATCCTCTTGGGATATAAAGAGATTCAGAATCTTCCCCCCAACTTTCAATCCATCTTGGAGGCAACGGCGCATACCTCATGCGAGGATTCTTTATCGCCATTGCGTTCATTAAATGGTATTGAGGATTTTCTCTAGAAAGATGATTTTTTAATTTAAAGATAATTTCAGAATTACAAGTTTCTTTCTTTATCCTGATAACATTATCAACGACACAAAGTATCGAATCATTAATCATCATCTCTTCCCGGGCCGGTAGGAGCAGGTTCATCAGATACAACGACTTGAACAGGCGGCCTTCTTGCTTCTCCAGAAGACTTCTGCACAGGAGTCAGCTTTCTCTGTTGAACTTGATTTTGTTGAACTTGATTTTGTTGAACTTGATTTTGTTCAACCGGGATATCATTGATTCGCTGAAGTTCAGGAAGATTTCCGGCAGCAATCTTCATCCCTTCCTGTTGTGCAGAATCAATCATAGCCTTTACGCTAGGATCAGAACTAACAACATCATTCAAATCATTCCCAGTCTGCTCTTTGTATAATTCAAGATAAACTTCCATCTGCCCGCCAAGGCGAACAGATTGCTGATTCAATCCATCTGCTTGTTCGCGAAGTTTCTGCTGTTGAAATCTAACAATTGATTGAGCTTTAATATTGTCAGTGATCTTTTTGAGAATTTCCATATAGGACTATACGATTAAATCATCAATATCAAAATATTAATTGCATCTAGGCTATCTGTCTCGTGACGATGTCTTACGTTCTACCAGTGAACCAGGCGAGCAGATGCGCCACGATCTAGATAGTGAAGCATTTATTGATCACACGTTGATGTCCGGCGGAACAAACCACGTCCACGGCGTGCTGCGCGTTTCGTCACGCTCGAACACGCCAATGAAGTCGCCGTGGTCGTTTGAAACTCGAATCGTCATCCTGGTTGGCACCTGCGCGTTCTGCCGCAGGATCAGGCCGATTGACGGCGTTAGCTGGAGGCCGAGGGCCTGGAGATCGCGCATCCCTCGCAGATCACCAGGAGACGGCGGACGCGGGAGCGTGACTCCGACCCATCTTGAGATCACAACCATGGAAGCCTCCTCATCGTGCCAGCCCCCACATCCGCGGCCACATGAAGTCCACGTCCGCGTAGGTGTAGGCTCCGGCGGACGCCTGCGTGACGAAGAACCACGGGTGGATTGCTGCGGTCGGCAGGTTCGCGGCCGCGATCGTGCCGAGCTTCGAGTAGCTGCCGCCGCTCGTGCCATACTCAAACGTGGCATTGGTGCCGTCGTAGGTGATCCGGCCCTTCTTCCACGCAGAGAGCGCGAACGCCGTCCCGGTAGTGGTCTCGGTGCTCACGCTCGCCTTGCGTGCGCGGTATCGGATGTTCGCGCTGACCGCCTTGCTGTATTCGAAGAACACACCATTCGTCGGGTCCGCCGTCCCGCTGGTCGAATCCGACAACCCAAACCGCACGATCGTCCCAGTGGCGTCGTTGCCTACGTAGAACACGAATTCGATCGAGAACCCAGCCGCCAGGATCAAGGACGACGGAGAATAGAACCCAGCGGATCCTCCGCTCGTGCTGCTGGAGTCGACGCGGATCTGGCCAGGATGCCCGGACGTGCCGTCTATCGCGTAGGCCCAGCCCGACGTCCCGTAAGGCGTGACCCGTGCCACACCGTCCAAGAACTCAAACGGGTCGCAGACCTCATTCGTCGGGACGTAGATCTCCCCGAGGCGGACGGTGCTGAACACCATCGAGCCGAGACCAAGCGAAATTCTATCCCTAGGAGAAAAAATCTTATTTGATAATACAGATTGAAATTGATTAACATTCGGAAAAGATGCCTTATTGTTAAATATCTGTCTTTCTATAATTCCTCCGGTAACTCCGAATTGATTAGAATATAACGGATTAGTTTGATATGGCATTATTGGATCCTATTTACATACCCCCAGCATGTAATTCCAGATCCGATTACCCTAACGATTTGAGCATTCTGTAAGACATCGCCGTTTATAATTTGAATAGGTCCGCTATTTGCAGGAATGACAAGACCGCTACAAACCCAATCACCAGGAGTTGCTCCGCCGAACTCAACAGTTATCGGAATATTCAATGGAAGATTATTTGAAATTCTTAAATAGATTTCATCAAACCCTGTTGTCCCTGTGACAGCCGTATGAATTAAAGTTCCTGGAGTAACGTTTGCGGTCACTAAAATTGGCTTACCATTCGTTGAACCGCTGAAAAGCTGTTTTGAATAAACTGCCATCTTATCTCACTCCAAAAATCTGTGAAACTAATGCGATTTGAAGATCGTGCGAAGGAACTTGCGTCGCCGTTAAATACGAAGAAGAATCGAGACCGGCATATCCACTTGCAATGTTTTTATTGACAAGATATTCGAACCCTGTGGCGGGAAGAGTTACTATTGTTGTTCCAACACGAATTAACACTCCGAGATCTGCAATAGATGAGATCGTTAAATCTGTGCTAACTCCATCATAGAGTTTAAGAACAGATTCAACAACCCTTGTAGATGAATTTAACGTCGCAAGAGTGCTTGCGCTTCCTCCCCATCCAGAATCAAGTTTTCCTGAAAGGTTTGATTTCGGGATTGCATTTGCCGTTCCGGACGATGAAGTTGCAACTTCATCGGATCCGCCATGCTTATGAGATGAAGCATGTGCGCTTGGAGTTACTCCTGTGATTGTTGTGCTTGAAAGAGCAGTTACTCTTCCTTTTGCATCAATTGTAATAATCGGAGCGACTGTTGCACTGCCGATCGGCCCTGTTGCTCCTGGTCCTGTCGCTATCAAAGTCGGATTTGGATATATTCCGGTTAAATCACCGCCGGCAGGACCAACAGATGCTGTCGTTAAAGTTTTGACTTGATCATCAATCTTCGTAATAGCATCTTCGATTGAATCATTCTCAAGAACATAATTCAAGCCACCTACCCAGAGACCTGTATATCCAAATGCAACTTGATGATCATGTCTATTAATTTGAGTTCTAGCTTTTCCTAGATCTCCGCCCCAGACAAACGTTGTGACAGATTTATCATATTTCCAACAGTCAGTGTATTCTTCGTCTCCAACGTCAGCTCCGGAAATACCCCAATTATTGATAATAACTTTCTGGGTTCCGCCTCCGATCTTTGTCACGAGACCTGCGACACCGAATGCTCTTCTGCTAAGGATTTGATGAGGCAATATTTCAATACCAATCAAATCTCTCATCATTCCAAAGACAGTTCCATGAATCCCGCCATAATTTACTCTTGAAGAAGAGTCGCTAGAAATAACAAGTCTTCCGGCATTATCAAAAGCTGTCGGGAATAGGTAATTTCCAGCACTTATCGCATACCTTCCTGCTCCGTCAATGATTAAATCTGGAGGCTGTATCGCAAGCTGAAGAACGCTTCTAATAAACTTTGAATTATTATGAGCAAGAGATTTTTGATTCGTCTCCGGAAAGTTTGGTGTGGCAGTTGGAGCGCCGATTCTTGGATTTCCGATACCACCTGATCCGCCAAATAAAGCAGCTCTTTCAATTGTCGGGATAGCAATTCTCGGTAGAGCGGATGTGATTAGCGGTTTAATTTCAGATGTTACAAGATCAGTTTGAAGAGGGACTTGTATCTTCTTCCCTGTCACTAATTGAGAATAATATGTGCTTTGAACCGCCCCTGTAGAAGTTTCTCCATCCAAGACTGCTGGGAAAGGCGCATCAGAAAAAGTTCCAGATCCTTCAGCAGAGTTCGGGCTAACTAGAGTTGGAGTAGCTCCGCCAGCTCTGACAACGTTCGGATTCGTAACAGAAATAAAAGATATTTGAGAAGTCGGAGACGCGGCGATACCGCCAGTTGAATCGATCGCATAGCTTCCAATAAAATCAGTCAACAATAGGGCTTCTTCTTCAGCTTCTTCATTGCTTAGGAAGAGCTTATTCTGCATCAACAACATCGGGTCTTTGACAGGAGCGCAGCATGTCTGACCGCCGCCGGCAGGACCGCTCGGGCCAGAAGGACCGCTAGGGCCGCTCGGACCGCTTGGCCCAGAAGGGCCGCTCGGACCAGAAGGGCCACTAGGGCCGTCATCGCCCTTTGGACCCTTTGGACCAGGCTTTCCTCTTAAACCAATTCCAGGAGGTCCAGGAGGTCCAGGAGGCCCAGGAGGTCCTTGTTGTCCTCCTCCGACTGATCTTGCGGCCTGATCTGCAATAAACTTGATATCATTATAGATATTAATATTTGCTTGAGCTACTGGAAATCCGTCAGCATCAGATAGCCCAATTGAATAAACGCCATATCCTCCTCTTCCAAATGCAATTTCAACTGGAATGTTTCTTTGAAATGCAGTTCCTCTGACATAAGGAGCTTGGCTTCTTATCCCGTTTTGATACCCTGTTCCAGCATCTGGAAAGAGCCCGGTCCCAATTGCATGAATTGCAGAGTTCGAATTCACCGCAGTGGCGTCTGCAATGAATCCGCCGGCCGAAGGAACTCCCGACCCTATCGCAAGACGGCCAACGTTTTGAGATCCGAATTTTCCATAAATATTATTCTGGGACGATGTGATATTAATAGTTGAAACTGTCGGAGTATTTGTTCCGTTCCCACCAAGAACTATTCCGTTTGCGACAGGGTCGTCAGCCACTCCGTTCCAGCCAATTCTAAGATATTCATTTGTAGATGTAAAAGATTTAATTTGAAACGGCGATACATCTGATCCGTTCGAACCAGGCATCAAAATATTCAATCTTCGATTGAATTTAATATTTGATCCAGATGCCGTTTCAGATTCGTCTCCCCAGATAGAAGACGCAAGACGACTCATCTTGCGCCCAAATTCTCTCATTGTTTTCGCTAAGAAGTTATGAGCATTAACAACTTGACCAAGATCAAGAGCCAGTCGAGAAACTGTTGATCCAACTCCGGCAATACTTGTCATATCGCCAAGAAGAGTTACTGTGTTATATCCGTAAACAGATTGATCAAATACGCCAACGCTAGTTCCGGCGACTTTAATTCCTATGAGATCCCATGTAGGGTTATTGATTGATGCATTAGGATCAGTATCTTTAACGGAGATTTCTGGATTTAAATTATACACTCCAGTTGATGTATTGAATGAATTTGTCGTAGGAACAATTGTTCCATCAGATGGCCAAGTTATTCCTCCGCCGCCACCTGAGATAATAACAGTATTGATGACATCATTATTAGAATCAAGAAGAGAAAGATTATTTCCATTTAAGAACAGACTTGATCCAAATGTCTTCAGAGTTCCGTTCGTATTAACTTGAACAAGGGCTTTTCCTGATCCCCAATTATCGGAAAATGCAAACGTCTTCGTTCCAAGATTGACGCCAAAAGTCGTGAAAGAGTTGTCGCTATTGAAAATTAGATATTTGTTATTTCTATTGCTGCCAGTAAGAGAATTTAAAGATGCAAAGAATGTTTGACCGTTGACAAGCGGTATACTGCTTGCCGTTGAAGAAGCATCGACGATTTCAGTTAGAACAATAGAAGAGAATTCAGTATTTTGATTTATATGCGATACTCTCCAAAGAGGCCTCTTGGCCGGCCTCGATTGATCCATATTCAAGACAGTATGTTCTGTCTGGAGACCTCCTGAAAACGGTGTAGGATTATCAATTATCGGGAGGAATGTTCTTATTGTCGGTGTAAACTTTGCACCGATGCTCTCAACAGATTTGATCTGAGTTGCAATATTGCCTATGAATGTATCAAGCGTATGAATTGACAGGATGCCTGCAAGATTGTAATTTCTCTTAATTCTAAGTTGGGCGCTGTGGTTTGAACTCGGTGCAGTATTAGAATCGAGATTAACATCAAACATCCAGTTTTCATTTGTTGGATTGTTTGCGTTAGGATCGAGAGTTCCAAAATAAAGATATCTTCTATCAGGTATTGCTTGAACAGGATGCGCAAATTCGTTGAAATTAGTTGCGCAAAGATTAACAATGAAAGAAGGATTTTTAGAGTTCGCTACTTTCTGAACAACTCCTGCGTAACCTCCAATTTCAACTTGCTGAGATGTTTCAGCTACTCCGATAACACTCGAAAGAGAGTTTGATCCTGTTCCAGTCAAATAGCTGATATAATACAAATCGCTTGAGCAATATGCAGTGAGCTGACCGGCCCTCGTAACATTTCCTGATGAATCTTCGATGTCTGTTACATTTAATCTGTCGCCTCCTGTATTATCAAGATTTCCGGAAGCTATTGCGTCAACATTTAAAACAAGCCTATATCTATCGCCATTATTGACTCCTCCATCTGTATCGATTTTTACAATATCAAATAAGTTATGAGACCATGCAAGTTGCTGTCCTTGCGTCGGTCGAATATAGTCTGTGATCTTAACTACCGGCGAACTATAGACGTCTGGTCTAGAAATCGCGCCTTGATCAGGATCTGTGTCGATAACAAGACCATCCATCATCCAACGCTTCGTAGCGGCAATTGGAGCAGTATTCGCATGGCCGGTCATGCCATGCCCGCTCAACGTTAAAGATGGGTATGAACTATGCTGTTCGTCTGCAGACGTTCCGCCAATTGGTTTTACGCTGAAGTCACCTGTAACGCTTCCAAGATTCTTTCCAGCCGTTGTATTAGAGGCACTTTCAGATCCAGAGTAGTTAGTGCTTCCACTAACGCCCGTCATATTTGACGGAATTAAGTCCGAAAGCTTTCTTTCAAAGTCAACTAACTTATCGCTCTGTAATTGAATTGTTGTCTTCAGATCACCAATTGTATCATTTGTTTGACGATCGATTGTATTTCTGATATCTTCGCTATTTTCAAGATAAAAGATCGTTCTAAAATAAGGAGCGTATTCATGATTGACTTTAACAATCGTTCCGCCGTTTGTTGAAGTTCCTACTTTTACTTGTGTATTATTCCCAGGAAAGATTTCAAATCTGCCCTTAATCTGCTGCCTTGGATCAGTTGTTTCGCCGAGAATATCGGCTCTCTCTTGCATTAAATCAAAATCATTTCTTACATTTGAATCAGGAGAAGGATATCCTTCTCTTTGAGCCTTATTGTAGATTAAGTTGTGAACTTCATAGTCTCCTTCCTCGATAAGTCTAAACGGCGGACTCGAATCTGGCGAGTAAGCGTCTGGAACTCTTACAGTGTAAGTTCCGTGAAAAACAAATCTTTCGCCGTAACTTGCCGAACTGAACCCATTTTGAGGGAGAGTCTGGAAAGCTCTTTCAATTGGGACATAAACTAAAAGAACAGGATTATTTGTTGATGGTTTTTCTGTTTCACTTGTAAACTTCTGATCATCTGTAACCCATCTAACAACGCCTTTTGTCAATAATTCTTGATATCCTTGCGGAGAAGGAATTCTTCCAGTATATGACCAATCTCCAATTCCGATATCGAATTTATCATGATCGATAATTAAACTTGCAGTATATGTATCAACTTTCCATCCGTCAACTAAAGCGACAGGTCTTAATTCATAGAAAAGAACAAGAGCAAATGCAGACATGGGGCTCCCATCTTCTGCATCGTAATCTTCTCTGCAAAGAATAGCTCTGTTAACGAACAAACCATTATCTGTTTCGCTATGATCTTCAAAGCCACTAATTATATCGTTCATCTTATTAATAAAATCAGTTATTGCGGTCGTATCAGCTCCGCTAAGAGGATTTCTCGGATGTCTTACTATAGCACCGCCATAAATTGTTGGCGGATCAGACATATAGACTTCAACGCCAAAAGGAAGATCAGGGTGCGTGATAAGACTTTTATCAATTCTCCAAGGATCAGATCTCGCGTTGCCGTCTCTTGAAGTAGGTTTCTGTGGAAAGTCTGACCCTTGTTTCCATTTTGTCGGTCGGCCGTTATCATTGCTCATCGGAATGACGAGCTTAACTTTTATCAATTTGCTAGAATCACTAGGGAGAGTTAATCCGTGATACCCTTGTTGCGCAGTATCGTTTGGGATTGCAGATCCTAAAACATCACTAAACTTGCATTTTAAGTTCGTGAATCCATACGCTTTCCAATGATCGAGATTTGAACCGTAGCCAGCTTCGACTGCAGAAAGATTGATTGCATGTCGAAGGTATCTTCTTGGATTCGTGATAAGTCCAGATCCGTCTTTTTCAAGTTGGAAGCTAACCGGGGGAGGCGGACTTCCTTCATTAACATATGATTGACCAGATGGGCTATTTCCTCTAGTCCAAATCGGACCTCCGACTTGAAATTTCCAGCCATATCCTCTATCCATCACTCTTACGTTTGATGCAGTGATGGTCGGCGGACCTGTTATGTCAAGGCCAATAACATTTAATCCAGGATCACCGAGCGGAGAAAGTTTCGCGAATCTATTAGAGCTTGAAGGATCTCTTTTTACAAACTTGATAAGTGAATTGTTTCCTATATACCAGATAACGTTTCCTGTTTTCTTGATTATTTGATCAATCGCATCAACAAGTGAAGTATTTCTAAATGAAAACGTGCCGGCATATTTGTCGGCGCTGTTTCCAATAATACTTCTAAGATCCCCTTCTGAAAAAGAAAGCCCAGAATCTGAATTTCTAGTATTGATAAGATCATTGAGAATATCGACAAATGATAATCCCCTCCATCTTGATGGTTGGTATGTCGTCTGATCAATTAATCCATTATAAATGTATGCTGATTCGCTATTATAGTCAACATTGACTTTAAAAATCGATGCAGATTGAAGGATATCAAAAATTCTTTCAGTTCCTTCAACGCCAGATTGCCCGTATCTAAGCGTGTAAGATCTGTCGACGCTTGATATGTTGCTTAAATCAAGAGTTGAAATATCCTCATCTGTAAGTCTTCGATCTTTAAATGATGGATTTGGACCTATGTTAAATTCTTCAGAATAATATAATTGAGAAGGAGTTCCGTCCCAATTTGTTCCACCCTTCGTATCGAGCGTATTATCAAATCTAATATTGTAAACCATTTACGTTCCAGTCTGCAACCACTCTTGAGTAATACGATTTGTGAGACCTCTCGATTCTCTTGTTTCTTTTATCTTCATATTTGTCGAAGGGAATTGAGGGATTAAGATGTTCAATGAAGGAGCAGTAGGAAAGCCGTTTGCTTGGTATAGGGATTTTGAAGAATATGTTCTTTCTGCGTTTATAGTTGCTCTTTGCGGCTCAACTCCAATTTTCTTGAATACAGTTCCGTATCCGAGAACCTGCAATGTGACAAACTTCGGAGCATCTTTATCCCAGATGAAGCTAGTTGTATCGATATAGTCTGGCTCTGATCCACCTCCAGAGCTTGCGAGATCGAACGTTACATTCGCGTTGACCGTAACACTTTGACGCCAATACAGCGTCTTGAGAATTGGGTGGATAAAAGACTCCCAGTTACCAACTGAAATATTGCTGATAAAATATTTCCAATTTGCTTGATTGACTCTATCGGCTTCAATGCCAACTTCAATTTCAGCGTTTATTGCATCAAAAAGAGCGACAACTTGTGAAGGAGCAGAAGGCGCTCCGCTACCAGAATCTACCTGATGCACTTCCCCGGTTATTGATAATGAGATTGACGTAACCTTAAACTTCTGGAGAAGAGAATCGAACCTATTTGATATACTCTTCGATCTACTTGTAACAGAAGAGAAGATAATTGGCGAGTTTGTAAATTGTGTCGTATCAGTCTTTAAGACTGCAAATTGAGCTGATAAGAAATAAGAATATTGAGCAGGAGTGCTTAATTGATTCGCGCTAACGCTGACGCTATAAACCTTTGCTTTTGTTCCACCAGAAGAGATTTCGTCAACAGAGCTTGCGTTTATTGAAGTGAGATATAGATCTTTTAGATTTGTATCGTAATCAACTTTTGTTCCAAGTTTTGCCAGAGCGTTTGCATACGCAGTATCAGTAAGAATCCTTCCAGTGATATTAACGCTCTTTCCAGTAACAACGCCGTGATCATCGACGCTAGAGTTAAAGCTGACGCTCTTGACATCGTGCCATAGTATTCCAAGAATAGTTGAATTGGTGTTGAAAGTCGTTACATTAAGACTCTTTCTCCATCTCCAAACTAATGAAAGTTTAGCGCTATACCTGAAAGAATTATCAACAGGGTTATTTCCATCTCTCTTAAAATCTGAAACCGATACGTCTTCTAAGAAGAGATAGTTTTGATTTTGAGATTGAACAGAAAATGAATTTTGTATTGCGGCAGACGTAGAAGATGGGATTTCTCTTAGAGCCTGTCTGGCAGTTTCATATGATGCATAGTCAGAAAAATACTTCTTGCCAGAGATTGAAATCGATTCTTCAATTATATAGAAGAGATTCGGTGATGTCGTGTGCTCGATCTTCGAATCATGCTTAATAGATTCAAGAACATCTAATACAATTGCTCCAAACGTGTATGCGGATTCTCCAAAAGAATAAGGTTCAATTAAATAATTTTCATAAGTTGAACAAGCGAAAGTGTATCTTCTTGACGCGCCAGTATCATCAATTTCTGGAGATTCAAATTCTAACGAATCAGGAACAACAGTAAATGAGTCTGCACCGACAGTTATTACAAGGGTTTGATTTTGCGATGTTTGAACTGCGGCAACAAGATTCGCATATGATATTGCAACCTGAGATTGATTTCCTTTAAACCTTCCAGAGATTTTAAAAAATCTTGACTTGAGGTTGTTAAGTCCTTGATGTTGTGACTGCGATTTGATTGAATCAACAACAGAAGGAGTTGGATCAAGCGTTATACCATTGATAACAACCGTGCTCTGCGAGTGCGGATTATCGCTATTTGTCTCGAATATGATTGTGAATTGACAAACAGGGTTTCCCCTATACGCTTCAAAACTGAGACTTGAAAGTCTTACGTTTTGAATGTTTGTCACTCCGGTATATGTTAACGTTCCAGATCCGATATTTTTAAGGCTATCTTCTAATGTCTGTTGAGCGGCAGTATTCTGAATGCCTATTGGGACAATGATAAATCCTTGGATTGTTATTGTTTTGACAAGATATCCGACTTCTGTTGTGCTGTCAACAAGAAGCTTCTTATCAAATGCGTCGGCCCAAGTGACGCTCTTAACGTTTTTGAATTGATATGTGCTCGATCCATTTGTAAAAGTTACTTGGATACCTTGAAGTGCCATATTATCTCCTCAAAGAATTTCTCAAACGTTCTTCAAGATATCTAATATCTTCTTTTAATTGAAGCTGGAGTTTCTTTTCAACTTCGCTAATTATATCTCTTACCTCTCTATCATCAAGAGTTACTGTTGAAGAAGATCCGCCAGAGCCTGTAACAGTGACATCGACGTTTAGTTTTCTCTCGCCAATTTTGATTTCGACTTGCTTGTTTTGGTTTGGGCTAGTTAGGCTGCCCGTAAAGTTGGCGAGATTCGCATTCTTAAATACATTCTCGAGCGCGAGAGCAGCGTTGCCTATACTATCCCCAAGCAACCTACCGCCGTCGACAAGGGCCGTTCTCAGCCTATCTGCACTAATGCTAACAACGCCGCCGATTGTTTCTGCGCCGGTTTTAAGTCCATTAACGGCCTGATCGATTTGACTTGCACCAGATTTTCCGAGCTTGATTTCGTTTATTCTCTTGAAAACAGATTCAAGTTCATCTTCAATAAACTTTCCTGCACCTTTCGGAGCGCTGCTCAATAATTGAACAAGTCTTGTCGATCTTGCTTCAAGTTGATCAAGACCGAGGCTTTGAATAGGAGCCGCTTGAATTATTGATTGAAGTTCTCTTAATGTGCCGGAAACTGTTGCAGAGCTTGTCAGAACGCCGACTTGAATCTTAGCTAAATTACTAGCAAAATCTTCAAGGGATTTATTTTGTGCTTCAAGATTTCCAAACAGATCACCGCCGCCTGTTAGCGATTTCAACTCAGGCGTAGCAAATTGTTCAAATATCTTTTTAAATTCAAGAGCTGCGGCGGCAGGATCTTTCTTGAATTGAGGATTCAACTCAATTGATTTATTGAATTCATTTGTAATGATCTGCATCTGCTCTTTGAGAGGTCCAGCGATTGCAAGGCCGATCGAACTGCTGAATGCAGTCGCAAACTCAATCCTTGCTTGTCTTGAAATTTCTTCAAATATATTGCCGCCAGAAAATCCTTTGATCACCGCATTTTTAATAGTTGTCGCAAAATCATTTCCAAGTTTTTCAATTGATCTCTTCCCTTCTTCGCTGACCTTATCAGTAATTCCTGTCAGCAATTTAAATGCTGACGCGGTATCGATCTGGAACTCGACTGACTTTAATTTTCCGCCGATTTCATCTTCAGTATCTCTTAGCTTCTTTAAATCTTCTTCAAGTTTCTTTATTTCAACGCTTCCGCCTGCGGTTGATTCTTTTAATTTTCTAAGATTTGATTCAAGTTCTGCAACACGAGAAGGGATTAATTGAAGCTCTATGTTAAGATCGGCAATTAACTCATTGCTTCTCTTCTGGAATCTATTGAAATCCGTTCCGCCTTTTCTATAATTGTCAAGAGATTTACTGATTTGTTCAAAAGCAAAAACTTGACGACTTAAAGAATTGCTAAAGTTATCTGTCGAGGCCTTCGCAAGACCTTCGATTGCAGTAGTTTCTTGAACTTTCTTTTGATATTCTTCAAAAATATTGACAAGCTTCTTGAGATTTTCTTGACCTGCACTGGTATCAAGAAAGCTTTCAATTGTTTTTCCGCTGTTGGCAAGAGCTTTAAGCGAACTTTCAATTTCGTCTTTTGTCTGTTTGACAATTGAGCCAGACGATTGAAAGTTTTTAATGCCTTGAACAAGAGCTTCGAAAATCTCTTTTCCGCCCTCAAGGCGCAACTGATTTCCGATTGGAGTTATATCAAGATTGTTGACTTTTCCAATTGCGTCGAAGATAACATTGAAGCTCTCAGCTAATTGCTCGTTTCCACCAGAGATAGTTAAGGTCGCTTGTTGAGCGCCCTTTGCAAGCATTCTGAAAAACTGTGAGAATTTCTCAACTTGAGAAAGCTTCGCGAACGTCGGATCAAAAACGCTTTGAAGTCTTTCAAAACTCTTGAATATGCTGTCGACTTCAGAAACATCAATGTTTAGGAGGCTACTGGCTTGATTCTTTGAAATAATTCTTTGAAGCTCTGTCAGATCTCGTGTTGTCTTATTGAGTTCAATCGGACTCTTGACTATATCGAGATCAATAGAAGGAAGCTTCGCGGCCTCTGCGATACGTTGATATTCTCCAGAGATACGCTGGAGTTGGGTTTGAACTCCATCGCCGCTTTCTCTCAGTTTTTGTAATTTCTTTTCAAATTCGCCAATCGAAGTTGATGCATTTTCAGACGCAGTGAAGAGTTTATATAGAGCAACTACAATTCCAACAATAACTGCGGCAACTGCAATTATTGCAATTGAATAAAGAACAATTGAAAGAACGCTAACTGCGACGGCTGCAATTGCACTCACGGCAGCAAGAGCGCCAACTAGCGCGATATAGATAGTGACCGCAGCATTAACAGCAAAAATGACCGCCTTAAATATTATAATGATTGAAACTAAGTTAACTGCAACAGTAATGACATATGCCATTACGGCGAATAGGCCGCTAAACCTATCAATGATAGAAGCTATGACAGAAATCGCATCATTTACAACCCTGATAAATGCTCTAAATGATTCAGTGAAATACTTGCCAATCGAAGTTCCTATGTTTTGAATTGTATTCTGGAACTTCTTAAATTCAGAAGAAGTTGTTCTTTCAAGTATCTTAGCAAGATCGTCAGTCGACCCTCTTACGACATTTAATTCTGTCGAGAGTTTTTCTAGCGTATCGACTGATTGAATCATCGTTTTGATGATTCTTTGTGCTCTGATATCAAAAACTTCAAGAAGTTTAATTTGTCCTTCAAGAGGAGACTTATCACTTAATGAAGATCCAAGTTCTTTAAAGAAACTTGAAAGATTTTTAATTTCGCCCTCAGCCGTGGTGAATTGTTTTGGATCAAGATCAAGTTTATCAGTTGCTCTTTGTAATCTATTCAAGACGTTGCCAAGAGCAGTTCCGGCAATGCTACCTCTAAATCCGGCTGTATTTAAAATGCCGAGAGTGACTGTGAGTTCTGACAGTCCGATGTCTAATTGATTTGCTTGGCCGAGAACGAATTTAAGACCTTCAGCAAGAACAGGAAGAGTAACCTGGAATCTTTGAACTGTCGTTGTTAAAACGTCAGTTATCTTCTGGATCTTTGTTGCAGGATCAAGAAATCCAAATTCTGCATTCTTACCAAAAGTTAAGAGAACGCTTGCGAGAAGTTTTGTGGCTTCATTAAAGTCTTCAACGCCACCTCTTGCTAGCTTAAATGCAGCTTGAGTTCCGAGAATCTGTTCTTTGATTGGAACGCCAGCTTCTGCGAGTTCGAATTGGGCCTTGATAACATCTTCCGTACTTGCAGTCCACTGAGTTGAAAATGTCCTAGCGGCACTTTCAGCTTTCTTCAAAGATGTTTGAACAGATTCCGTCGAACTGTAAGTCACAGTCTCAAGACGCGCCATCGCATCTTCAAGATTTACTGTGCTCTTAATTGCTCCGCCAAACGCAACATCAAAAATAGCCGCAACCGCACCAGCTCCAGTAACAAGAGAACGAGTTGCATTATTTATGCTTGCAGCAGAAACTCCTGCGGCTTGAGCTGTTTGATTAAGGGCATTAGCGGCGGTAACATTCGCATTCGCAAGAGCAAGAGAAGCACTAGTGATAGATTGAGTTTGCGTATAAAGAGCATTTAGAGTCTGAGAAAAATCATTAGTAAACGAAACTATATGTCTTAAGACAACCATCGATATCTCGATACAATAAGAGCGGCCAGAAGACCGCTCTTATTTGTTTTCGTTTCTCTTTCTATTTTCCTCTTGAATCTCGTAGTAAGCAACCCAAAGCGCAAATTCTTCCGACGGCACTCCGTCTAGATCTTTGAGCCAACAGTGCTTATCTTCGCAGATCTGCATCATTACATAAAGTTCTTTATCACGCCTTAGCTGGATTTTCGCTTCTTTTGACCACGTTTGTCGTGATGCCAGACTCTTTCATAATTTCTCCGGCAACTGTGCTAATGCCGCCGGCTGCAACTTCGGATTGAAGTCTGGTAATATCGTCTCTTGTGAAAAGAAGTTTTGTTCCGCTATCATCTCGACAGCAGTAAACAAGAGAGCAAATCTCAAACATCTCAACATCAAGAACTTGAACAGTTTCTCCGCTGTTCTGATCAACTTCGAGCTTAGTGCATTCCTTTCTTATCTGCCTACGCTCGTCCATGTTCATTGGAAGGTATTTAACGCTTCCATCCCATGCGGGAACATAGACTTCTTTGACAAGGCGCTTTGCGCGCTCGAAGATTTGCTGCTTAGAAAGATAGTTACGAGTCATTTGAGCCCACCAGAAAATGAATGGCAGTAGCAAAATCGCTACTGCCTTGACTACGACGCAGGGCTCAGATCGTTAAGAGTGAACCACGGTGCGTCATTTAACACAAGATCCAAAGGACCGACTCCCTTGAATTCCGCCTTACGTTCAATCGCAGAATCTTGCGAACCGACAAGTTCGTAGCTCGGGAAGATTGCAGTTCCCTGATAATAAGTTGTCGCCTTAGCAGGGTTCGGTCTAAATCTCAGAACTCTTCTCGGGAGAATTCCAGAAAGAGTTGCAGTGGCGTTCTTATACCAGAAATCGTTGATGTAAAGACCGTCAAGCGATCCTTCGAACTTCTGGAAGCCTTCCGCCATCGTCGCCCAAGTTTCACCGATAGTCGTAGTATCGATTGTATCGGAAGAAACTTTAACGCTATACCCTCTGGCATCGCCGACTAAGCTACCAACAGTAGTAAGCGACATCGAGACTGCCATCGCATAGACGCCAGATGCGACGAGCGGATATTGGCCGAGATGGATACCACCGCCGGCATAATTAATCAGGTTTGTCTGGACGCCGATAGAAGTATCAACGAGAGTTGCAGGGCCTTGCGCTGTTTTATTGGAGAACTGAATTAACGTGCGATCCTTATCATATCTCCAATCTCTAGAGCCAGAAGCAGCTCTAAAGATTCTAGTAATACCATTTAGAGTTTCTTCAACTCCATTTCCGCTCGATCCAGTTCCGAGCTGACCCGTAACAACTCCGGAGATAGCCGTCTCCGAAATACTAACTCTAAGCTCAGCATTTTTACCGTGAAGACCTGCCACGTTTAACTCCTATTTCAAGTTCTAGTTACTGAGCCCTCTACAGCCCGTAGGTATCATCGATGATTCTTCTAGTTGCAGGAAGTGTTCCGCTATAAATCTGACGCGCAGTGTGAACGTCAAGAAGAACAGCGCCGCTCGCTTGCGGCATCACAATTCCGTATTCTTGCCAGAAGAAGTTGTAGAAGTGACCGCTGAGAAGGACAAACAGTCCTGAAGGCGATCCGGTTCCAGTTGCAGAATTCATCAATCCGATGAGATCTGCGATAACTCCAGATGCAGTCGTCGAAGTCGTGTTAATGTCAACAGCCGTAACGGCTGTCAAATAGTTCGAAACAGCACTAACAAGATTCGATTCAGCAGTATCAAGATTCTGTGAAGCACTCACCATATTGTTGATGAACGTCGCAAGAGACTTCACAGTCCCGTAATCATATGCTTGCTGCGAGACAGCGGCAACGAGATCTGCTTGAACTCCTGTATTGCCGGCTTGAATATCTTCATATAAAGCAACCATCTTTCCAATATCTTTGAAAGTGGTTACATAGCCTTCAGGACCGTTCGGATGATTCAGTGCCATGATTTAGCTCTTGAGCCCTAGAGTTAATGCGTTCAAAGAAATATACAGAGACTAACTTTAGATGTCGACGTCGTTAAATCCAACGTTCCCAAGACCTTCAAGCAATACGGAATCTTTATCTTTAAATCCATCAAGAGTGACATTGGTGTATGATCTATATTTAATATTCGATTGTTCATGAGGATCCGAAGGATCAAAATAAACAGTTTGGCCAATAGAGATTTTCATTAATCCGGCATCTTCATAATACGTTCCGCTTATAGCCAAGTAATTGAAGATCTGTATGCCTGGTTCATTCGTAGACGGGTGTTTTGCAGATTTTAATGCTTGTTTCAATGAGCCTGTCTTCTGCATCATATCTGAATATGAATTTGCAAAAATCCCAACACTTAATTGAATTTCTTGATTGTATAAAATATTTCCAATTGAAAATGGTTGAGAATCATCGATAATGATTTTGATTCCTGCGTATGGAGTTCTTCTTACAATGCTCTTATTAAAATCATCAGGAGATTGCGATCTGTTGTAATCAAAATCAGGAGTAATTACATATGATCCAATAATTCCAGGAACATTAGATCCGATGAATTTAGCTATGCTTTTTACAGAAAAATCAACCAAATTATCCATTTAGTTCAACCCTAAGCGATCCGGACTGTTTCTTCTTTCTTGACAAAACAATATCTTCAAACACAGATCCGTTATTGAGATCATCAACCATATCTTGTTGAACGCTTTGGAGAGCCCTTAAGATATAGAATGCTTTTGTTCTATGCTCATATTCTTGACGTCTAGCATAGATGAGATCGCTGCCAATACTTCCAGTAATCGATCCGTCACCGACTCTCTTTGCCGGATAGACTTTGATGCTTGCCATCAAAGCGCCGGTTAAGTATGGAATCCAGGCTCTATTTTGTGTTTTCTGTCTAGCTTTTTCAAGATTTTTATTTGTAATTGATCTAATTACTTCAGAAACATCATCGTTTGCAGGCTTAGAGAATAAGTTCTTTTCAGCTGCAACGCCAGTCGGCGTAATGCTGATGAATCGAGTCTTGATTCTTCTGTAAAAAGACATTATTCATTTAGCTTAGGAGAAAGATATAAGTCTAAGAATAGCGACGTATCCCCGATACTGTCGTATTCATAGCCTATTACATTATACATTCCTGAATATACAGGGGTAGACAGATGAACTTGCTTTATCGTATTCGCAACAATTCCGCTTATTGCATAGTGCGGATATGATATGACAAGTTCTCCGGCATCTATATATCCACCTTGTTGGAAAGGTCTTTGGTGAAGAGATCTTGATCCTATTATTCCTGAAGCGGGATAAAATAAATCGTTATCAAATGTTATTCTTTCTTCTGTAAGAGGATCTGTCGTTCCGCTTAATGAACGAACAAGAATATTTGAACCGGTTTGAAATCTATCAAAAACAGAATATTTGATATCTTCAATCAGATCTCTTCTTCCGTTCCCGAATATACTTGGAGGATCTAATTTGTAATGAGCCATTATCTTCTCGGCTTATTTCTTCTAACATCTCTATTATTGAAATCTCTATTGAGATGGGATGTGACTGTGTTGTTAAACGTCATCATCGTTCCGGAGTTTCTATTAACAACTCCTTCAACAATTCTCTTTAATTCTCTATCTTTTGCTGCTGAATATCTTGCCCTTAATTCTCGAGCAATATCGATTAATCTCTTTGAAACGTCAGTTTCATCAAAAACCTTATTGTTAACAGTCCATTTAATTCTTCTTGCTTCATCTGTTGCAATCATCAACAAACCATCTGATCTTGCGATGAGATTTGCAAGAGGAGAATATTTAGGATCAGAATTTTCTGATTGAGAGTTTCCTTCGCTTACTTCAAGAAAGGCATTCTCAATTAAAGCATCGATTTCTGAATCAGTAAATGTTTGCTGACCAACCTTAAGAAGATTTCCATCTTTATCAACATAATCTTGGAGATTAATTCTAAGAACTTTTCTTTGAGAGATTCTTGTCGACGAACCAGATTCAACTATTGTCGTAGACGATCCTGGGAGTTCCGCTCTATCATGCTCAAGAAGGAATCTTCCTTCTGCCATGGTAAACGTATTACCGCTGAGATCAATTGCTTCAATTTCATGTGGGAATATTCTATTCGAATAAGCGGCGGTATCCGAAGGAAGAAATATGATATTAATTAATCTATTCGTTGAATCAATTGTAATTCCGCCATTCGAAACTCTCTTATCAAATATGATATCAGCATCGTCAGATTCAGATTCACGGGCCATATAAAGAAAAGACCATCCCGTCGGATCAACTCTAACTCCATCTTCATCAACAACTGCACATTTGAATGTTTTGTTGTCTCCGCTTTTCATTCGAAAATCAATGATAATTGGAGTAGCCATTAGATTTCCTGATATGTTATTCTCACAGCAAGGGCGGCAAACGAAGTCGTAGTAATATCAAGAGCCGTTGAGGCTAGCGTTTCAAATAAACCTACAACACAAGTCTCCGAAACAAATTGGTTCGCAACGAGATTCATTTCAGGAAGAATGGTTGCTCCTGAATGATTTAATAGCTTAACTGTTCCTGCCTTATCTGCCTGAAAAGAATAAGAAAGAATTCTTATTTTTTTGGTTGAAACGGCAGAGATAATTGTTTGATTTGCTCCTGCTGCAACAGTTCCTTGATAGTATTTTGGAACAGGAAGTATTTCGCTTGAAACTTGTTTCGCTGCAAAACTCATTTAGTTAGACCTCAATGTATGTGATGTTTCCAGATGCTCCGTCGATACTTCCAAATGCAGGAAGCGCAACATATAGACCTTTTCCAGGAACGTTTGTCTGGCCCCATCCATAGATATTAAGGGAAAGATTGAAATCATACACTTGAGTGTTGCTTGGAAGATATCTGTCCGAAATAACAGGAAGCGATGTTGTATCTTCGTAGAATCTTAGTCGATTGACTCCCCCTGTAACAGGATCAATTGCAACATAATGGATATCAGCTGCGAGAATTCTAATGATTTTAGATGTAACGCCTGATATTACAACGCCGCCCGAGTATGGGAGATTGTTGATTGTATCAAATAAAGATCTCTTGACAGTGTAAGTAGTTCCTCCAATATTAACTGTTCCGCATTCTTGATAATTTGTAACGTATCCTAAAAGATTCGTTCCGGCATTCAAATCGACTTTGCCAATCGTATTTGAGCCGGCATTCAAATCGACTTTGCCAATCGTATTTGAGCCGGCAGGAATAGCGCTTGCAATATCAACGTTGCCGATGTTGTTATCACCGGCGGGAATAGCACTAGCGATATCGACGTTGCCGATGTTGTTATCACCGGCATTTAAGTCAACTTTGCCAATCGTATTCGAACCGGCATTCAAATCGACTTTTCCAATCGTATTTGATCCGGAAGGAATGGCACTAGCGATATCAACGTTGCCGATGTTGTTATCGCCAGCGGCAATACTGTCAATATTGTTGTGCGGTGTATGAACTGACGCTGTTTCTGTAGTCTTTACAGTTTTTACAGCGCCAGAGTAATCATTCATTCCAATGTTGTTGGCCATTAGATTCTGACTCCTAAGAGAGTGCCGGCCTTGACGTCAACAACTCCGGTTCCAACGGCAAGAGTCTGTCTAAGAGAGACGTAGTCTCCGCTTACCATTGCAACAAAGCCAATTCCAAAAGATCCCATTAGATCTTCATTTACCGTCTCAATTGAAACGGGAAGAGCGTGAGATCCGCGAACTGCAACAAGACCAAGAGGAGCAGGATGGCCAGAGGCACTAATGTCAATTCTTAAGACGTCGTTAGCCGCGATGTTTGTATAGTTTCCGGCTTGATCAAAAGCAAAAGATCGAACAATACCAGAAGTAAGAGCGAATCCGTCCGTTGTCTTTGCAGAAGCAAATAAGCCGCTCGGCGATCCAAGGCCAGTAGGGCCAAGATTAGTAACTTGAATGTTCTGATACTTATCAACAGATCCGGTAACATTATTCGGTGACATGATTGCAAGACTTTCAGCAATCCACTTGTCTTTCGTGCCACCGACATAGGCAGTAATTAAAGCTCCGCTGATAACAGTTGCAGGAATCGGAAGATAAACTTCTCTTTTTGGTTCAAAGAAAAGTTCGCTTGGAGTTCCAAAATATGTTGATCCATTAAGGGCAAGATTTAACGTCATCTTCTCCGGAAGAGCTAACGGGAACGCGGCGACCGGTCCAGTCGGTGCAGTATTTGGTTTAATTTTCATATCATAGATATAAAGATACGTTCCGGCAGCTTCAGGACTTGGACAATAAATCCTACCAGTTGTAGGATCTGCAACGAGAACGCTATTGTGCGTATCCGCAATTGACCAAGGTGTGGTTGTTCCGTCGATTGCACTGATGAATTCGTTTAATCCTATTGTCGTTAAGATGCTTTTTGTAACGCCTTGATTGATAAGGGCTGCATAGCAAGAAAAAACGCTATCAGGAATATCGTCTAAAATATCAAGAAGATAAGGACCAGTAATCCTATTGATTCCATTTGCAACCAGCCCGCTTGCAATGGCGTTTTTCAATTGAATCGCAGACTTAACTGTTGCAGTCATTTTTACTCCAATCTAAATCTGTATGCTTGAACAGTATACGCAGGAACTCTTCCTAAAAAAACTTCAATTCCGGAAATTGTTGCTTCAGTTCCGCCACAGTTTATTGTTGCGCTGCCAGAAATCCCTGTCGCCATTTCCGTTGTTGTTCCGTCCTCGTTTAATCTATCAATCCTAAATGAACGAGAATTATCAAAGTCATCACTAAAATCATTTGAAAATTGACCTCCGAATCCATCATATAAATGAGGACTGAATGATCCCCTAAGAGACGAATCGTTTTCTGTCCAATTCATTAAAACTAAACAGAGATCACCAGACTGTCTATCACGCCACATGCTATGCAAAATAGATGCGACAGGAAATCCCTGATGGGCTCCTCCCCATCCGAAAGAACTTGTTACTGTGGCATTGGCAAAATCATTACTGAAATCTGAACTAAAATCTGCATCAACAGATGAATGATAGATTCCAATTAACGGAGGCTGTGAGACAGCAAGAACGCTAGGATTAATTTTTCTCGCCCAATAGCATGGATTAATTGAAAGACTATTTATTATTCCTGGTCCGAAATCATCACTAAAATCATCACTAAAGTCGGATCCATTTGCAATTGATGTATTTAATGGTAATTGAGATGATCCAAAAGATAAGAATTGAGCACACCAATCAGTATCTCTAAGGGCCTTAAATATCATTTTCAAGAAATTAATGCATGGCTCGCCAGCATCTAAAGAAGTCAATCTATGATCAAAAATATCTGCAACGCATTGCACCAGAGGAAGATATCCTGAAATTGCTACAGTAGAATAATTCCAGGAAATTAATTGATTCCACTCTGAAGAAGAAAGGCCTTCATATATTCTTCCTTCACTTAAAGTAAAAGGATGATATGTTGCGTTATCAGATCTCCCGCATTTATTGAGAGGAACCGTTAATCTTGAAGCTTGAGAATATTCGTTATAAACGATCGACCAAAGAGGGGGAGACATATGTCTCGCAACAATATCAACATCACTTACTCCAAGTCCGTATAAGAATTCTTCTGAAAGCGCCATATGGTTAGGATAGAGAAGATATGCCTCTTGTGTTAAATCAACGCAATTATGAACAAATTCTTGAACTCCTTCCGAAATAAGGAATCCGCTATCAAATTCACTATATGTTCTTAATTTGTTTCTAAGGCTTGTGAAAAATTTTCTTATTCCATCAGTTCTATAATACCCACCATGAGGAATGTGCCCTCTAGTTGAATTTGGAGGATCGTAGCTTATCTCCCCTCTGCCGCCAAGAACGCCATCAACATAAAATCCAGAAAATCCAAATTGCGCAATAAGACCTTGATACATCCTGTCGACCATAGTGTTCTGACCGAGAGCAGATCCAAGATCTACCCTGAAAGGAGTCGAACCTACGGCGAATTCTCCGATTGGGCTTCCATCCCTCGCCCACATCCTCATATTCGTATCAAGTAAATCACTTACCCAGCCACTATCAACGTCAATAGTTAGCCCTTCAGTATAGCACGCAATTCTCCTTAGCCCTGTAGCGTTTGCATCTCGAACAACTTGTTCAACTCCATCGTCGACAGATGAAGAAAGAGGGCTATCGGGATTTAGGATGCCGGTCTGATTGTTAAATCTTGAAACTGGCTTTAAAATATTCTGCCATAGACAAAACGCTATCGGAGCTTCAAGAAGATTTCTTATATCTTCAGATGCAGTGTCAAACTTCTGATATAAATCTAATCCTGAATATATCAAAGAATACTGAACAGATCCGATCCACATATGACCTCTTGAAAGATCTGTTCTTTCAGGATCATATCTTCTCGGAATACAAGACAATGTCGGAACAACAAATGTCTCTCTATAAAAAGACGCAACCGTATGCCACCAAGCAGAGTTTGGCGCTTCAAGACATCCAACTATCGCAGGATATGGGGAGTAAAATACATTTCCAAGTCTATTATAGCTATTAATATCAATCATTGGATAGTTCGACCATGCCGGATAATAATAATGTCTCCAAGAATAGATTAAGGTTGTTCCCGATAACTTTCCAGCCCTGTTGAATTTTTTATGAAATCCAAGAGTGTCGTTAGTTCCAAGATACAGTATTCTTCCGAAACTGCTTTGATCTTGCGGATCCCCTGCATAGATCGCTTCGAACTGAAGAGGCTGAGTTGAAACAAGTCCTGATGTATCACCTGTTGGATGGTGTGTCGTTTTTGATGCTGTCAACCAGAAAGATAATGGCGTATTAACGCTTGCCAGAGTTGGGAGAGAGTTGTCTGGAAGAAGGACCCTCGCTCTAACTTGATCAATAAAATGAGTTGAAACTCTATTTATATTTACCTCATTAGTAAACGGAAATCCCAGAGCAAAATAATTCTGTTCGCCTGTTGAGCCAAGTGAAACAATTGCTCTCGGAGGAATCGGACCAATAAAATTAAGAATTGGATATTCAATGATATCGATTCCGTCCTGTTCACCGTTAAATCTTTGGACGTTAATGTTCCATCTTGCAAAATTCTCATTATCGCCAAGAGATATCGTGCAAACTACATCGATTGTTCCAGATGTCGGAAGAGGTATATCTGTCCATCTCAATATGATTGCATCTCTTCCTTCTGAATCAAAACTTCTTGAGACAGCGACTACAGCGGTCGGTGTAGTCGGGCTCGTGGCAGCGCTTGGACCAAATGAAGATTCCGTATTATCTTCATTTGAAGTAGTGATATTCCACAGCGCTCCGTTTACAGTTCCGTCATCGGATGATTGCGCAATTTGCCAAGTAAAAGAACCTGAAAGATCTTGATCTTCATAATGCGTAATGCTCTCAAGAGTAACGCCATAAAGAGCATGATCAATAAATCTATAACTTACAATTCCGTTGTTAAGCTCAATAGGAAGAGCCGCAACGGTCCCTATTTGAACTGCATTTGAACTTGTTGGTAGGTTGCTTACAGCAGGCATTTAATCGCCCATTCAAACGCTGAGATCTTTATTCTCTCTTGTTGAAATACGTTGCCTAATGGCATATACCAAAGCAAAACTTCGTTAAAATCTCAGCCAAGAATAATTCCAATTACAAACTCTATCAATCTATAAATATCTAGAAAGACAGCTTCAGCAAGCTCAGGAGCAATTGGTTCGAGAACTTTCGTCGTTCTCGGAGCAAATGTTTCACATGACATCAAAGCAAAAATAAGAAAAACAATGAAAGTGGCAATAACTACTTCGGCTATTTCCCAGTTTCTTTCTTCGTATCTATCTGTTTTAACTTCTCTTCCATCAGTGTAAATCTCAAATTTCCTTCCGATTCTAAATGCTTCAGAGCTTGTTCGAAATATGATTTTTGCGAAACGACTAATTGTTCGAATTTTTCCGATTGTGATCGCAATAATTCTAATTGCGACTTGTCTGATTGTTCGAACTTTTCTTTCTGCGCTTCCAGTTTCGACGAAAGAAGTGCAACTTCGCTTGTTATTTTGTTCATCGTCGTTATACTTGTGACGACGACTGTTAATAATATTCCGAAGAATTGTATTAGGGATGTTGGTGAAAAGAGTTTTTTGATCTCTGATGATTGACTTTCTTGTGCCATTTTGGAATCCAGATTCTTCCTTATTAAAAGCCACTAGAAAGTCTTTCAATTAGACTGGTTTCTTCGATTGAGAATCCAGTATTGTCTGAACTTTGACAATCGTATTGCTTAAATCGACCTGTTTATCGAACAGTTCGTCAGTTCTTTCTTTTCTGGACTTATTGAGAAGATACGCTCCGCCAGCTTGAGATCCGAGAAGTGTGACATAAGCAAGGATTTCTTTTAAACTGAGCTTACCATCTGCGTTTGTATCGGCGGCTTTGATATTATCGCCAGCTTTCTTGAGATAGTCGCCGGCGGTAGTAGCTATCTCTTTTGTCTTATCAAGAATTTCTTGTCCTTTAATAATCCCGGAATTAACTTTTTCAACTCCTACGTTCATATTTTCTGCAACGGTTTCTAGCTTGCTGATCAAGCTGCAACTAGAAAACAAAAAAGCCACAGACACAATGAAATATTTCATATTGCTGTGGCTATATACGGAAGAATCTAGGATTCACATAGTCTATCAAGGATCGCAGAAAACTGCTGAGAAACAGCGTCCCAGTCGAGAATATAGTCACTATTCTCCCCTTCTTTAGACATCTTTGCGGCAAGATCTTTGTCTTTGAAAATCATATTCACCTTATCGGCAGCATCGCCAATATCGGCATTTGCCCACGTGTTTTCAAACGTAACAAATGTATCAAAGTCTCTAACTTTGATAGTCATTCCGCCTCCCTGAGCAACAATTTCTGGAAGCGAAGAGTAGTCAGTTACAAGAGTCGGAATTCCACACGCGACGCTTTCTGCGGCAGGAAGACCAAAACCTTCACTGTGACTCATAAAAAGATGAACATCGAAACATTGGATAATCATAGAGAGGTTATCCCTAGGAATTCCCTTGATTGCAGTGATATTAGGAGTCATGAAAAGCCTACCATAAAGATTCATCCTATGGGCAATTTCATCAACTCTCCAGCCAATGCCGGGACCGTCTTGATTGTCCGGACTGTTACCCCTGGTTGTATGAAGATAGATAATAGAATCTTCCGTTTCTTCGCGCTGCTTGAAAACTGGACAAGATTCACATCTGAACAGTTGTTTTTCTTTGCAGAAATGTTCCGCATTTCCTGAATAAACAACGTCCGAGCCTTTAACTATTTCAACGTCACTTCTTTCAATCCATGTCTTGCAATTGAATGCCTTGAAAGCGTTAATAACTCTCGGAATTGCTTTTCTGACTTGGTTTCTTGCGACGTAACCGACAACGAATCTATGCTTGTTGTCTTCTCCGATAACTCTTGTCTTGATAAGTTCTTTCAATTCTGAATAAGATTTATCTTTATGGACTTCAGGTCTCCAAGGCTTGAAGACTGTTTTATCAACGCCATGGAGAACAAGTTCAACATGCTTATAAGGAAGCTGATTTTCAAGAACTTCTTTTCCGAAGTTCGAATATGCAACAAGAACGTCAGGATCTTTTAAGAGATTGAGCCATGGCTTGCTCATAATATCTCTATCGATCGGCATATAAGAAATCCATTGGAAATTCTTTCTATTCCTGGAAGTTTCAACGTGTTGAACCATCCAAGGATCGCCAAGCGTGATTACGATCTGTGGTTTGACCCTATCAACGACCTCATCAAAACTTGCCTGACCAAACTGGTCAGCCATCCCCTTCCAGAACTGCGTATTGAGAAGTCTAAATCCCATCGCATTTGCGAGTTGTTGTCCTTCAGAATCTCCCGTATAATGCCATCCAAGATAGAAAATTTCGTATTTTCCGGTCGAAGCAAGTCGACTGCATAGTTCTCTGCCGACCGTCCCGAAACCGGTTGTGCCCCAGTCAGTCGTAAACAAGACTTTAATCTTACCTTCAGTCATTTTTCTTTCCTCTAAAGGATCTCACATAACTCGCTTGGCCTGATCGAAATAACTCTGTTTGTTTCTCTCGTTCTCCCTCTTTGTCCCATCTCGTTTTCCCATTGAAATTATTAAGCAATCCTTGTCCTCTTATAAGATTCTCTCTTCTTGTTACGGCTTCCAAATGATCTGGATTCACACACTTATGATTACGACATAGATGATCAATATCATAACCATCAGGAATTAATCCTTTATGTTTTTCATAATAGTATCTATGAGAAGAAACTGTTTTCTTCGATACAGGATGATTGTGAGAACCATACCCGTCAGGTCTTACATATCTCTGCCATTCCCAGCATAGCCATATTTTTTCATCAACGATATGTTCGACAACGATATATTCAACTGGGGATTTTCTACACTGATGACCAGCAATATACTTATGAGGTTGGCCTTTAATATGACCATCCCTCTTATGATCTCTGTCTGATATCTTTGTCTTTTCACCGCAACCGCAGTGACAACAACCATATTGAATCTCAGCCATATCACAACATACTACGAATTGCATATATCATTCAATGAATGATCATAATTTGAGCCCACCTTATCTTCCAGAAGAAAAGATGGGCCGGAAGACTTCGGTGGGCTCAGCAGCGAGTCGAATTTAATCGACGCTTCCGGCCCATCAGTTTTCGTTACGCGAAGTCGTAAGCGCTGACAACCGCAGTCGGGAAGCTCGTGATGGCGCGGATTACAGCACCCTCGCCGACGAGCACGCCTCTACGGAACTTACCGACAAGCACCTCGGCATCGTGCAACAGGTCGCTGAAGTTGCCAAGAGACAGCGGAAGCCTGTTGGTGCTGACCAGTCTCTTGAAAGGCTCAATCACATACACAGTGCCAGAGGCAATGTATTCTGTGATAATCGGCTGAAGCCTCGAAACCATCTCAGTTTGGACGATGTCTGGCGTTCCGCCGCCTTGAGTCATCTTAAGAGCAAGTCTCAGAGGCTGCTCGCACTCCGGGGGAGCGAGAACGATAGTCGGCCGGCGCTTCGCTCTGCGCATCGTAACACAAGCGTCGGTCAAAGAGTTGATGATCTTTGCAACGTTACTCGTGCCAGTGGAGCTCAAGGCAGCAGTTGCGCTAATGCCAGCATTGACAGCGGCAACAATTGCACCATAGTGAATTGCAGCCATCTTATCAGCAGAAGCTTGACGGAAATCTTCCGTCACCATCTGGATAAGAGCCATCGAACCGTCGCTGAACCACTCGTTAGAGTAGCCGATAGCCGTCCCATACTTAACGTGACGAACATACTTCTCGGCAGACGTAACTCTAGAGAACTTAATCTCGCCGAGTTCGCCGACTTCCGTGAACACGATACCGTGGGAGCCAACAGATGCAGAGCCGGCTCCGGTCACATCGGAGCCGCTAACAGTAGTCGTTGCGTCCGGCGGGCGGAAGGGAAGCAGCTCGCCGTGGCCCTGGCCAGGAATCACGCGGAAGATCTGCTCCCACTGACGATCATCGTCAGGATTCTCCTGCATGAAGAACGTGTTCACCGACTGGGTGAAAAACTGTTTGGTGTCGGAAGTAGCGATCATTTCCTTGATCGTTACGCCGTCCTCCTCCAGAACGGCCATCTGACCATTTCGGAAGGTAACATTCGGCTCAAAAATTCCAGAAATCTTATTTTTCATTTTTATTCTCCTGCTCTAGCACATTACGGGGCGACCGAGGCCAGAGCATGGAGCGGAAGCCCAAGGAGCTTAACGTCCACAACTCGAAGACCAGTCAATGGCGCGACAGTAGCAGTATACGCAGCGCCTTCAGCAAAGCCGACAAGGCAACCAGAAATCGCCGGACCGGCAGTAGGGGAGCCATTATTCGTGACACCGCTAGCAACGGTGCCCTGAGATGCGCCACCTTTACCAGTAACATCAGCGTAGACAGGATCACCATCGTTGATGATCATGCCAGAAGTCGGGCATCGAAGGGTGAAGATGCCCTCGATGAACATGTCACCCTTGCCGTCGCCAAGGGGAGCTTCAGCTGCAACGCCGTCACCGATATTAATCGGTCTACCGTCGATAGTCGTTAAAGCTACCGTGTTTCCGATAATCTCATCGGCAACAACGCCAATCCAGAATCTGGCAGTTCCGCCAGATCGACGGAAGATCGAACCAGGAGAAACCGTGGTAGTCTGGCCAGTGATGGCAACCGACTTACCTTCACTTCTAAATGCTTTAGTCATTTTTCAATCCTGTCTAGTTACTTCTTGTTATCTTCGCCGCTGTTAGCGGCGGCTGCAAGACTCTTGTTCATGATATCTGCAAGAGTGACCTTGCGGTTGCCACCATCTTTGTTCTTGCTCTTCTTAGTAGTGTCCGAGCTGTCTTCCTTGGGATCCTTCTTGCTAAACATCTCAGAAATCTTGTTAAGTCTTTCAACTTCCTTATCAATTCTAGAATTAAAATCATTCTTCGACTTTTCAATATCGAGATCAACGATATTAGCCTGGATATTTTCAAGAGCAACATCAATAATTCTAGAATCAATCTTGCCAGACTTCATTTCAGAAATCTTAGCATTAACGTGAACCTTCAACTCAGATTCAAGTCGAAGTTTCTTCTCACTGTCAAGAGCTGCTTGAAGATCTATAATCTTCTTCTTCTCAGAATCAATTAAAGATTGCATCTCGGAGATTTTCACCGAAACTTCATCCTTGGTCTTTTCAAGGGCCGCTTGTGCTTCAGCGACCTTCTTCTTCTCGTCGGCAACCGTCTTGAGATCTTCATCGATATACTTTGCGGCAATCTCCTTGATCTCTGCGCCGTATTCCGCGACAAGTTGCTCTTTCGTAAGCTTCATCGTTTGTTCCTCGATATCTTCTGCGCTGCTCATTTCTTTGACAATTGCAGTAACGCCGCAAGTTTTAATTCCGCCAGTTCCAGGATTACAGAAATCAATGCTTTTTAAGGAATTGATTTTTGTGACTTTTTTGATTCCAGTTTGAAGATCTCTGACTGTCTTTGCGTTGCCAAGAACGCTAACAGGACCAGCCATTTTCTTACGGATGTCCGATCTTAATTTTGGATCAGCCTCAGTGATATACGCCTTGCCTTTCGCAGCTAAGACTCTCTTTCCGCCAACTTCGATTGTAGTTAACTTTGATGCAATGACTTGACCGACAGGCTCTCTGTATTTCCAATCTTCAGTTCCCGGCTGTTCATGACCCTTATACATATTCACGCCAAGCATTGCTTCAACGCAACTCTTGACAGAATCTTCAGTATATTCGTTTTTATTTTCACTCAACGTTTCATGAAGAGCAATAAACTCGACAAAGAACGGATCTTTATCACCTTCGATCATTTCCTTAATTACACGATCTTCAATTCTGGAGACATCGTCGCCATCCCAGCCTTTGTCGTCTTTTGCAATTTCTGCGATTGTCTGATTGATTGTTTCAAATTTCATCGAAATACCCTTCTTTTTTAATCTCTTTAATCATCCTCGAAACTCTTGAATCTTGTCTTTGAAATCTAAATATTGAAGCAAAATAAGCTTTCTTCATCTTTAACATCATGATTAGATATTTAATCTTTCCAAGATCTCCTGTGTAGACATATCTATTATACAGCCAAACGATTAGCCAGCTCAAATTCACAGTTATTCCAGAGTAGTATGTGATAACAGGTGATATTACGCTATGCATTGTTTGTCTTGATTTTCTATAATTCTCCAAAGACTCACTGGATATTTGAAGCATTGGTTCTTTGATTGAATCCCAGTGCTTCATGAAATCTTTTTCAAAAGGCTCGTATCCTGGGGCGTATCTGCATGCGTATCCGTTTCCGCTAAGAATAATTACTCCGATTGCTTCCCATGCAGAATATGCATTTGTTCTCTTAAAGTGAAATGCAACATAGTGTCTGTTGAAAACAAATTCGCCAATTCTAATTTTCATTAATTATTTTTAGAAGAATCAACATTCGGCTTCGGTTCAGGTTTCGGCTGCCCGATTTGAATATTTATTCCAAGTCCTTGTAGTCTCTTGATAAGAGGTTGGTCGTTTTGAAGCTGCGCCATCTCTCTATCGTAGTTTAGACCGAGCCTAGAACAGGCAGTTCTAAGCGACATATAGCCGCCAAGAATTGCTTTTTCGTTTGTCTGTGCAACTTCAACATCTTTTTCTTGGGCAATTGTCGGGAATTCAATCGTTCCCTCGAATGGCATAAAATCTCCTTCTTGATCGTATTGTAAATCAAGTTTAGAATCATATCCAACAGAAGCTTTGATATATAAAGCAAATTGAAAAATCTTTTGAAGATGATATGCATATATATCTTGTCTATCTTCGAATTTCTTTATCACTGGTAATTGCTGACTCTTGCTTGAAGCGAGATTGGCATTTGCACCATCTGCAAGCATGTATTCAGCAAATCCAACTCCGGCAGCGACAATCAGAAGAAGAGCTCGTCTGGCGCTTTCAGAACTCGTATTTGGTCCTGTGAATTCTAAAACTTGCCAAACTTCATTGTCGTTGTGAACAGGGTTACTGCCGATCTGCCAGTTTCTATATCTTGCAGCAGCGGCATCAATTTCATCTTGCCCTGCATCTTTAATTGAAATATCAAAGCATGGAGATCTATACAGTTTGTTGATGATCACTCCATCTCTAAGATATTCTTGATAATTATCAAGCCACTCTTTAATTCTGATCAAATCTGAGTGTCCGAACGCATCCATATTTCCAGCATTGAATTTAACGTGAACTATGCAGCCTTTTTCTTTTTCAGAACCATCAAGAGAATATTTTGAAATATCAGGAATGGTTATAGAATGATTTATTCCATTAGAATCAACATATTCATATGTGTATGAATACACATTGCTAGGATCATCATCTGCAACGGCGATTTCAATAATGTTTTCAGGAGTAATTGGAGTGATTTGAGTGTCGCCCTGTCTCCAGATTGTACTACCTTGGTAGACGATGTCTTCAAACTTCGGTCTTAACCAGAAGAAATTTTCTCCGTGAGCTGTTCCTTCATCACACGATCTTCTCAATTTCATTTCAAAGTCATTCTTTAAATAGAATTTCTTTGCATGGAATTGAGCATTTTCATCATCAAATTGAAAAATAAGACCTCTCCCTAAAACGAAATAAGTCGTCAGACTTACAATCGTTCCGCCAAGAGGATCATATTTCCAAAGTCTATAACATTCATCAATTAATTGCTTTCTCTCATTGGAAGGTAGCCTTGCAGGTTCTCTTGCTCCCAATGTAAGCATCGGCAAGCTAGAAAATGACCCTCCAGAAGAGATATGGAGCATCTCTTTTACTTTAGAATCTTCTCCTATTGCAATTTTATGATTCTTTCCAATTGCAACAACATCATTTGATTTCTTCTTAGGAATTAATTTAACCATCTTGCACTGATATACAATTTAATCATTCTTCAGAAGATCGAATGGCGTAATCTTCTTCTGGAGAACTTTCATCTTAGTCTCATGGAGGAATCTTGGTCCGAGTCTGTCGAAATGATGTCTCTCAGAGATTTCCATCTGAGGAATGAAGGATCCATACCCTGGGTTGAAAACTCGAATTTCTTCTTGAGCCCAGATAGAAGCGATTGTTGAGTCGACGCTATCAAGACCAAGTTTTGGATTTATTGCAGAATATTTGTTATATCCTTGACCTTTTTCCGCTTTTACATTTCCAAATTGCTTGATTAGCTTATCAAGAGCAGAATATCTTTCATCTCCGTCAATTACGGCAGGATATCTGAAAGCTCCTCCGTAAATATACTTTTGAGTTCTTTCATGCATTAAATGCTTCATAGGACCGTGAAATCTTACTGGTTTTATGAACCATTCATCCCATCCGTTTTTCCCTTGCTTATTTTCAAACTTTCTAACATCGATTCTTGTTATTCCTTTTTCTTTTAAAATGATATTCAAATCATAGCAGAAAACGGTATCAAACGCATCATGAAATCCATTTTTCGGTCGAAAATAGCTGATAAGATCAGCCATCTCTTTCTTAATCTTTCCTGGATTTTCAGTTCCTGGCCATTCTCTCGTATAAAGCCAATAAATCTTATTTCCAATTTTTTCTGTGAATGTTATTGCCCAATTTGAAGATTCGTCGCTTGATCCTGCTCCTCCGGCGTCAATTCCAACGCAAACGTCACCTCTATTAACGTGATAATGATTTCCGTGCAAAAGAACATCTGGCGGAGTGTATTCAAAGTCGATACAGCTCTTTAACGCCTTTTCTGAATAGAAATTTGCACTTTCAACATAAAGAACAAGATAAGTTCTTGCAAATTGATGAGGAGTCATACCAATTGATCGAACGATTTCAATATCAGCTCTTGGTATGATTCCCATGGCGATTCCATGGTAACAATTCATTTTCGGCAATACGTTGAATTTAAATAAAGAGTTATTCTCAGGATGCTCAACTCTATAGATATTTCCAATCCCTTTTATAGTTCCTGTTATTATTCTGAAACACCCTTTTCTCTGCTTGTAATCATGATCGTCTTTTAATTGTGATCCTGTTGGGTAGATACGCGTGAGAAACGTATCCCAGTCCATATCATCGAATTCTTCAAGCCATTGATGAGTTGCGCCAAGTCCGTCGATTGAAGATGCTTGACCTTTTGCTTGAACTCTAGATCCATTTAAGAATTCGATATGTTCTTTCCCGATACCTTCTCCAAGGCGTTGGTCGATGTATGCCATCAAAATTTCGCTCTTCAATATCATATCAGTCATATATCTCATATTGCGTTTGGATTGCTCCAGCGCAGGAGAATGGATATTTATTTCAGAATTTGGAATTGTCGCGCCTATTTTCAATAAATATGACGCTACCGTAAACGACTTTCTGATACGGCGACTTCCAATTAACATATGATTGTCACCTTCGGTATCCATTCTATTAGACCACATCACCTGATGGGGATTTAATTCAATTCCTGTTACGTGCTTATGCCAGAGATAATGATCATCGGCATATTTCATAATCTCGGATTCAACTGAAGATCTATATCCAGACGTTATCCTTCTTCCTAGCCTAACTCCCATTTCAGTCCTTCAGCTCTCTGGCATTCATTTCTGCTTTTCTTGCAGCTTCTTTCATCCAGTCCGTTGGAACGATCGGAGCAACAGATCGAGAGGATTTTGGTTCTTTAATTGGCTTTTTCTGCATATCTTTACGTTTTGCTTCCGGAGAAACAAAACATCTATACCTATCAAGATTTGCATGAACAATATATTTGCATCTTTTGCAAACTAAAATATGATCTGTTTCTTGTTGATCATAAATATCGAACTTCGCAACTGACTTACAATCAGGATATTGACATTTGATTACAGTTTCAAAATCATTCTGCATCTATGTCGACTCCAAGTCTTTTCATTATTTCTTTTACAGAAGGAGAGTTTTCAACGTTTTTGATTAGATCTTTATCAATATCTGGAACTTTATCTTCGTCAAATAAGAGAGATGAATCAAATCCGAGAGATCTCTGTTCTTCTAACATCTTCATTTTTCTGAATTTATAGATTTCATCAGGCTTAATTAAAAGCTTTGAAACTTCTTTCTGGCTATTGTTATTTGTAATGTTTAAATCATGAACCCAGCCATGCAGTCGAGTAATAACATCATGATTAACTTCAAATTCAATACATTTATGTTTTTTACCATTGTAAAAAGAAGCGTCGTGATCAAAATTATTTTCTTTTTTTCTATTTCTGTATGAATGATAAAACTTTCCGAACCCTTTTATTGTAAAAGGAATTTCATGTTCAAGGCAAATTATCATCCATTTGACTACACAATTCATAAGAGCTTGTCCGATCGATTCGTCGATATCAAGCTCATTACAAGCAACCTTTGTTGCCTCAGAAAGACTTTGAGGAATTATGTCTGTCATGCTATTGCTTCGTCATTTTCTGTAAGTTGTTTCCAAACTGGATCTTGTCTAGTCATCTGATTTCCAAGTTCAATCGCAGTAAGCATTTTCTGCTCAATAAGTTTTCTATCTTCAAGAACCTTCTTAAGATCGTGCTGTTCTTCAACAACAAGCCGACCGGAAACTTGAAGTTTTTCTTCTGCGCTTCTTGGAGTAAGTTTGAAGTTTGCTAAGTCAATTCCAATCGCTTTCGTTATCTGAATGACTCTTGCAATAAGAGGATGGTCCTTAATTCTCATCGCTGGAACCATTTCTCTTTTTTTACCGCTTGATTCTTTCCATGCAGGATCTGGTATGTAGATAGGATTACCTTTTGCATCAAGAATCGGTTCTTCTACTGTAACTCCATCAACGTTTACCTGTTCAAGCATTCTATCAAGCTGCATCATAATTGTAGCGGTGATTTTGCTAGCATCATTTTTAACAACGTCAGAATCACCTTCCATGAATGCGGTTGCATACTCTCTTAGTTTATGAAGATCAAGAAGGCACACTTCGCCAAACTTAACTTTGTTTTCAATATAGAATCTACATCCTTGACCGCCGTTTTTGAATAAATAGCAGTCAGAGCTGCATTTTCTTATCGGGCTATCTGATAAGACCTCTTTATCTTTTTTGTTTAATCTAACAATTGCCAATTACATAACCCTTTTGTTTACAATACTTTACAAACAGTTCGCATCTCTTGGCGTCTTAATTGTGCCTTTGGCCGATACTACCTTTACATGTTTTTAAACGCGAGAGATGCCAAGAATCTCTTGCTAAAACGCTACTTTAGCCAATGTTCATCGCTTTCTTTAATAAATCAGACTCTTCTTGCCTTCTCATAAGCTCAAACACAACAGAAAGCGCATGAAGTGCAGAATCTGTTGATGAAGTAAATCCGCAATTATGAATAGTTTGCGTAATTAGAGAACACAAGTCAGGTTGTTGAAAAAACAGATTTGATTTAAATTTCATGAATTCAGACATTCTATCGATTTGGCTTTTCTTATCATCAGATATTTCAATACACCATGTCTTGATCGTCTCTTCACTTACCTTTGGAATCATTTTTACCTTTCTTAATTCTCTCAAGCGCATGGAGAAGATCATAGCCAACGCCATCAATTAACGGATCTTCTCCGAGAGCATCGGTTCCCTTTGCGACATTTCTAATATGGCGAATCATCTTATCGAGACGCCTGCCTGCAATGATGATTTCTGGAAGAGATTTCTTAACTTCGTCGCCAGTTAGATCTTCCGTGATAATAGAAAGAACTCTTCCTACTTTTGAGAAAGAGTTCTGGTATGCTTGGTTTTTGAAATCGACAAACTTGCCGATCTCTCTACCTAAATCTTCGTGAGATTCAACTTTATTGAAATTCGGCTCCATTCATATCAGTATACAGATTGATCAAATCAATCAACTTTAATTAATGCACCGGGATGGGGTTAACTGGGACCGATCCTGTCCAGACAGATGCTTTTCCAATTCTAGTTGCATCATTCAATGACGCTCTAACAGACTGCTGAAGTTGAGCGTTTCTTGCTATCCATGCCTGATCATTCAAACTTGCGGCAAAATACGCACCGATTTCAAGAGAAGCAAGAGCCCAAATATCCCAGTCTGTTCCTGAAGAACTTGTTACCATTCCGTCTGTTTTGACCCAATTCCCGATCGGATCTCTAATATCCTGAACATAAAGTTTCTTTTCAGCGTCTGTAAGAGGTTGCGCATCAGGTTTGATTGCTTGGCCTCCAAAAGGACGATTTGCGATCGGATCCCATCCTTCCATGTCGCAAAGACGTGAAATCTTTGCAGCCATATCAATAGCTGGCTGATAATTCAAGACTCTTGCCGCTTCAAGCCATCCAAACAAGAATTGATGTTGCCAGATGATCCAAAATTCTCTTTCTGGGCTTGCAAAGTAGCGTCGATCGATCATTGTCACCCAAGGCTTGATCGGGCCTGTTTTCCCTTGCCATTTAGTGTTTGTTTGATTGATAACGTAATCAACCCAACCTCTGGTCCATTGGAAATCGGACGGATCTCCAAGGGCAAGGTCCCACCATGCGGCAGCTCTGCTGACCCAGCAGATCGCCCTCGCTGCATAATTTGCAAGAGGAAGATATCCGTGTCCTTTGAATTGCTCCATTCTATGACGACCTTGTTCAAGAAGTCGCCAATCGGCAGTGATTAACGCAAGAGGAACAAGAAGAGTTTCACCCATCCAATGTTCGGGGTCTGGTCCTGACCAAAGATGAACATCAGTAGGCTGAGGTTGATTTGGCTTACCGAGCTTGTCTTGAGAAACCCAATGCGTTGTTCCGCTCCACGCGACCCATTGAGGATGACGTGCTTTTGTCAGAGGATTAAGATCTGCTTCGAATCTGATATATGGTCTGCGAGTTTCGCCAAGCCAAGCAAGTTTTCTCTCAAAAATCCCTCTTGGGTTATATGTCAGGCAAAGATCTGTAAGTTTGGTGACTCCGTGCGTTGGATGTTCACCGGTTCTTGCAGTGTCGGAAAATTCACCCCAAGAAAGTTCATTCCACGTTCCGAAACTGCGCCTATCATTCAACCAAGCATTCGAAGATGCTGTGATGGCTGAATCTGCTTGTTGAACAGTTGTATTTGTAGGAAGAGAACCGCAAGACCCAAGAGGTCCATACAATCCTGGCGTCGACCAGCCAGAATGCATCATTTCAAGCGGATTTGTGACAACCGCTTGTTGGGCTTCTGATCTCTTGTTAACATCAGGAACGTTCAGGTTTGCAACGTCAATCATTGGAGTGACGCCTTCAAACCAACTTAAACCTTGAGCGTCACCGAGCCAGTCTTTGCCAATCAACCGCCAGCTAGTTCCGGTGTATCCTGGATCTCCAGGAATTAAGGTTGCTTGCGGAATTCCGAACTTCTCACGCCAATACACGACGGATGCTTGCGTCGTTCTGAATTCAATTGAATTGAAATCGCATCGAACATCAGGAATAGTCGGATCAGAATTATGAATCCAGACATACCATTGAACGGCGTCGGTATCTGACCCGAATGTAAAAGTTACCTCCCAAAGAAGAGGTGTTCCTGAAATCCTGCTCCTGAATCTTACAACAATCGCTGCGTCGTTGTATGAAAGAAGTTCGGATTTACTATTAGTATCAATTTCGCATAATTGACGCGATCCATCAGTTCTTGTTAATGCGATCGAAGGAAAGATTCTAGATGCCTTGGAGATCATCCAAGGAGAAAACTTGAAAGGCGATCTTACAATAGCTCCAAGAGGAAGTTGCGTGTCGCTGTTTGCAGCAGCTTCAATGACTGCAAAAATCCTTGCAAATCTGACACTTCCATCAGCCCATTTCATTCCAAATGGTTGAACGGAAGACGCGACAGCGCCAGGAATACCTAAAATATCACCAGTCTTCGTATTGCAAGTCTGGCCGTCGACAGAAGAAAATACAGCTCCGGGGGGGAAAGTAGCTCCGCAGAAAACAAGATTTCTGTGACGGTATTGCGTTCTATTGACAACACGGACAACTCCAAGCTGTCCGTATATCTGTGTCAAGATCGCAAAGAAAAAGATAAGAAATGGCAGGCATTTATTGCGCATGCCTCCATATACAGATCAGATCAATCTTTCGGCCAAAAATACGGAAGATTGTTTGGAATATCCTGCCAGATCTTTCCATAATGCTCAGGATTTTTATTCATCTCTTTGAATTGATCTTCTAAAACTGTCTTCTTCTTCTTTTTCACTTAGTTCATCGTTTAATTGATCAGCATGATTAAGAATATACTGATAGATTCCAAAATATCTTGTTTTCAAATCATCAATATTGTCAAGACACCATAAAAGATAATCTGCAGGAACGTCTTTAAGTTTGACGCCTTTATATTTCTTTCCAAAAGGGAAAATAGTGTCATCATTGACAGGATTTAGCAATTTATTGAGATTTTCGATATTCATTGTTTGAATTGACTCGATTTTTAAGAATTAGTAACTGTGACCTTTCCCAAGGAGTTAATTGAAAATCAGTGTTACATCTGTCAAGAATATTGATTGCAATTTCAAGTGATTTTTTATATCTTTCTATCTTTTCATGACGAGAATGATAAAATTTTCTATGATATCCTCTCATCCTTATAATGCATGCCTTGCACCTGACTCTAGGTAGATTATCATTTATTTTTCCGCAATGAATGCAGTTTCCTTCATCCTTCTTTCGTTTTCTCCACTCAGCATTTCTTTCAGCGTTATTCTTCATCGATGCAATAAATCATTACTGGCCATCCAAAAGAACAAACAAGAAAGCATAGGATATGTAATATGATTTTTTCTTGAATTGAAAATCTATCATTGTGATCTTCTGTTTCTCTTAGCGATTTATTTGCCCATCTAATAGAAACAAATATCGCCATACAGAAATGAATACACAAAAGATCTTTGATTGTAATCTTAAACATAGAGTGCACCCCTTACATAAGTAGTACCCGAGCACCTTATTAAAAATCTACAGAATTATTGATTTTAGATATCGTGACTCATAAAAATAGCCGATGACATGCATCGGCTATAGTTTACTGAGGAGACTTTGGCGGGAACGCCTCTTTCATTAATCTAACCATTTCTGTATGTGCGGCAACACAGTCCTGAGGTCTATTAAACGAAAAACAAGGGGTGAGAACCCTTTGCGTCGAACCGTCTGCGCACTTCCACTCGGCTTCGAGCGTGATATTCGGACCTGCAAGAACACTATCGGCAGGAATTGAAATAGCGCGTTGACCTGTCGGTCCTGCGTATGTTAGATCTCTTCCAAGAGGATCAATGACAAGCGAAGCGGAAGGAATCGTAACAGACCCAGATCTCGTGATTAAGGTAACGTAGTTACCTCTCGATTCCAATCCGACGATATCTCGGATTGGCCACGATTCGGCCTTTGCGACCGTAGAAAGAATCAAAAAAGTGAGAATCTGAAAAATCTTCATTTGTTTTGACCTTTTGTTACCATACTATACATGTCAAAGTATGTTACGACAAATAGCTGTATTATCTGGAATTACAAACAGGATAGCTACTATTTCTTACTGATACTGCTATTCTCCAGAGCCATATCCAGAAATAGTGATAGCCAATTCCGTTGCATTTTGGGCATCTACTCATCTTTTCCCTTTCTAGTATTTGACGAAGTTCATCTCTTTCGAACTTTACTTTTCTAGCTGCTCGAGGCGTGCCGGCGCTTCAACCCGGGCGCAGAACCACCACTAGCTACTCACGGACGCACTCCTCGAACTCATCAGGTCGGAAGTCGTGGAGCAGGTTGCGGTGCCCGCACGTCCTGCATCGGTAGATCTCCTCGCTGAACTCGCCACGCCATCGCTCGCCGGTCGGCTCCGGCTTCGTGGTGGATCCGCACATGAAGCACTGCCACTCGGGCCTCCGCTTGTCGCGGCGCTTCTTCTTGCGCAGAGATGCGCCGATGCGTGGCAGCCGAGTCATGGAAGCGATGACCTCTTGAGCACGAACACCTTGCACCCGCACCGTGGCACCATGCATGCGTCGCGATCGTTGGCGTGCGCGGTATCGTCGTGCCAGCACTCGCAGGTCTCGCGGTATTCGGGAGCCTTCACCGCGCTGCGCCGGGCGGGCGCCTCCAGTTCCGAGACACGGGCGCGCAGGGCGCAAATGGACGCTCGCAAGCGCTTCACTTCCTCCGCTAGCACAACTTCCACAGTGCAGCCTTCGCCGATCGTGGACGCCGCGCTCGCTGCCTCTACGAGGATATCCATGATCGCCTTGACTGGGGACGGATCGCTCACGGTTTCCTCCCGGTCGCGCGGAGAGCGGCCTTGGCCAAGTCCATTGCATCGCCAAGCGCGTCATTGTGCTCGTAGCACCGGTAGACGCTGCGGGTCAAGCCCACCAGCGCGTCCGCCAGCGCCGCGACCTGCCCCTCCAGGCGATAGATGGTCAGCTTGTTCACTGCGATCGTGGCCTTCTCAAACGCCAGCGACGTCTCCAACTCGGCGACGCGGGCGCGCAGGGAGGCGAGCTCGGCGATCAGGAACTCGACAGGTTCCCGCGCGAACACTTCGCACTTGGGATCTAGCGACAGGATCCATTCGATCCACGGTAGCCACGTCTCGAACCCTTCCGGCGGCTTCGGGGTCATGGTGCCTCCAGCGCGGCGAGGGCTGCCCGCATCGCCACGAACGCAGTCTTGGTTACGCAGTGGCTGTCTGTCTTCTCAAAGGCGTGATCTTCGGACACCAGATCCCTTGCCGCGGTCGCCACGGCCTCCAGCTTCGCAAGCCGAGAGCGCAGGGCGGCGTTGGCGCAGTGGAGGCACACTCCGAGAATGACACCGTGGACGCAATGCTCCACGAACCCTTCCGGCTTCGGGGTCATGGTGCAGCCTCCAGCGCGGCGATCACGGCTTCCACCTGGCCGCACGGAGGGCGTCTCGGATCTCCGAGCAGTAGATGTAGTGGGTGGTGATGTCTGTCTCTCCACGACGGTCCTTCTCTGGTCCGTCGCACCAGCAGTTGTCTTCGTTGCGCAGACTCTCCAGAGATCGCACCAGCGCCGCGACCTGCTGCTCCATCTCGGCGACGCGGGCCGCAAGTCTGCGAATGCAATCGGCGGCGGACTCTCCAAGCTGCGCGTGCTGCTGGAGAGCTTCACCGCTTTCTCGGAGGACGTGGAGACCTTGCCTCCTCCATTCCATCTGACGCCGCGCCGCCTCCATGGCCGTTTCGCCGTCGGCAGCGTCCAGCACGTCCGCGACCCCAAGCAGGGCGGCTACGTGCTCATCGCAGAGGTCCTCGGCTTCGCGGAGTCGGATGTGCGTGGCTGCGTGCTCGCCGCACTCTTGGAGTGACTTGCCGTTGCCGTCGAACCGGCAAGCGCAGGGGGTTCCCTCCTCGGTGCTCATGCGTCCTCGTCTGGTCTGGAGAAGTCCTTCGCCGATTCAACCTGTTCCTGCAATTCTCGTATCCTCGCCTCCATCTTCTCCAGCCGGGCCATCATCGGCGCGGTGAAGAACATCTCGGCGGCCTTGACCTGCTTCTCTGTGGTCGGCATCTCGCGGCTGCGAGCATACTCAGCCACGGCCTCCGCGCGCTCCAGCCGCTCGATCAGCGCGAGCATGTTCCAGTGGACGCCTTGCAGAATCCCCACGTAGCCAGTATCTGGGTCCGATCCCGCCAGCGCCACAGCCTTCAGGGCGGGGATGTCGATGGGGGCGGTCACGGTAGAGACTCCAGCATTGCCCTCAGCCTTCCACGAACGTAGTCCAGTGCAGCAGTTTGTGCGCTCTGTAGATTGTCT